AAACCCAACGGAACCGAAAAGATAAGGTCTAGAATCTAATCTCCCTTGTCCAAGTGAGTAACTAAAAATCAAAAGGAGATTGATACGATGAATACTTTTATGAACGCTATGAAGCAAGATACCAACTTTACCTTGACTGAGAATGGTGCCATTACCCATAAGTCTACTTTGAATGGTCTTATGGATTTGTTCGCGCTTGGTGGAGCATATCGCACTCGCTCTGACGCAGATTGCATCACTTTGTTCAAGGCTGCTTTTGACGAGGATGAAGCTCATGCTTTGAAGTGCCTGTTCTATTTGCGTGATGTGCGCGGCGGCCAGGGCGAGCGTCGTTTCTTCCGCGTCGTAACCAATTGGCTCGCTTCTTACGAAACTGAGGCTATGCGTCGTAATCTCCAGTTTGTGCCTGAGTACGGTCGCTGGGATGACCTGTATATCTTCGTTGGCACTCCTCTGGAGAAGGACGCTTTCAATTTGATGCGCCATCAGCTGGCTTTGGATGTTTCTTGCAAGACTCCTTCTCTGCTTGCTAAGTGGCTGAAGTCTGAGAATACCAGCTCTAAGGAATCTCGCCATTTGGCGGTGATTACCCGCAATCATTTCGGCATGACTGCTAAGCAGTACCGTAAGACTCTCTCTACTCTGCGTGAGCGCATTCGCATTGTCGAGCGCCTCATGTCTGAGAATCGTTGGGACGAGATTGAGTTCGATAAGATTCCTTCTCGCGCCGGCGTAATTTATCGCAATGCGTTTGCTCGCCGCGATATGATTAAGGCTAAGTACGAGGCTTTTGCTAAGGACACTGAGACTAAGGTTAACGCCAGTGCTCTCTATCCTCATGACATTGCACATCGTGCCTTTGAAGCCAATCGTAAGGGATTGGGCGATCCTGATCGTCTGATGCTTCAGAAGTATTGGGAGAACCTTCCTAACTACTACGGTGATAATATCGAGAATGGCATTGCTGTTGTCGATGTTTCTGGCTCTATGACCGGTGTTCCTATGGAGGCTGCGGTTTCTATGGGTGCGTACATCGCAGATAAGGCGCACGGTCCTTTTGCCAACCACTTCATTACCTTCTCTGGTAATCCTGAGTTGGTGAAGTTCGAGGGGGCAGACATTACCGATAAGTTGTGCCGTTGCATTGGTGCAGATTGGGGTATGAACACTAATATCGAAGCTGTCTTCGATATGCTGCTCAGCACCGCAATGAAGCAAAGTGTAAAGCCTGAGGATATGCCTACTCGCATCTATATCTTCTCTGATATGGAGTTTGACAAGTGTGTTATCAGTAACTCTACTGATCGGGGTAGCTGGGGATATGGCATGCACAGCGATGCCATCCAGACTCTCTTTGAGAGTATGAAGGCTAAGTGGGCACGCTATGGTTACAAGATGCCTAGCTGCATCTTCTGGAACTTGAACGCCCGCAATAACAACATTCCCGCAATCGGTGACGGCTTTAGCTATGTAAGTGGCTTTAGCCCTGTTATGATTCAGCAGATTCTCAGCGGCAAGGACGAACTCGATCTGATTCTTGAGAAGCTGGATAGCGAGCGTTACGCTCAGATCCACTAAACCCTTTCAAACGGGGAAATGGCCAGAAAATTGCTATTTCCCCGTCTTTTCTATTTATTGAAAAATAATTTAATATATGATATAATAAATATATAAGGTAAGGAAAGGAAGTTACATAGATGAATCCATTTGAAATGCCATTCCCAAGTTTGTTTACATCTTCATTTGAACCACCAGTACAATCTGCTTCTGATTATTCTCTATATCGAGAAGACTTTGGTAGTATTTACAGTTTACTGAATACTATCAATAATCGTGAAAACAATAGCTTCATGCGTAACGAAGATTCGTCTCAAGAACGTGGAAATGAAGAGTGGAGTGGCACTTCTTCTTATGAAGAAGCTCAATCTCTCTTGATTCATGGCTATGAAGATCCGGTTAAAAATATCAAGAGCAGCTTAGCTAAAAATAAGAAACTGACAAGTAAAATCTACAATTCAATTCCTAAGCCCATAGTCCAAAATAGAGTGGTAGGATTTGTTCCAAATGTACCCAATGCTCTTAAAGGACTGCCGGAATCTATGATTACACTGGAAAAACTCCATAAGAAGAGAAAGACTATCTCTATTATCTATGCTACGGGCGGTAGCTGTGGCGTAGAAAGTGATGTTCTGGCATCTGCGGGCTCGGCGCTTGTATCCGCCATCAATCTCATTGAGTTATCCGGTGTGCAAACTGAATTGTCGGTTGGTTTTATGCCTACGAAAGGAACTAAGCAGATTATTTTCCCGACTGTGAAGATTAAAGGCTATGGCGAACGCTTTAATTTGCAGAAAATCTGCTTCCCGATGATTCACCCTGCAATGTTTAGACGAATTGGCTTTAAGTACCTTGAAACTTGTCCTGGTATGGTAGAAAATTTTTCTCATGATTATGGCCGTCCGCCTGAGCTTGAAGTTTTGAAGACTCTTATCAAGGATAAAAATACCTATGTGATTAACCGTGCGTGGATTACTGAACATGAAAATGATATTGAAGAAATTCTTAAATATATGGAGGTCTGCTGATATGAATAGAGATAAGATGCTCGAAGCGATGATGAAGGCGGTGACTGATGCGGTCGTCGACGTGAATGTGGAGGAAATCCTGGCGAAAGTGTATCCTCAGATTGATGAGAAAATTCACGAGACTTATGGTTTCCTGCCGGAGATCCATGAAGTGCGGATGCCGACTGCGACACATAAGATTTGCGGCACTACGCATGAGAAGTTTGACGAAGTACTCAATATCGTCAATCTGGATATCCCCGTTTATCTGACCGGCAAAGCGGGCACTGGCAAGAATGTCATTTGTCAGCAGGTCGCGGAATCTCTGGGTCTGGATTTTTATTTCACCAATGCCGTTACGCAGGAGTACAAGCTAACTGGCTTCATTGATGCCAACGGCAATTATCAGGAAACCCAGTTTTATAAAGCTTTTACGAAGGGTGGTCTGTTCTTCTTGGACGAGATGGACGCGTCTATCCCTGAGACCCTGATTATTTTGAACGCGGCCATCGCGAATAGATACTTCGACTTCCCCAACGGCAAAGTTAGTGCAAACCCTAACTTTAGAGTCATCGCTGCTGGTAATACGGTTGGTACTGGTGCAGATAATAACTACACTGGTCGCTATTGCTTGGATAGAGCAAGTCTTGATCGTTTTGCTATGGTGAACATCGACTACTCTGAAAAGATTGAGATGGCTATGGCAGATAACAACAAGAGTCTAGTATCTTTCTGCCATCGTTTCAGAGAGATTACCGATAAGGCTGGCATTGAGTGCTTGTTTTCTTATCGTACTATTGATAGAATTGCAAAACTCGAAACGGTAATCAACAATCTGTCCGAGGTTCTGTCTATCTCACTACTTAAGGGCATGGACGAAGATACTTTGTCTATTCTTAAGAACGAGCTGTCTGAAGCTAAGGATATGGCAAATAACAAGTATGCGAAAGCTATTATCAATGGTAATAGCTGGGATTTTTAAGGAGGTAAACCAATGATGATGGAAGGTTGGCTTTGCCCTCGGTGTCATAAAGTAAATGCGCCTTGGGTGTCACAATGTTCCTGTGAAGATTTTTGGCGTGACAAGATTACTTGTAATCCATGTACTACAGGAGCGTATCCGAGAGATAACTGGTCTGTTACTACAGCCACTAACGCTGATGTGAACAGCGATTCTACGAAAGCTGTACCCTCGGTATAAGAATAAGGGGAGCTATCTATATAGCTCCCCTTTATTTTTTTGAAAAATTATAATATAATATATATAGAAAGTTAAGAAAGAGGGTTTGCGATAAATGTTTGTTATTCTGTGGATTAAAGAAAATAAATATTATGCTTATGCCAAGGAAAATCATTGGACTGATAATATTTATGCGGCTGGTAGGTTCAATACCTTAGAGGCAGCTCAGAAGTATGCAAAGAATAGTTTAAAAGATAAACTGCAGGAATTGCAGTATCTTACTCTTGATGGTAAGGGAGCCAGCGAAGACCCCATTCCTACTTTAACAAAAGAAGAAGCAGAGGCTGCTTATGAGGAACTGCGGCAGGCTGTAGAAATCTTTGGCAAAGCTGCTGAAAAGATTCCGGCTATCACGAAATATTATGCAACTGTACAGTCTGAGCAAGATAAATTGCAAGAAGATTTGCTCCACAAGTTTGAGTTTACCTCTCCTGGAAACATCATTTTCGTCAAACTAGGCCGTATGCTTAAAACTTGTCGAATTAAGAGAAGAGAAGCTAAAGATCATCTCGGTTATATGATTGCTATTGGCAATGCCAAGGGAAAGGATATTCTTAACGCACATAACAATCATAATCACCTGATTGAAACTCGTAACTATAGCCCACGAGTTGCTCCAGAATTATTTAATTAAGAAAGAAGGTATATAATGAAACTGTGGATTGATGATGTACGCATTGCTCCATTTGGTGCTGAATGGGCTTGGGCCAGAAGTACACATGAAGCCATGCTTCTTATTACAAAGGCTGAATTCATGGAAGACCCTTTTGAACTTATTGATATTGACCACGATGCTGGTGAATATGCTAAAAATGGTGGCGATTACATTAACTTGCTCAATTGGTTGGAAAAAACTGGTCGCAATTATCCTGTTCATATTCATAGCATGAATCCTGTCGGCGTTCAAAATATGAGAGCAATCATTGAGAAGAATGGATGGAGGGAGATTAGATAATGATTATTATTGGAAAGCAGAGACATATTGGCTATCGAGTTAAATGCAAAAAATGCAAGTGCGTTTTTCATTGTAGGTTTAATGAAGTTACCCGTGGGCTTGGCACCGGTCGACTTTTGACAGTTTGTCCTGCTTGCAACGAAATAGTTTATTATAATCCTTTTACTTGGAGGAAGATTTAATGGGTAAGTTTTCAGAACTCAATCTAAAGTGGTATGAGGAAGAAGATTTAGAAGATCTCGAAGCAGAATATCCTGGTCTTTTTGACAAATCAAGAGAAGAGCTAGACAAATTCGCTACTCAGCTATACTGGAAAGCGCAGAATTTAATCGAGGAAGCAAATAGCCTTGAGAGTAAGGCTGATGTTATTCGAACCTATCTAGAGGCGACAGAAAGAGAGGAAGTGTTGTAATAATGGGAAAAATTACTCGTCATAGCAAAGAGCGCATTGTTCAGAGAACTGAGGGATGTGAGAGTTTCGCAGAAGCTAAGAAGTTGGCTAAACAAGCTAAGCGATCTGGTGCGACTATCAATCAGTTCCAGAAGTTCCCTAAGTTCTTCTCGTATCTTCAGAACAAGAGAGATCAGACTAATACCTGCTCTATTAGAGTGTATCGAGGTAACATTTATATCTGGCGTGGCAAAGATACACTAATTACCGTACACCCTATTCCCGAAAGATATATTAAAGAAATGGAGGCTATTGGTGATGACTGATGTTATGAGTAGAGTCTATGACCATCTCGATGAAAGTTTGCAGAGATTCGACGAATCCAGAATCGTCGGTATTTTCCTGCAAGGTTCTCAGAACTATGGTCTTGAAACTCCTAAGAGTGATGTTGATACAAAGCTGATTGTTACTCCCACTTTTGATGAAATAGTTCTCAACAAGAAACCTATTAGCACCACTCATGTAAGAGCAAATAACGAGCATACTGACTTAAAGGATATTCGCTTAATGCTCGCCACCTTTCGCAAGCAAAACCTTAACTTCATTGAAATTCTGTTTACCCCTTATGCTTGTTTAAACCCTCTCTTTGAAAGTGAATGGGGCCGCCTGACTATGGCGCGCGAACAGATTGCCCATTATTCTCCATATAGCGCAGTTAAAACTATGAAGGGTATTGCTATGGAGAAGTATCATGCCATGGAACACGAGTATCCTAGTAAGTTGGAAGTATTGGCTGAATATGGATACGACCCAAAACAGCTTCATCATCTCCTGCGAGTTCAGGAGTACATCCATAGATACATTAGTGGTGAATCTTATGAAGCGTGCTTGCATCCTAAGCATCCAGAGTTTCTCGTAGCTGTTAAGCAGGGATACTTTAACCTTGAACAGGCTCGCACTTCCGCAGATGCAGCGATTGCTGATGTAATTAAAACTGCAGACGCTTTCTGCGAAAAGGTTGGTAAAACTTTTGATACCGCAGTTGATGAACTGCTAGATGACGTACAGTACAATATCGTAAAAAGTGCATTGAAAGGAGAAATCCTAAGTGATTAAAAACTGGCTTGTTACAGGAGATACTCATGGTCAAGTCCTTGAAAGACTTAGTCATATTGGATATCCTCCTGATGAAACTGCATTGATTATTCTTGGCGATATGGGGCTTAATTTCTATCTGAATAAGACAGACCGCAAGAATAAAAGGAATGTTAATAATACAGGCTTCCGCATTTACGCGGTTCGCGGAAACCATGAAGAGCGTCCAGAAAACCTTTCCATGGAGCAAATGTATGACGAAGACGTCGATGGCGGCGTCTATTATGAGCCAGAATTTCCGAATATCAGATACCTTTTTGATGGAGAGAGCTACAACATTCATGACTACTCTGTCCTTGTTATCGGCGGGGCATATTCCGTAGATAAGTGGTATCGACTTGGAGGCCGTCCAGAAGATACAGATAGCTGGACTGGTTGGTTCAAGGACGAACAGCTAACCAAAAAAGAAATGGATGAAATTGGCGCATGGGTTGAGGGCAAGCGTTACGATTTTGTCCTAACCCATACTTGTCCCATTTCTTGGGAGCCAAGAGATTTGTTTCTCTCTGGTCTTGACCAATCAAAAGTAGATAAGAGTATGGAACTTTGGCTTGAAGATATCAAAAGTAAAGTTGATTGGGAAGTATGGCTCTGCGGCCACTACCATGACGATCGGTTAATCCGACCTGGCGCAGAAATGTATTTCCATGACATTGAATCTCTTGATACAATTTGGGAGCGTTGGCAAGACCCTGAGAACATCGACTGGTGGTTGAAGAAGGATCCAAACTATTATATGGGTAGATAAAAAAATAAAGGGTCGAAGTATTAAATACTTCGACCCTTTTTAATTAAAAGTCATGCCACTCAATTTTCTGCGGACTTCCAGTTCCACCGATCTTTTGATAGCCATTTGCTGCGGTATATTGCAAGATGGCATCTTCTACAAAGTAGATTTTGCCTTCTTCGCCTACCTCAGGAAGCTCAGAACGCTGTGTTACTTCAATGCTTCCACCTTTTTTAATCTGTTCCTTAACCCATTCTTTGAGTTTTGTATCATAGTGAGATAAAAGGTTAAGGTCAATAAGGTTTTCTAATGCGACTGCCATTAGGACTCACTCCTTAACCAAATAATTTATCAATGTCTGCAATATCGGCTAAGCTGCCTTCAACGACAACTGTCCCACCGCCTCCGCCACCACTTGACTTTTGTTTAATCCATTGACCCTGGTTGTTCAATCTATAAACTGTAGAAGTTGCGACAACCTCGCAAGTGCTGCCAGGGGCATAGTGGGTAGGAAGGGTGGCAATCTCGTCTTCAGTATCAGCTACTAGACGCACTAAATAGGGAGTTACTTTTTCTCCGCTCATCATCTGAGAATACATAGACAATCTGCCCCTTTCATTATTTTCTCTATTGTTATCTAAAAAATGATAATGAGTGTATATCAACTTTTGGCCAAAATAAATATCTATTTGAAAAATATCATAAAATATATTATAATATATATAGAAAGTTAAGGAAGAAAGAAGTGATAACCATTCGTATCTGGCATCAAAAACTTATTCCCTATCTTGACCGTCAGCGCCTCTTGGGTCAGCATCGAGAATGTGCGGCTTTGAGAGGAAAAGGCTGGGGCAAGAAACACGCAACTGTAGACTACGCTTTTACACATGACCCTGCTCTACTTGTCGCTTATCATTATCTGATTATGGACGAGATGGAGAAGCGTGGCTATCATCCAGATAAGATTTGGAAGAATCCTAACTGGCGAGGAAGTACATTAGGTGAGGATACATGGATTTCTGATTCTAAGTATGAAGAGATTTATGAATCTGCTAAGCAGGGTAATATGATTTACCCTGAACACGACGACGCTTATTTGCAGGAGTGTATCAATATCCTGCATGAAAAAGGTATCGACATTACGATGTAACAAGAGAGGAGATAGCTATATGATGCCCTATGTTTGTGATGGAACTATCGTAAGAGTGAGAGACGGTCGCACTGGTAAAGTCATCTGCGTTGATAGAAACACCAAGATTGCAGTAGTCTATACTGGTAAGACATCTATTTCCACAAAGATTGAAAATCTTGAGGTCATTTCCTACAAGGGGGTTAAGTAAATGCCTGGAAGAGTAAGAGTTCATCGCCCTTCTCCCGAAAAAGAGGGAGAATACAAGATGCGTATTCTTAGCATCTTGAATGAGTCCGAGGAAGCCATGACGATTGATGAAATCAAAAGCCAAGATATGATTCTTCAGCCGTTGACTTCTCAGAAAATGGCAAGACTTATCGGCAATCTGATTGAAATGGGACTTGCGCGGAAGGGCAAGTCTAAGAGCCTTGGACGCATGGTTTATAAGGCTGTAGCAGTCATGATTAGTCAAGGCTACGATGTGAATGAAGAGGAATAAAATGAAGTAGCAATTGGACAAAACTTCTAAATAACCTCCTAATGACTTTTAATATAAGTAGAAAGATTTAGGAGGTTATTTAGATGATCTGTTATTTATACACTTTCCCAAATGGGAAAAAATACTGCGGAATTACTAAAAATTCTATCGAACAGCGAGCATCAGGAAGATATAAAGGATAGCGCGTCGGATATGCTATAGAAAAATATGGCTGGGAAAATGTAACTAAAGAAGTGATATTAGAGTCTGATAATGAAGATTTAATTCAACAAAAAGAGATAGACACAATCAAAGAATTAAATCTTTTAGATACAGATTTTGGTTACAATGTCTCTCCGGGCGGAAATTATCAAACGGAAGAAGTTAGAAAATAGATAGGCGAATCTGTTAAGTTGCTATGGGAGGATCCAGAATATCGACGACATATGACTTTAGCTGCTAAAAATCGGACTTATAGTCACGAAAGAAATGAAAAGATTAGCAACTCTCTAAAATAGAAGTTTATCGACAATCCTTCCTTAAAAGAAGAGCGAAGTGAAAAATTAAAGCAAGCTTATCAAGATGGTCATCGAGAAGATGCAAAGAAAAAGGCACTGGAAGCAAGAAGATAGCCGATTGCCAAGTATGATAAAGATGGTCAATTATTAGCTATTTTTCCTACTGCAATTTCGGCGTATCGAGAATTTTGCCCAGAAGCAAAGACCGATAAAGCAATTTATCGAGTATTAAATGGATAGAGAAATACATATAAAGGTTTTATCTATAAACGAATTAGTAAAGAGGAGGAACAGGAATTAAATGGCTTATTACGCTCTAGTGACAAAACTGAATAATCTCCATAAAGATCCTAATTCTGATAATCTGTGGTTGGCAGATTGTTTTAATGAAGGTGTTATTGTTGGACCCAATATGAAGGAGAATGAGTTAGTGCTTTATCTTCCTACGGACGGAGAGATCGAGAGATGGTTCGGTGACGCTTTCACCCTATATCGGAAGAATCTTGATGGCACTCCTCAAGGCGGATACTTGGAAAATAGCTCTCACGTGCGGGCTATCAAGCTTCGTGGCAACGAGAGTTCTGGCATCGTCATCTCTCTTGAGCGTGTCTATGAGGTTTTTGGCAATCAGCATTGGAAGAACGGAAATAAGGTAAATACTATCAATGGCAAGGAGTTCTGCCGTAAGTATATCCCTAAGCGTAAGACTCCGAGCACCACTCCTAAGACTTCCTACAAGGGTCGTAAGGCAGAGGGTATTACCTATCCTGAGTTTGCAATGCACACTGACACCGAGCAGCTTGCATACAATCTGGATAAGTTCCGTCCCGGCGATGAGCTGAATATGACTCTTAAGATGCATGGCACTTCTCAGCGATCCATGAACACCTTTGCTGAGCTACCTAATGGCTTCTTCCGTCGTCTATTCCATATGAAGAAGCGTCTGAAGCAGGCTTATGTTCTCGGTACGCGCCGTTGCGTTGTAACTGAGAACTCTCAGGGCTACTACGGCAATGATCTATTTCGTATGTCTCACCATGAGGCATTGAAACCCCATCTTGATCCTGGTATGGAGGTCTTTTACGAGGTAGTGGGGTACTACGGTCCCTCTGAGAACGATACCATCATGCCTATCGGCGATAACTCCAAGCTAAAAGATAAGGCTTTCCAAAAGTTGTTCGGTAAGAAGTCTATCTTCTCCTACGGCTGCAAGCCCGGTGAGTCTCATATGTGGATTTATCGCATTACTTCCGAGAATGGTCAGCGCGAGTGGACTCCTGACGAGATTACTGCTTGGTGTGAGAAGCATGGCTTTAATCGTGTCCCGGTGATTGAGAACTTCAAGTTCACTACTGCCGAGGACTTGCAGGACCGCATTAACAAGTATTTCGAGGACTTGGCCGATCCTATCGGCAAAACTCATGTTAAAGAGGGCGTTGTGGTTCGTATCGTTAACCGCCGCACCTTCACTGCTTTCAAGTCTAAGACTTACGAGTTCAAGGTACTTGAGGGTATTATCAAAGAGACTGAGACTACTCCCGATATGGAGGAGGCACAGGACGAAGTATGAGAATTATCTTCTACGGTCTGTGGCTGATTACTATTGTTGTTGGCTCTATGCTAGCAACAATAGTCCCTCCTTCTGCTATTTATATTACTGGTTTTATTGCAGGAAATTTTTCTTTTATGTTTTTACACCTTGCCAATCATTTTGAAGATTAAGGAGTATAGATTATGCTTTACTGGGGTATTATTCTTTTTATTTGTATCATCGTCTTTGGTGTTTCATTGAAGGCACTCAATAAGAGTTGTTGGGATAGCACACTCTATCTTGTAAGTACACTGCTTACTGGAATAGTAGCAGTTATTATTGCATTGGCAATGCTTTTAACTACCTGCGAGTATAGAAGCTTTTTGGCTTCCTTTGAAACTCAACGAACAATTATTACGCAAATGTCACAGTCACACCAGTTTAACGACGATACGCTTATCTATGTAGCAGATATGATCGACGCTAATCAAAAGCTAGCTGAAATTCAAGGTAGTAAGAAAGCTTGGGGCGGATGGAGTTTGTATCCCGATAGTGTTATGGATGTCGTTCCTATTGGACTAGAAAACTAAATACAAGAGACTCTTATCTAGCTGATAAGAGTCTCTTTATTTTTATAATAATATATTTTATAATATATATAAAGAATGAGGAAAGGAGTTTTCTATATTATGCAGAAAATTCTAATTGTAATTGATATGCAGAACGATTTCGTAACAGGGTCTCTTGGCTCTGAAGCCGCGCAAGTGGCTGCGAAGAATATTGCTGCGCACATCAATGAATATGACACGGTAATTTTCACCCGTGATACCCATGGCCCAGATTATCTGGATACATTGGAAGGAAAGTTCCTACCGGTCCCGCATTGTATCAAGGATACTGAAGGATGGGAGATTATTCCTGAACTCGTTAATGGAGTTTCCAAGGTGAAGAATCTCTACATCGTCGATAAGGATACCTTTGGCACTTTCATTTGGGGAAGTATGTCTGTAAATATGTCAGTAGATGAAGATACTACCATTGAAATTTGCGGCGTATGCACCGACATTTGTGTGGTGTCCAATGCTCTTATCATGCGGGCTTTTCGTCCTAATCAGAAGATCAAGTGTCACAAAGACTGGTGCGCTGGTACGAGTGTTGCAGCACATGAAGCAGCTCTTAAAGTTATGGAATCTTGCCAGATTGAAATTGTTTAAGGAGGCTTAATATGCTATTTGTTCGCTCTAGAATAGACAAAGCTTGGAGTTTTGAGGATAAAACTTGGATACCAGTTAGTCAAGATCATTTTCCAGATGGAACGCTGCACATGACTGCTCCTAAAGATTCCTTATTTAAGACCTATAATGTCGATATCTACTGGAAGTATAACAACGATGCAGAATTGTTCTCGCTAATTTGCCTGCGGAAGCACTATGCTGATTGTAAAAATGTCACACTTTATATGCCCTACTGTCCGCACGCCCGCATGGATAGAGTTAAGGACGCAACCGATGTATTCACTCTCAAGAGTTTTGCAGATATTATCAACTCTCTTGATTTCACCAAGGTAGTTATCTATGATGCTCATAGTAATGTAACACCTGCGCTAATTGATAGAGTGGAAAATCGTCCGAATACTATGTTCGTTGAACGCACTTTACTCGATATCGGAAACGATAATCTTGTCATGTATTATCCCGACGAAGGGGCTATGAAGAGATATTCTGAGAATTGTCAGCGCCCTTATAGTTTCGGCATGAAGCGCAGAAATTGGGAAACTGGCAAAATTCTCGGTGTGGATATTATCAATAGAGAGATTGTAAAAGACAAGAATATCCTCATTGTTGATGATATTTGTTCTAAGGGCGGTACATTCTACCATTCAGCGCAGGCTCTGAAAGATGCGGGCGCCGCAGATATTTACCTCTTCATCACTCACTGCGAAGATTCTATTTTCAAGGGTGAGTTACTCGAAAGTGGTTTGATTAAACACGTTTATACAACTGATTCGCTAGGACATGATATCCTCTTTAGTGATGACATTACTGTCTACAAACTACAAGAAATCATTTAAGGAAAGGAATTGATACAATGTTTAATCCTCTTTTGATGATTGACTTTTATAAGAGTACCCATCATGAACAGTATCCCGTTGGACTAACTAAGATGGTTAGCTACTACACTCCTCGTATGAGCCGCCTTAAGGATGTAGACAAGGTAACTTTGTTCGGTCTACAGGCATTTATTAAGGAGTATCTCATTGAGGGTTTTAACGATAACTTCTTTAATCGTCCAGAAGAGGAAGTTGTCGCAGAGTACGAGCGAGTTCTCAACGCTACTCTCGGTCCAGGTGCATTTCAGTCTGAGAAAATTAGAGATTTGCATCGACTGGGCTATCTTCCTCTGGAAATCTCTGCTGTCCCTGAAGGCACCAGAACCGCGATCGGCGTCCCGCAGATCGAGATTACCAACACTCACCCCAACTTCGTTTGGTTGGTGAATACTATTGAGACCCTTCTGTCTGCCACCATGTGGCATACGCAGGTATCCGCGGAAGTTGGCTATCGGTATCGCCAGATTGTGCAGAAATACCGTGACATGAGTTGCGACGACAATGTTCCTGTAGCTCGACTGCTTGGTGATTTCTCTATGCGCGGTCAGCAATCCGCGGAATCCGCAATTAAGAGTTCTGCGGGTTGGTGTCTATCTTTCCTGAACACCGCGACTGTTCCCGCAATTATGTGGCTTGAGAAGAACTATAACTGCGACTGCACTAAGGAATCTGTTGCTTATGGCGCAATCTCTACCGAGCATAGTGTCATGTGCTCTAACTACGCGGTTGATGGAGACGAGATTACTCACATCCGCAGACTTCTGACAGAGATTTATCCTCACCACAATTTTTCTATGGTGTCTGATAGTTACGACTATTGGAATCTCGTAGAGAAAATTCTCCCGCACTTGAAAGATGAAATCATGGCACATGATGGTTGTCTTTCTATCCGTGGTGATAGCGGCGACCCTGTTGAGATTATCGCAGGTAAGGAAATCATCTATCTCGACGAGCAGGAGTGGGAGAACCTAAAAGATGATCCAAGTGAGTTCATTGCTGAGTTCTTTGAGCGGGACTTGGATAAGGATACTCAGCAGATTTTCTCTTACAATGGAGAATATGCTCTCGCTGACATTACAGTCGAATGGACTAATGAGCGCGGCGCTTGGACTGATTGCAAATATTGGTACATTGAAGGCTATGATGTTAAGCTGACTGAAAACTATGAGCTTACTTCTGAGGATAAGGGAACTGTCTGGTGTCTGTGGGATATTTTCGGTGGAACCATCAATAGCAAGGGTTATAGGGTCCTTGATCCTCACATTAAAGCTATCTATGGTGACAGTATTACTCCTCAGCGTTGCGCTCGTATTTATCAACGCCTTGAGAATAATGGATTTGCTATTAACAATGTTTCTCTTGGTGTTGGCTCTTTCTCCTTTATGTGTCTTGAGGAAGATGGCAGCTTCAATCCTTACACTCGTGATACCTTTGGTATTGCTGTTAAGGCAACTTACGCGGAAGATGCAAATGGTAAGCCTATTATGATTTACAAGCAACCCAAGGCTCTTAGCTGGAAGAAATCTCAAAAAGGCTGCTGTCGAGTAGCTCTTGATGGTCAGAGTTATGAAGATGAACTAACTTGGGCAGAACATCTTGGTGAAGATAATCTGCTTCAACCTGTATTCCGTGATGGCAACATGATTAAAGAGGACACTTTGCACGATATCCGTGCACGGTTGTATAAGGAGGGTTTCTAATGAACGATCCATTCCTCGACATCAATAGAGTAGTTGATAGACTTTATGATGAATATAAGCGGTATGGTGATATTATTATCGCCTTCGACTTTGATTACACGGTTCATAATTTCCGTGACGAAGATTATACTTACGAGCGTGTAAGTGAAATGTTGCGGAAATGGCAGCCCTATGCTAAGCTCGTGGTATTTAGTGCTTCTCAGGAAGAGCGATATCCATATATTGCAGATTATCTCAATCAGAATAACATTCCTTTTGATGCAATCAATGAGGATGTTCTGATTGAGAAGCGTAAGCCAACAAGAAAACTGTATTATAATATTTTGCTTGATGATAGAGCAGGACTTGGTAGCGCTTACACGGCATTAGATATGCTATACAGTAAACTAGAAGCAGAAGGAGAACTGAAAACATGGAGAACGTAATTACCAATATCACTAATTGGATTAAGGATTACTTCGTAAATAATGGTCCAGATTGCAAAGCTATCATTGGTATTTCTGGTGGCAAAGATAGCACCGTAACTGCGGCCCTGCTTGTTAAAGCGCTCGGAAAGAATAGGGTTATTGGTGTAAAAATGCCACAGGGCAATCAGCATGACATTGATGTTGCCAATAAAGTAATTGACTATCTCGGTATTGATAGTTATGAGGTTAATATCGACGAAGTTTGCAAATCTCTATATAATGCTATCGACGTCGGCTATAATTTTGAAGGCTCGGTCGAAAGCATTCCACAGATTACCTCTAATTCTCCAGCCCGCATCCGCATGGCCGTCCTTTACGCGATTGCCGCACGTGAACATGGCAGGGTAGCAAACACTTGTAATAAGAGCGAGGATTTTATTGGCTATTCCACTAAGTTCGGAGACGCAGCTGGCGATTTCTCCGTACTATCTGAATATACAGTTTCAGAAGTGCGGCAGATTGGCAAAGCACTTGGTATCCCTAACGAGTTTATCTTTAAAGCGCCAGAAGATGGTCTTAGTGGCAAGACAGATGAAGATAATCTTGGATTTACCTATGATGAACTCGATAACTTCCTACTGCAAGGACATTATCCATCTTATGATGTTTATAAAAACATTGAAGAGCGACATAAGCGCAATCTCCACAAGGTAAAACCGATGCCTTCTTGCCCTAGATATTACTCAACGCGCGATTGGGAGGTATAAAGAGAGCCTTACGGCTCTCTTTATTTTTTATAAAATATATTATATAATATATGTATAAGAGAGGGGAGAAAGAGTATGAAAGAAATGTTCCATACTATTAAGAATGGTGAATTGCCTGTGCCTGGCAGTAAGGTGTTTATCCGTCTCAATGAAGAGGCTACTCGTGGGTATGCTTATCCTGAAGCCTCCATTGTTTCTGTGCAGACTTGGCGTGATGGACATATCCATTTTATCGAAGACTCTGGCGAGCAGTACATGGAGTTTTTCCCTCAGTATATCAAAGATTGGTGCTATCTTTCTGATCTGATGAAGTTACACTAAAGGACGGATATAATGGATTTATTTTCACTACTTGAGAATCTCAAGCTTGATCTTGAATGGGCAGAAGCTAATGAGTGGGAAGCTCCAATTTGTCTTGCTGACGATTTGCGAGAAGCTATTGAAATCATTGAAAAGGAGATGGAAGAATAATGGCTACATATGCGTGCTCTGATTTGCACGGTAGATTGGATCTACTGAAGCAGATTCAGGATTTCTTACAACCCGATGATACGGTTTATTTTCTCGGCGATGCCGGAGATAGAGGTCCAAATCCTTGGGAGACTATCAAGGCAGTTGCTCAAGATAAGCGTTTTATCTATCTTAAAGGCAACCATGAAGATATGCTGGTAAAAGCCATGGAAGATGAAGTGCGGAGAGAAGGATGCGGAGTACTTGGGAAAAACTTTGCTTTACTTTCTCAAAATGGGGGTGGAGAAACTTTCCTTGACTGGCTTTTAGAACCAATGAAAACTGGCTGGTGGAATTATCTCAAGAAACTACCAACCTATAAGAAATATGTAAATGAACAGGGAATCACTATTCATCTCTGTCATGCTGGCTTTAATCCAATGCAGGATGATGCTATCCCTAATGACGACGATTTACTTTGGGATAGATGCCATTGGCACTCTAAGGAGCCTATTTTTGGTGATAAAGAAATTTGCGTGCACGGCCATACTCCTATTCCATATCTGTTAAAACGAAATAACTGGAGCGATGAAATTCCAGATTGGGATGGTGGAGCTTGGTGGTATGCACAAGACCACAAAGTTGATTTGGATTGTGCAAGTTGGTATACTGGTTATACTGTATTGTTAGACTTAGACAGCTTTGATGAACATATCTTTAATGCTGCCGACGCAATTGACCTTTCTAAGAAGGAGGAATGGTGATGATTCCCGGACTGTATAAAGTCTTTAACGAAAGATGGAATGGACAGACAACTTGGGTATATTCAGATCCTCATTTTGGTGATAAAGAACTCGCCGCTGGAACTCCAGGTCGTCCTTCCGATGAAGAGCAGGTTAAACTTATCAATAGCAAAGTTGGTAAGAAAGATGTTCTGATTATCTTGGGAGACTGCGGCGACCCGGCTATGTGCGCTAAACTTCGTGGTTATAAGGTACTTATTATGGGGAACCATGACGCCGGCCGCAGTAATTATGAGCGCAAAAAGATTTCTCGCAAGTTCCCCAAAGAAGTCTTTCAAAAATCTGAGGCTCTTGATGAAATGAAACGCGTCTACCCCGGTTGTCAGTATTCTATTACCGAGGGGTATGACTTCCATTCCCCTTTTGAGTATTGGGAAGTCTTTGCGGACAATAATCTATTTGACGAGATCTATGAGGGACCTCTCATGATTGGGGAAAAACTCATTCTCTCCCATGAGCCTCTTCCTATGATGCCTTGGGTGTTTAATATTCATGGTCATGTCCATGATCGTCGTCACAAAAATGATGACAGACATCTAAATGTTTGCTCTGACGCAATTAACTACAGCCCAGTCAATCTAAATAAGTTGATGAAGAATGGGCTTACCTCAAAAATCTACTCTGTACATCGACAGACTATTGATGTAGCTACGAAAAAGAAGGAAAAGAGGAAACGCAATGGATAATCTTATGGATTTAATATTTGGTATTGTTTACAACAATCACGATTCCGATCTCATTGGGCGCGATCAGGTTGATGATTATACTATTGACACTTGTCTGACCGCAGACCAAGGTTATGAAACCGCGGTTTGGCGAGGAAACCATAATATGGTTATTGTGGCACGTTATGCCACTAGAGAAGAAGCTGTATTGGGGCATTATGAGTGGGTTGATAGATGTAAAAGTCATCCTCGTTCTGCCTATAGCGTTCAGTTTGAGTGCGATGTTTTATTTTAATATAAGGAGTTTATTATTATGATGGATGATTTTCTGGCTATTCTGGGAGCTATTGCTTTGATAATTGCAACAGTACTCGTTCTTCCCTTTATCTCTTTTTGGCTGTGCTATTTCGGAGGATGAGTGGCTTCTATTACCATTGGTAATATTCTCACTGATGGTCTAAATACTTTGTTCCAGACAACTTGGTTTACCAAGGATATGATTCCACTTTGCGCCGGTACGCTCGGTTGGATTGGTAGCTATTTTAGGACCAGTAATCTCGGAAAGAGCAAGGATTAAAAGAAGAATCAAGGGAGTAAAAAGCTCCCTTGATTTTTTTATTATTTTATTATATAATATATGTATAAGAAAGGAGAAGATTGAAAATGCCTATTTATGATGAACTTGGAACTCGGATGAAAGAGTTCTATGAAAGCGTTCCTAAGACTAAGTTAATGCGCCGTACCCCAGTTGCAATTCGCATTGACGGTAAAGCTTTCCACACCTTTACCCGTGGTTTCAGTAAGCCTTTTGACGATGTGCTGATTAGTGCGATGCAGGATACCATGAAATATCTCTGTGAAAACATTCAAGGGTGCGTATTAGGGTATACCCAAAGTGATGAAATCACTCTTATCCTTGTTGATTACAAGCGGCTCAACAGCTCTGCTTGGTTTGATTACGAGGTACAGAAAATGTGCTCTATCGCTGCTTCTATGGCAACGATGGCTTTCAACAAAGCATTTAATGAAGGAGTTCGGCATAGGAATCTAGATTATTATGCCGCTCATGCGACTATGGATAACCCTTACCCACAAGATGATTTGGGCCAGACTTATGCAGTAAAAGCACAAATGGGCGCCATGTTTGATGCTCGTTGTTTCAATATCCCCAAGGAAGAGGTCACCAACCTTGTCTATTGGCGTCAGCTAGATGCAACCCGCAATTCTATTCAGATGGTAGGTCAGGCTAATTTCTCTCACAAAGAACTCCAAGGTAAATCTTGTGAGAAAATCAAAGAGATGTTAATCACGGAGAAAGGGATTTCTTGGGAAGACTTTCATCCTATGTATAAGCATGGTTCTTGTTGCATCAAGGTTACAACTGAGACCGATGGTGTAACTCGCTCTAGCTGGGAAATTGATAAAAATATTCCGCTATTTGTCGGAGAGGGACGTGAGTATATCGAATCTCTAATCCAATGTCAGGAGGAATAACAATGGCTGAATGGCAAAAAGGAACAGGATGGAAAGAATGGTTTGAAATTACCGGCGCGGATGGAGTAGATTTCCACCCAATTGGTCAAGATCCGCGTAAAAACCCAGCCATTGTGTTGCAGTCTAATACCAAGGAAGATATTCTAGAAAGAAAAGTCGGCTATCCAAAGAGTAATTATTCATTTTGGAAAAAAATCAATGGCAAAAAATATTATATCTCTCTTGACAATCCAATTGAGGTAACTCATAAAGTTACTATAGATGCAGAAGTAGATTGGGTTACTGGTTATTTACGAGGCGGATATTACCATGGAGAACTTGAACTATCTGAGGAAGATTATAAAACTTTTAAGAAAGATCCATTAAATTTTTTAGAAAATCATATTGATTTATGGGTAGATTGGCCATTTGAAATAAACGATTGCGAGATTGAGGACATTGGTGAACTTTCACAAGTCTATTTTACTGATCAAACTAATTAAATAAAAATCAAAAGGTTCTAATTCTTAGAACCTTTTGATTTTTTTATAAATATATATTATAATATATATAGAAAGTTAAGAAAGGAAGTTATGAAGTATGGTCACTAAAAATGACGCTGTTAAAGCGTTGGAAACCCTTGATGGTATTATTGATAGTCTGGATTGGAGCGGCGTATTCATTGATGACGAGCTAAATGACATTGAAAAATCAATGGCTATCATTCAGCAGTTTATTGAACAGGAGGAAAAGTAATGACTCATTCGCATGGTATGTTAGGTTATCACGATAGTCCAAGATGCAAGTCCGACCTTTGGTCTCCTGTCCCATGTTCTTGTGCTCAAGAGAATCGAGCTTTTTCTCCTTTTATAGAGCATCAGCAGGACCTTGAAGATGCTGTTAATTTGCTCATTGAAGCAAGAGTAAAAGGTGAAAATTGCTCTATTCAGTTTGAAACCGAGGTATCTGATGAAGATATTGCTTGGGTGATGGCTGAAGTCGAACGGAGGTTAAGATAATGACAACTGAACTAAAAGTCATGGTTGGAGTACCCGGTAGCGGAAAATCTACTTGGGTGAAGCAAGAGGTAGAACGAATCGAAGAAGAACATCGCACCACTTGCGTAGTCTCTAGAGATTTCGTGCGGCAGTCCATTTTGACCGATCGTGATAGCTACTTTGACAAAGAAGTTGAAGTATTCGACGAATTTGTCCGACAGATTAACGAAGCTATGGAACTTGGTATTGATGTTGTGTTTGCGGATGCGACTCATATTAGCCCCGCTTCTCGTGCAAAGCTCCTTGGTCGGTTGATCGCAGATCCGCATACCAAATTGACCTTTGAAGTCATTGATGTCCCTGTCGAAACCGCTCTTGAGCGTAATGCTCAGCGGACTGGCGTTGCCAGAATCACCGATTCCGCAATTAAGAAGATGAAGAAGGGATTTTCTATTCCTACTGAAAAAGAGTTTCCTAAAACCAATTGGGGATTTTCTAATATCGAGGTGCGTGTGCACCATTAAGAGAGGGTGATAAAATGAATATTTGGATTTCTAGCGACTATCACTTCAATCACGATAAGGAGTTCATCTGGAAAGCCCGTGGTTTTGAAAGCGTTGAAGAGATGAATGAAACTATCGTAAAGAAGAATAATGAGTGTGTGGCACCGGAAGATACACTTATTATCTGCGGCGACCTCATGCTTGGTGGGGCTGATAAGCTCGAAGAAGGACTTGCTTTGCTCAATCGCATGAATGGTCTTAAGCTCGTGGTTGGTGGTAACCATGATACCCCTAATCGTAGAGAAGCCTATCTTAAGGCTGGTATTCCTGTATTTGATGCTTACGCTTTTACCTACCGCAAGTATCATTTCTATGCTTCTCATTATCCTACTTTGACCGGCAACCTTGAGAAAGAGTCTCTCAAGCAGGTGACTTGTAATCTTTTTGGTCATACCCATCAGACCTCCAACTTCTACAATGAAATTCCATTTATGTACCATGTGGGAGTTGACTCTCATGAATGTTATCCTGTTCTTCTTGATGATGTTATCAAGGAAATGAATGAAAAGGTTGAGGAGTGTAAGGCGCAGCTATAGATTGAAGAGTCAAGCCCTATCATAAGATGCGATAAGTGTATGTATACCTATCCTAATTGTGGCGGTGTCCCTGAGTTTTGTAAATCTTATAAGCGAGATCCTCCCGATGGAGGCTACTATGGATAAACAATGCTAACGCATTGATTTATGAATAAACAATTTAATATATATTAAGGAGTAACACATGGAAATTTTGATGACTATTCTTCCTTTTGTTCCTGTGGTGATTATTGCTATTGCTCTTATCGCCCTCTTGGCTTCTGGTTATGTAAAGGCTCCACCTGATGTTGCCTATATCATTTCTGGTCTGCACAAGAAACCTCGTATTTTGGTCGGTAAGGCTGGCATCAAGATTCCCTTCTTGGAGCGACTGGATAAGCTGGCACTAGGAGCCATTCAGATTGATGTTAAGACTGGCTCTGCCGTGCCGACGGCTGAATACATCAATGTGCGAGTCGATTCTACCGTTTCTGTACGCGTGGGTCAGAGTGAAGAGATGATTGCTCTTGCTGCTCAGAACTTCCTAAATGTCTCTCGCGATCAGATCGCACAGAAGATTAACGATCTTTTGGAAGGCAATATTCGTGAGATTGTGGGCCAGATGAAGCTAACTGAAATGGTCGGCGACCGCAAGGCCTTCTCCGAAAAGGTACAGGAAAATGCTGTACCTGACCTGGCTCGTTTTGGTCTGGAGCTGGTTTCTTTCAATGTCCAGAACTTCTCTGATGACAATGATGTTATCACCAATCTCGGTATTGATAACGTCGAGCAGATCCGCAAGGACGCCGCAATTGCTAAGTCTAACGCCCAGCGCGAGATCGCAGTGGCCGAGGCTGAAAACGCTAAGGCTTCTAATGATGCCCGCGTGAAGGCTGAGGAAGAGATTGCCAAGCGTAATAACAGTCTGGCTATTCAGAAGGCTCAGTTGAAGCAGGAGGCGGATACCAAGCAGGCTCAGGCTAACGCTGCTATGGAAATCGAATCTGAGAACCAGCGTAAACTGCGCGATGTGGCCGCGGCAGATGCTGACATTGCTCGTCAGGAAAAGGAGATTGACCTGAAGGAGCGCGAAGTCGCCATTAAAGAGCGTGCTTTGGAGGCCGAGGTTAAGAAGACTGCGGAAGCCAAGAAGTATGCGGCTCAGCAGGAAGCTGATGCTAAGCTATACGCTACTCAGAAGCAGTCTGAAGCAGACCTATATGAGCGTCAGAAAACCGCTGAAGCCGAGCGTTTTGAAGCAGAGCAGAGAGCTGAAGCCCAGCGTGCTACAGCTGAGGCTGTTCGTGTTCAGGGCGAAGCAGAAGCTGCGGCTACTAAGGCTCGTGGTGAAGCTGAGGCTGCCGCGATTCAGGCTAAGGCTGAGGCAGAAGCTGAAGGCCTTATGAAGAAGGCAGAAGCCATGAAGCAGTATGGCGAAGCTGCCAAGATGGATATGCAGATGGAAGCCCTCAAGCTGTACTTCCAGCAGTTGCCTGCTATTGCTCAGGCTACCGGTCAGGCGTACACCAATGTTGACAAGATTGTAATGTTTGGTGATGACACCAGCAAACTGTCTGGCAACATTATCAAGAATGTCGCTCAGGTTTCTGAGGGACTGAGTGAATCCCTCGGTATTGATGTGAAAACCTTGCTCACCGGTTTTCTCGGTGGCAAGTTGGCAGACTCCTCTAATAAGGAGTAATTTTAAAGAACCGCGTTCGTAAGAGCGCGGTTCTTTTTTTTGTCGCTAGTATCGTCGATCTCCGAGTTTCCGCACGCATAGGCCCAGCAAATTTTTCGGAGAAATAGGGCAAATTTGATTTATCTATAAAATTTTGCTATCATATAGATAAAGATTTAAATAAGGAGAATAAAACTATATGAATTTGGTTAAAGCTATATATAAGGCTCCTGTGACTATGAAAGAATATTGGGAAGAAAAAGGTGCTACTGTTGTAATAATTCGTTACAATGGCAAAAGTTTTTGTGGTACAGCTAATTTAAGCAAGAGGGATGAGGGCTTCTACTCTAAAAAAGTTGGATATAACATTGCTCTATCTAGAGCGAGAATCCAAGCTCTTACACATTTTTATAAACAAGAGAAAGATAAGTTTAATGTTCGTAATCAGTTTTATCAAGAGGTATTAGGTCTTGGAGTTAAAACTCCTGCGGAAGTGGACCCATTGGGCGCTTTTAATCGAAATATGATGCGCTGCAAATATAGAGCCGACGCTCTTAAAGAGGCTCTTGATAAAGAGAAAAATATGTTACATAAATATATTCTTGGTCAAGATAAAGCTATTGAGTCTGTCAAACGCTTTAGACAGAAGGCCGAGAATAATTAACAAACTTCTCTTATTTATTATAATAATATAAGAGGTGGTTTTATTGGTAAATATTTTAATTGGAGTTCTCCTTATCACAGTAGGTGCCACCTTACTCAATAGTATTAGCGAAATTATAAGTGCTATTGAACTTATTAAAGCTAATATAAATGAAAGGATTGTTCGTCATAATGTTGCGATTAATAAACTTAGTGAAGGAGAAACTCATTCCGGGGCAATCGGATTTGCCACTATATTCGAAGAGGAAGATGACCATGAATAATGATGTACGGTTTCCAACAGATAGATACTTCTACGATACTTGCTCCCTTTTGTTAGCCGGAGAAAGTCTATTTGAGCAAGATAGGGATCCTTTCTTAGTTTCCTCAATTACCCTAAAAGAATTAGAGAGAATTAAGACAGCTTCAAATAAGGATGCTGACATCAAGTATTCGGCGCGTCTATTACTCCATTTATTTGAAGAATATCCAGATAAATATGAAGTAATTCCACATAAAGTATATAACGAGCTTGTAATTAAAGAAGCTGATTTCGATATTACTGATGATACCCGTATTTTGTCTGACGCTATCGCGTGCGACAAAGAAAAAGATATTGTCTTTGTAACTAACGATTTAAGTCTAAAGCATATCGCTAATTGCTTCTTTGGTAATGGAATGATTGAAAGCGTTTCAGAAGAAGTAGACGATTATACTGGCTATCTTGAAGTTACTTATAGCGACGAGGCTCTAGCAGATTTCTACCAGAACCCGAACGATAATTCCTTTAATCTATTACCAGGGCAGTATCTTATCCTAAAAAATAGTAATGGAGAGATTGTTGATTTGCGGGTTTGGACAGGCGAAGAGTTTAGATATCTTTCTTCTAAGACTATTAACTCTAAATGGTTTGGTAAAATTTCTCCATACTCTGGAGATATTTATCAGAAGATGCTATTCGATAGTTTGCGTAATAACAAGCTAACTCTTGTTAAAGGTCCAGCTGGTAGCGGCAAGACTTTCGTTTCTCTTGCTTACTTAATGGCAAAACTGGAAGCCCATGAACTAGATAAGATTATTATCTTCTGCAACACTGTTGCTACTGCTAATTCTGCTCGTCTCGGATACTATCCTGGAACAAAAGATGAAAAGCTACTTGACTCTCAGATTGGCAACTTGCTAAGTAGTAAGTTTGGCGGTCGAGAGGAAGTTGAGAGACTAATCGCAGAAGGTAAACTAGTTTTACTACCATTCTCTGATATTCGTGGTTATGATACATCTGGTATGAACGCAGGTATCTATATTTCTGAAGCTCAAAACCTTGATCGCACACTAATGAAACTCGCTTTACAGCGCGTTGGTGAAGATTGTATTTGCATTATTGATGGTGATGAAAAAACTCAGGTTGATGATATTCATTTCTCTGGTGCAAATAATGGTATGCGGAGAGTATCAAAAGTATTCAGAGGTAAGAATATTTATGGAGAGGTAACTCTTAAGAATATCTATCGTAGTGAGATTGCGTCTATCGCTGATAAAATTTAATAATAAGGTCGAGGGAGAAATCCCTCGACCTATTTTTATACCCTAATTGGAGGTGAGGCTATTGGCAGATAATGCTCAAGTTATTTGGGATTATCTCAAATCAAAAGGATTAAATAACTGCGGCGCCGCAGGTCTAATGGGGAATCTATTCGCGGAAAGTGGACTTATTCCAACTAACTTATAGAACTCATATGAGAGCAAGTTAGGAATGAACGATGCCTCGTATACTGCGGCTGTTGATAATGGTTCCTATACCAATTTCACGCATGATTCTGCTGGATATGGTTTAGCTCAATGGACATATTAGAGCCGCAAACAAGGTCTGTTTTAGCTGTGTAAAAGTCGAGGAAAGTCTATTGGTGACTTGAACACTCAACTAGATTTTTTATATCAGGAACTAACTACAAGTTATTCCTAGCTATTAAAAATCTTAAAGACTACCTCATCTGTTGAAGAAGCATCTAATTTAGTGGTCACTCAGTTTGAACGACCGGCAGATCAAAGTTCCGATGCGCTAAAACAGCGGGCTTTATACAGCCAACGTTATTTCAATACATATTCAACGCAAAAGGAGGAAATGGCTAAGATGAAATATTCAAACGCCAATCAACCATTGGTTTGCATGATGACTAATAGTACCTGTTATAAACAAACCCGTAAAATGGATATTAAAGGTGTACTCTGGCATAGCACAGGAGCTAATAATAAAACTATTAAGCGTTATGTCCAACCATCTGAGAATGATAAAAATTATCAATCTCTGATTGCTAAAATTGGTAAAAATACCAGTAGAACCGATTGGAATCATAGCTCATAGCAAGCGGGTGTAAACGCTTGGATTGGTGCTCTTGCTGATGGAAGTGTAGCCGCAGTACAAACGTTACCTTGGAATTATAGACCTTGGGGTTGCGGCTCAGGGTCTAAAGGTAGTTGTAATACTGGATGGATTCAATTTGAAATTTGCGAAGACAATCTAAGTGATCCCAACTACTTCGCTAAAGTTTACCAAGAAGCTTGCGAATTGACAGCTTATTTATGTAAAACATATAATATCAATCCAAATGGTTTTGTAAATGTAAATGGCGTAACAGTCCCAACAATTCTCTGTCATCAGGATAGTTATCAGTTGGGTCTCGGCAGTAATCATGCCGATGTATACCACTGGTTCAAGAAATATGGCAAAGATATGACGACTGTTCGCAAAGATGTTGCTGCTTTAATGCAGTCTAAAGTTATCGAGGAGGATGATGAAGATATGACTCAAGAGAAATTCAACGAAATGATGAATGTATATTTAAGCCAGCTCGCTGCGCAACCAGTTACTTGGGAACAAGATGCGATGACTTGGGCACAAGCTAATGGCTTAATCAATGGCAATGAAAAGGGTCAATTAATGCCAAAGCGTTTTATGACTCGCGGCGAATTTGCAGCCGTTCTAAAACGTTATGCTGAAAAGAGTGGTCAATAATGACTCGTCAAACAAGAGGAAAAAGAAGACACAACTAGAAAAGAGAATTTTCTAAACAACTTATTTGCGATATTCGCTCTTTATTGTGGATTGTAACTATCTCTGGTATTGCTCTTGCTTTCTATTGCGTACATCTTGGCTATTTAGGCACTCTTCCATGGATTAGTGCATTAGTAGGATTACCCTGGTCTGCGCATGGTATTGTTTGTTCTTTTTACTTAAATATGAGTAAATCTGATCACCGCAAGGGTGGAATTACCTATGATTTAGCTATGTGTGAGCAACAATAGCAGCAGATAATCGAGGATGAGGCAACCATCTAATATTAAAGGCTTAGTAGATTTAATAATCTACTAAGCCTTTTCTTATTTTAAGCTTGATTTTTTATAAAATATATGGTATTATATATTCAGAAATAAAAAAGGAGAACTTAAAAATAAATGAAGTATTTGAGGTATAGCGAATGATAGTGATATATACAGACGGCTCAACCTTAAAGAATGGCACGAAAGACGCAAAAGGTGGTTTTGGAGTTATAGTTTGCGAAGCGGAACCGCATCAAGATCCGTCAACCTATAAAGTTATCGCTGCATATTCTGAACGCGCAGATGGAACAACAAACAATAGAATGGAAATGTCCGCAATTTTGTGGGCATTAACTCATTATGGTGCGAAAGACGGCGATTTCTTTACTCCTATTGTTTATAGTGATTCTATGTATTGTGTCAACAGTTTCACTAATTGGATTAAGAATTGGAAGGCGAATGGCTGGGTCCGTGCCGGCAATAAACCTTTAGAGAATAAGGACTTAATTCTCGAATACGATAGATTAACAACTAAAGAAGGATTACGGGTTGATTTAAGATATGTAAAAGGACATAATGGAACGCTGTTTAATGAGCTTGCTGACCAATTAGCAACAGGCAAGATTACAGAACAGCAAGTATTAGATATGTATGGAGGTTAAATATGGGAAAACTATATGACGAGAAATCAATCGAGTCACTTTCTCCATTAGAGTTTACAAGACTGCGGCCGGGCGTTTACGTCGGTAGTACTGAGTATTCTACTCAGCTATTGATTGAAATTGTATCTAACGCGGTCGATGAATTTAAAGCAGGCCATGGTAATAAGATTATTGTTACCATTAAGAATGATAATACCATTATTGTGGAAGATAATGGCCAGGGTTTTATTCCTAATGCCAAACGCGATGATGGTAAAACTGTGCTCGAAGCATCCTTTAGCGTATTGAACACTTCTGGTAAGTATTCTGACGATGGCGTTTATGAGGGTACTGCCCTCGGTCTGAATGGTATCGGTAGTAAGCTGACGACTTATCTATCTCATTGGCTTGAGGTAATTACTCATCGAAATGGTAGATATGAGCATATCTGGTTCAAGGAAGGCGTCTTTGACAAGCGAGACGTCGGTGCATGGGCTAATAAGGATCATCCTTCTGGTACTTTAGTCCAGTGGCAACCTAATGAAGAGTTCTTCACGCATCCAGAAGTAGATATGCCAGTTATTATCAATCTTTTCAAGGTAATTGCGTGCCTGTGTCCCGGTTTGACTATCGAGTTGAATAGAGAGGGGCAGCCGCAGGTTGTCTTCGCTTCTAAGAATGGTCTGATGGACTTAGTAGATGAAGCAGTTAAAGGTAAGGAAATCTTGAAGAACCGCTTAAACTTCAATTTTTCTGATGGCAAGAACAAGCTGGATTTAGTTCTGACCTATACAAATGCTTATTCTGCAACCATTGTTCCTTATGTAAATACCGGTCTTACAGATTCAGGTCCGCATATTACGCAAATTAAAACCATCCTCACGAGAGAGATGAATAAGTTCTTCCGTGAAAAAGGGTGGCTAAAAGATAAGGACGAAAATCTCACCGGTGAAGATTGTCAGGAAGGTATGTATATTGCCTTTAATGTAACCGCTCCTGGTGTTGCATATGACGCTCAGACTAAGAGCAGAGTTGTTAAGTTGGATATGAAACCTTTTACCGCGGCGATTGCTGAGGAGCTTCAGTATTGGTTTGCCGCAAACGAGAAAGATATTAAGGGAATCGCGGATAAGGCACTTAATGCTCGTAAAGCTAGAGAAGCGGCTCGTAAGGCAAGAGACGCGGCTCGTGGAGTAAAAGCGAAAAAGGAAACTGGCCTTAAGGCAAAAATGCAAATCAGTAACAAGTTTATTGATTGCACGAATAAGAATCCTAAAAACCGTAATCTTCTTCTCGTAGAGGGCTTGTCAGCAGGCGCATCTGCGGTGGAGGCCCGCAACCCCAAGACTGACTGCATCTATATGCTACGAGGAAAGATTGTCTCTCCGCTGAAAACTGCGGTAGACAAGATTCTTGCGAATCAAGAGATGTCAGATATTGTGCGTGTAATTGGCGCGGGATTTGATTCTTCTTTTGATGTTAATAAGATGAATTTTGATAAGATTGTCATTACTTCTGATGCAGATAGTGATGGCGCAGACATTGAGCTTTTGCTTATCACTTTCTTCTATACCTATATGCGGCCTCTCGTGGAAGCTGGTAAACTATATAGAGCTGTAACTCCATTGTATATTATTCGTCAAAAGGGAAAAGAATATTATTGCTATTCGGAAGATGAATTAACAGAGTGGAAAAATAGCCATAGTGGTTCGTATGACTTACTGCGTGCTAAGGGCCTTGGCGAGTTGAATCCTGAAGATTTGCAGAAGGTCTGCTTTATGAACGAGAGATACAAGCGTATTTCTATCTCTGACGCCGAGAAAACCACAGAATTACTTAATATTCTGATGGGTAGCGCAGTTGAACCTCGCAAGCAGTATATCTACGATAATGCTAACGAACTCGGTTTCAATTTTGAGTAATAAGGAGTGATTTTATGAGTTTGATTACAGAAGTTGATATTCTTGATGAAGCTAAAGATAACTTTCTAACTTATGCAGAAGAAGTTCTAACCGATCGTGCGATTCCTGCCGCGGAAGATGGTCTCCTTAGCGCTCAGCGAAAGATTCTTTGGACTATGGAAAGTTATCTAAAGATGGATAACAAGAGCAAGACTAAAAAGTGTAATGCCATTATTGGTTCTACTCTGGCAACCTCTTACTTCCATGGTGATATTGCCTGCTATGGTGTTCTGCGGAAGATGGCGCAGGAGTTCCTCATGCGCTATCCTCTTGTAACTGGACAGGGACAGTTGGGCACGCAGGAAAATAACGATATGTTCTCGTCTTCCCGTTATACTGAGGCTAAACCTTCTAAGTTTACCGATTTGATGATGAATGACTTTAGTAAGAATGTCGTTCCTACTAAAGAGACTTATAATGGTGAGTTCCAGGAACCTATCATTCTTCCTTCACTATTCCCTAACGCAATCTGTAACGGTCGTCAGGCAATCGGTATTTCTATGGCGCATAACTCCGCTCCGCACAATCTGACAGAGGTATGTAATGCTGCTATTGCTTTGATTGAAAAGGGGGACCTAACTATTGATGAAGTGCTATCTTACATCCCTGGTCCAGACTTTCCTCTCGGCGGTACAGTTCTTAATATTAAAGATGTGCGGGCGGCTTTTGCGTCCGGTAAGTCTAATATCTCTCTAAAAATCCAGGGTGATTATGAGATTGATGGGCAAGACATTATTTTTACCAGTATCCCTTATCGCACCTACCGCAATAAGATTAAGGAACAGATTGAGAAGAATATTGATGTTTTGAGTGAGTTGATTGATGACTTCGACGATGAATCTAATATCGGCCAGAACAAGCTGGTATTCCATGTAAAAGATGGAGTATCTGTATCTAAAGCATTGAATAAATTATTCTTGCTGACAGATTTACAGTCCACTTTATCCTATAACATGAATTATATCGTCAATGGCACTCCTAAGCTATGCTCTATGGTTGACTTACTTCATGCTTATGTCAACCATCAAGAGGAAGTTCTTGTTAACGCCACAACTTTCGATAAAGAGAAAGCTGAAGCAAGAGCACATATCCTTGAGGGTCTGATTGCCGCGGTTGATAAGATTGATGAAGTAATTGCATTGATTAAACAATCTGCGGGGCGAGCCGATGCGAGAGCTAAACTAATGGATTTTCTCTCTGTTGATGAAGTGCAGGCAAACGCAATTCTCGATATGAAACTCGGTAAATTAACTCGTATTGATAAAGAAGAATTGGTCAATGAGTTAAAAGAAAAGAAAGAGTTTATTGCTAAGTGTATTGAAATCCTAACTGATAAAGAAGTAAGAAATAAAGTCTTAATCTCTAAGATTACTCAGCTAAGAGACACTTATGGCGATGCTCGCAGAACTAAGCTACTTAATACAGACATTCCTAAGCAAGAGAAAGAAGTAGTCGTTGTTGAGCCGAAAGATTGCGTAGTTGTAGTGACTAAAAAGAATACTATTAAGCGTATTGATGCTAAGAACTTCAAAGCTCAAAAACGTAATACTACTGGTGTTAAAACCGGTGATATTGTTCTCTTCTCGCAAAAAACTAATACACAAGATACCTTGATGGTATTCTCCTCTAAGGGCAAGATGTATCGTGTATTAGTGGATAATATCCCAGAAGGTACAAATGCGTCTAACGGAACGCCTATCTCCACCCTAATTGAGTTTGAGAATGGCGAGAAACCTATGGCATTTACAACAATGACCAGAGATACAGATAAGAAGTTTATCTTCTTTGCCACGAAGAATGGTACTATCAAGAAGGTTCCTCTTGATGAATATGATAAGATGAAACGTACGGGTATTATCGCTATCAGTTTTAAAGATGGCGATGAACTTGCAGATGTTACATTTATCAATCAAGAGCAAATGTTATTGGTAACAAAGAATGGTATGGCTATTCGATTTGGAACCGCGGAAATGCCTATCTCTTCTCGCACAGCGCAAGGTGTCAAGGGCATGAAACTAAATGATGGCGACAGTGTAATCGCGGCATTGCCGATCGTGGATCCCGCAGATTATCTCGCTATTGTTTCCAAGAATGGCTTAGGTAAGAAAATGCAGATTGATGGACTTACTTTGCAGAACCGGGGAGGCAAGGGATTACTCTGCTATAAGGGAGAAATCGCCGGAGCGGAGATTATCAAAGAAAGTGATAATCTCCTTATCAATGGCGATAAGTCTTCTATTGTTATTAGCGGTAAAGACGTTCCCACTCTTGGGCGAATTTCCATGGGCAATATCATGCTGAAGAACAACGAACAAGTGATTTCTATTACGCAAGTATAAGAGAAAGAATGGGTACACCCATTCTTTCTCTTAGTTGACTTTTCTTTTTAATTATTATAATATATTTATATAAAGAAAGGGAATAACAATAAATGAGTTTTGATAAAGATAAGATACATGAATTATATCCTGAAGCAGAAAACTTAATGATTGAGCCAATGCTTATTTGGAAGTTGCCTGCGGGAAAGGAATCCATGCTCTCTGAAGTATGTTCTAATGGGGAATATTTTCTTGAAGAGAAGATTGACGGAGCATTTTATCAGTTTGTAAAAACTGAAAATCATTCTTATCTTTTTGGTCGCACAGTAAGTAAACTATCTGGTATCCTTACAGAAAAAAGTGACAATGTACCCCACTTAAAAGAGGCATTGAACTGCCTTCCCGCAGGAACAATTCTCATTGGAGAAATTTATGTTCCCGGCGGTACATCGAAAGATACTGTAAGTATTATGGGGTGTTTACCTGCTCTTGCTATCAAGAGACAAGAGAAAGAACCAATCCATTATTATGTGCATGATATTATTGCATATGATACAGTCAATCTTATTGACTCACCAGCGGATTTGCGCTATAAAATTCTTGCAGCAATCTGGAAGAAACATGATCTCAACCAGTACAGTTTCTTGAGACTTGCTACTCGTGTTGACGAAGATATGGAAGCTGAAATCTCTCGTATCTTGAAATCTGGCGGCGAAGGTGCAGTTCTAAAGAAGAAAGACTATCCATATACCCCTGGTAAAAGACCCGCCTGGTCTACTATTAAAGTTAAACAGATGGATTCTATTGATTTAATTTGTACTGGTTTTTGCGATGCTACAAAGGAGTATACCGGTAAGGAATTGGCCACTTGGGAATATTGGGAAGAGCGCGGTGAGCGAAGTCAAGATGGTGAATATACTTGGCTATTAAGTGAAGGTCAATATTATGAAGATTATTTTCATAATCCTCATATTTACAGACCCGTAACTAAGCCTTATTTTCTTGGCTGGAAAACCGCAATTAGGATTGGTGCGTACAATGATAATGGGGAACTTGTTGACTTAGGTACAGTTAGTTCTGGATTAACTGACGATAATAAGAGAGAGATGACTGAGAATCCCGATTTGTGGCTTGGTCATGTTATTGCTCTTGATTGTATGCAAATTGATAAGAAAGAGCATACTTTGCGGCATCCTGTCTTCAAGTGTAAAAGAGACGATAAGGATGCAAAAGATTGCGTAATATCAGAAATTTTTTGTTGACTTAAAAAATATTTTCTGATATAATATATATGTAATTCAGAAAAGCAATAGTAAAAGGACAGATTGTATGACCCGTAAACAGATGAAGCGGTTCGCAGATGAAATCTACAAATGTGAGCTTATTCACCAAGATGAAAATTCCTCAAAAGAGGAAAAAGCCCATGCAGAAGACCGAATTATGCAGTTAACTAACTAGATTATGGCTCTTCCTGATGGGATAAATGCTTTACTGGAAATTGATGCTTTAATTGCATCGAAAATTAAATAATACATTTTAGAGGAGATTATTACAATGGCTATGAAGGAAAATACTCGTAAGGTTTTTGATTATCTAAAGGACAATACTGACAAGGATTTAACTGCCGCTGATGTGGCTGAAGCTCTTGGTCTTGAGAAGCGCCAGGTTGATGGTATTTTTACCTCTGCTCTGCAGCGTAAGGACTATGGTGTGCGTGAGCCCGCTGAGGTTGAGCTTGCCGATGGCTCCCATCAGAAAGTTAAGTATCTTCGCTTGACTGACAAGGGCTTGGCTTTCGATCCTGATGCCCAGGAGTAATAAATTAGATCGGTAAGAGGGTATACCTCTTACCGATCTAATTTACTTATGATTTATTATATATTATCAGGCTTGGTTATTCTTGCGTTAATAGGATATGTTTTATATCTCCGCAATAATCGGCTTTAGGTAGTATTGATAAATAAAGAAAGACAAGAAGAAAATAAACGTATTGAACAAGATATTGCATTGAAATAGAGAGAATTAGCAAAAGTAAAAGAAGATATTATATCACATAATGAAATTGTCAATTCTTTAAACGATACTGCGAATAAGTTGCGGGAAAGCGCTGAATAGCGAGCGGAAGAGAGCGCTAAGGCTCAATTTGAAAAGAAAAGTAAAGAGCTTGATGAAACATATCAAGCTAAAGAAAAATATCATTTAGCAGAACTTCAGTAGATAACTAATCAAATTTCACATTAGCAAGATAAACTCCATGAATTGGAGGCTAAATAGTTATCTTATATCTAGGCTCAATAGCGCCAAGAAGCGATTGCCGCAGATTAGGATTATTATCGTCTGGCTATTGATGAAATAGATATTAGTGATATTGAATTGCTCCGTGAATTATAGAAGCGTTTCTTTAAGAAAGAAGCAATAGATAAGCTAATTTGGGAAACTTATTATAAACCTTCGTATGATACGCTTATGACAAGATTATTCTCTAAAGCAACGAAGGTCTGCGGCATCTATAAAATTACCGATTTAACAACTGGGTAGGCTTATATCGGTTAGTCTGTTGATATTAAAGAACGATTTAGATAGCATATCAAGTCTTCTTTAGCATATGGGCCTGCCACTAATAAGCTTTATCAAACAATGCAAAAATCTGGATAGTATAACTTTATCTTTGAAGTATTAGAAGAAGTCCCTAGAGCTTCATTAAATGAACGTGAAACTTATTGGATTGACTTCTATAAAACAAAAGACTATGGATTAAATAGCACTCGTGGAGGTTCATAATGTTTAAAGTGATTGCGAGTCGTGGTGCAGGCAAGACAACTAGCTTAATGCGCTATGCAAATGATTTAGCATATAAATATCCTGATAAGATGGTGCTCTTTGTTACTCAACATCCTCAACTAATGGTTAAAAAGTTCTTAGAATTAACAAAAGAGCGTAATCTACCGCAGAATTTAGGATTTATTAGCTATGGATATTTTCTAACAAAAGCGAGAGGTATGAAATGTATTGCTGTTATTGATGAACTAGATGGATGGCTCGATCAATTTAACATTGTAGGATACACAAATACTGTGGGAGACGATAACTGAATGAATAAAGCAGACAATTATATGGTTGAAACAATCAACCTTATTCTTGACAATGGATATAAGGACATTAACCCAAGACCACATTACGCCGATGGCACTCCCGCGCATACTCTCTCTGTAAATCATAATTTTCGCACCTATGATTTGTCTAAAGGAGAGTTTCCTATTTGTACCTTGCGGCCAATGGCTTGGAAAACTGGTATTAAAGAAATCTTTACTATCTATCAAAAGCCCACAAATGAGATCGCTAAGATGGAAGAAATGGGAGTTAATTGGTGGGGCGATTGGGATATCGGCGATGGTACGATTGGTCAACGTTATGGAGCAACAGTAAGTCGATATGATTTAATTAATAACTTGATTAAGGATATTGAGAATGACCCATATGGTCGCCGCAAGGTAGTTTCTTTATGGCAGGAAGCTGATCTTCGTGAAACTGCGGGATTGGCACCTTGCGCGTTTCTAACCATCTGGAATGTTCGTGGAGAATATCTTGATATGATGCTGGTTCAGCGTAGCGGCGATATGCTTACTGCTTCTGGTCCCGGTGGTATCAATGAAATCCAGTATGCGGCGCTCTTGATGATGATTGCTCGTCATACTGGTTATAAACCTGGAGTATTTAGTCATGTAGTGGCTAATGAACAGATTTATGACCGTCATATGGATGCTGCACATGAAATGATTTCAAGATTTTTCAATAGTATGTTCTTTGGCGATGATGCTTGCAAGAATCCTATATTGCATCTAAATTCTGAGAAAACTAATTTCTATGACATGACCATTGATGATTTTACGATGGAAAATTACTCTCCCATGAAGCCGCAGTTAAAGTTGGAGTTGGGTATATGATTTCTGCTATTGTTGCGGTAGACGAGAATTGGGGAATTGGTTATCAAGGTCAACTATTAGAACATATCCCTGCTGATCTAAAACATTTCAAAGAGTTGACTAAATATAATGTTGTGGTAATGGGACGCAATACTTGGGAGAGTCTTCCTAAAAAGGATGCTCTACCAAGGCTTCCAGACCGTATCAATATTATTGTTTCTAACTCAATGGTTTCAAATGGGGTGATTTCTATTCTTGGAGATCTAACTGTTGCAATGCCATTAGAGGGAACTCTTGATTACATTAAGGCTTGTGATATGGATATTTTTGTTATTGGTGGAGGACAGATTTACAATGCTCTTCTCCCCTATTGCGATAGAGTTTATGTAACAAAAATCTATGCAAGTCATGATAATATTGATACCTTTTTCCCTAATCTTGATGAATCAAAAGAATGGAATGCTATTGAGGAAGACTCAATGGCCTCATATAACGACATCAAATATCAATTTTGGCGGTATGATAGGGTCAGTTGATTTTTCTTTAATTTTATGTTATTATATATGTATAAAAGGTAAGGAAATGGATTAAATGAATAATAAGTACAAAGCATTTACTGATTACTTCGACTGGCTAGTGCAGAATTGCAAGGAGCCAGTTGTACTTCCCGATGAAGTACAAGATGTCTATAATCTCCTCCTTGCGCAGCAAGGTATGGAGAAACCCATGTTCACAGAAAGTGGACTTTCAATCCTTGAATATTTACAGACTTGTGATGCTACGAGTTTGAAAGCAAAAGATATCGCAGACGGAATGGTTATTTCATCTCGCAAAGTATCTGGAGCTATTCGTAAACTCGTATCTGATGGGTTTGTAGATAAATATGGCCAGAATCCTGTCATTTATAGCTTGACGGAAAAGGGCAAAAATTTTGATATTAACGCTTATAAGGAGAATTTGAACAATGAGTAAGAAAATGAAGAATGAATCCCATGTTGAAGGTTATGTTTACGAGCACAAGCTGGAAATGAAGGAGAGCGGTCCAAACTCTAAGAATCCCGGTACTGAGTTTATTAGTGGTACTCTTAGCGTGGCAACTGATGACGAGATGCTCAATGTGGTACAGGTGCATTTCACCTATGTAACTGCGGTGACCGCTAAGGGTAAGCCTAACAATACCTTTAATGTTCTCCAGTCCATCATTGACAACAAGATTGGTTCTGTGATGGAGCATGGTAAGGAGAACGCAGGTAAGGTTCGTATTGATACTGCCATTGGTCTAAATGAGTGGTATGATAAGGATGGTAATCTGGTATCTGTTCGCCGCAACGAGGGTGGCTTTGTACATCAGGTACAAGAGCTGTGCGAGCCTAAGAGCCGTGCAACTTTCAATACCGATATGGTAATTACTAATGTTCGTCGTGTTGAGGCTGATGAAGAGAAAGAAACACCCGAAAAGGTAATTGTTAAGGGTTGCGTGTTTGATTTCCGTAATGCTCTACTCCCTGTTGAGTTTAGCGTTTATGAGCCATACGCTCCCGCAAAAGCTCTCGATTATTTCGAAAATCTCGGCGCTTCCTCTAGTTCTCCTGTCTTTACCAGAGTTCAGGGTATTCAGGTATCCAAAACTATTGTGCGTAAGACTGAGGAAGAGAGTGCATTTGGCGAAGCTGTTGTAAAGGAAACTCGTACTTCTCAGCGTGATTTTGTGATTAACTGGGCACAGCCTGAGACTTATGAGTGGGACAGCGAGGATACTCTGTTGGCTTCTGAATTGGGTGAGATGATGACCGCTCGTGAGGTTCATCTTGCTGAGATTAAGAAGCGCCAGGACGAGTATCAAGCTTCTCGTGGTAACGCGGCTGCGGGTGGTGCTTCTAAGGCAACTGCGGCTCCTGCGAAGGGCGACTACAACTTTTAATTAAATAAGGGGTAGTTATCTACCCCTTTCATTTCCTCATTATAAATAAAATAATTAAAGGAGAAAAATAATTATGAGTTTGCTTGACCTTAAACCACATGAAGTATCAAGAGATTTAAGAGGATATTCCGTTTTATTCTATGGCACTCCTAAATCTGGTAAGACTACAATTGCCAGTAAATTTCCCGGCGCACTTCTTCTCGCTTTCGAGAAAGGTTATAACGCATTGCCGGGTGTATATGCCCAGCCTATCAATAGCTGGGGTGAATTTAAGAAGCTCTTTACAGAGTTAAAGACTCCAGAAGTACAAGAAAAGTTCCAGACTATTGTTATCGACACCGCGGATATTGCTTACAGCTATTGTGAAAAATATATTTGTAATCGTGAGGGTGTTGATACCATCGCAGACCTTGCTTATGGTAAGGGTTACTCCATGGTTGGCACCGAATTTGACGAGGCAATCCGCAAGATTCTTCAGTTGAATTATGGTCTGATTTTGATTTCCCACTCTACTGACAAGGTATTTAAGGATGAAGAGGGCAACGAATATAATCAAATCGTTCCCACTCTTGATAAGAGAGGCCGTCTGATTTGCGAAAGAACTTGCGACATTATCGGTTATTCTACTTCTGTAAATACTGATGAAGGTGTTCAAACTCGTCTCTTTATGAGAGGTACTCCTCGTTACGTAGCAGGTTCTCGTTTCAAGTATATTCCCAATTCTATTGAATTTACTTATGATAACTTAGTAAGTGCGATCGCGGAAGCTATCGACAAGCAGGCAGAGGAAACTGGTGGTAAGTTTATTTCTGATGAAGCTACTCAGGTAGTTACAGAAGATGTAATTTATGATTTTGATCGACTAAATGCTCGTTTTCAAGAACTGGTTGGTGAGTTGATGTCTGCTAATCAGTCTAATGCCGGTAAGATTACTGCTATTGTTGACAAGTATCTTGGTAAGGGAAAGAAAGTCGGAGAATGTACTCCTGAGCAAGCTGAACAAATTGACCTTATTGTTCATGACTTGGAGCTTCTAATTAAGGGCTAAGATTAAAGGAGGGTATTCTTGTATGAATACTCTCCTTTTGATTTTTTATCATAATTATGGTATAATAGTTATAGAAAATGTAAAGAAAGGAGCGTAATGATTATGGCAAAACATATGGTGAAGTGCTTATACTGCGGCCAGATGTTTGATGCTAATACCGAGCCTTTCGTAAAACCAAACGCAAGACGATATGCTCATGTAGCTTGTGCGAGGACAGAAGAAGAAAATCAAACTCAAGAAGAAAAAGACAAGCGTGAATTAGAAGAATATATCAAGGAATTATTTGGAGTTAGCACTATCCCAGTTAAAATTAGGAAACAGATGGACACCTTTAGAAAAGAAAAAAATTATAGCTATTCTGGAATGAGAAAAACGCTAAAATTTTTCTTTGAAGTTAAGGGTAACCCGATTGAAAAAGCTAACGGTGGTATCGGTATTATTCCTTGGGTATATGATAAAGCATTTGATTATTGGAGAGCTTTATGGGAAGCTCAAGAGCGCAATAAGGGAGTAGAAATTCAGAAGTATAATTTGCCTGTACGAGAAATTCACATTGTTCCTCCTGAGAGAGAGCCAATGAAGCATACGCGGCAATTATTTACATTCTTAGATGAAGGAGAGGAAGATACATGAATAGTAGTTATGTTGATACTGCTGCTATCACACAGATTATCGGTTGTGTCTTCAATAATGCCGCAATTCTCGATGACACAGACAAATATATTATCCACGAAGAAGACTTTGTAGAAGATTTTCACAAGATTGTATTCGGTAGTATGTATAATATTCATCTGACAGGCAGCCAGGTTAATATTGACGCTATTATCGACTATTTGGCTAACCGACCTAAATTTGATGCAATCTTTAAGAAGAATAAGGGTGTTGAGTATCTATTAGAAGCTTCTCAAAATGCTCGTCAAGACACCTTTAATTATTATTATGGTAGGTTGAAAAAGTTTACTCTGTTGAGAGCTTATGATAGCTATGGAGTAGATGTAAGTGGATTATATGATCCTGATAATCTACTCGATACCAAAAAGCGCCAACAACAGGAAGATTGGTTGGATGCAACTTCACTGGTTGATATTGCAAATACAATTGATACTAAGATTGATGAAATCAAGAGTAAGTATATTGATGATGATTTAGGTCTTGGATATCAAGCCGGTGACGGTATCATGGAGTTGATCGAAGACCTTGAGAAACATCCAGAGGTCGGTATTCCTCTCTATGGGCCTCTCATCAATACAGTAACAAGAGGAGCAAGATTGCGAAAATATTACTTGCGGTCCGCAGCTACTGGTATCGGTAAAACGAGAAGTATGATTGCTGATGCTTGCAATTTTGCGTGTAACCGCATCTACCATGAACAGTTTGGTTGGATTAAAAATGGCGCGTCTCAACCGACACTCTTTATTGCTACAGAGCAAGATAAAGGAGAAGTTCAAACAATGATGTTGGCTTTTTTATCTTGTGTAAATGAGGAACATATCCTTAATGGTCAATATCTCGAAGGAGAAAGAGAGCGAGTTGTTGAAGCTGCAAAGATAATTAAAGATAGTCCAATTTGGATTGAAGAATTGCCAGATTTCTCTTTGCAGGATGTAGAGAATAAGATTAAGAAGAATATCCGTGAGCATGATGTTAAGTACGTTTTGTTTGATTACATTCAGACTTCTCTTAAAATCTTGGAAGAGATTACCAAGAAAACTGGTGGTATTCGTTTGAGAGAAGATAATATTTTGTTCATGCTTTCTGCGAGACTAAAGGATTTGGCAAATAAATATGGCGTCTTTATTATGTCTGCTACTCAGTTAAATGGTGATTATAAAGATAGCGAAACGCCTGACCAAAACTTATTGCGCGGTGCAAAAAGTATTGCAGACCGAGCTGACGTAGGTATGATTTTATTAGGCGTTTCAGAAGAAGATTTAGCAAAGCTAGAACCAATTCTTGAAGCAAACCCCAATCTTCAAAGACCGAACATTAAACTCTCTGTCTATAAAAATAGACGAGGCTCTTATAAGGGCGTGTTCTTATGGTGTACCGCGGATTTAGGTACTTGTCGTATTCACCCTCAGTTTTGTACCACTTGGCACCATGAGATGGTTGGTATTGAAGATATTAAGGTTATTGTAGATGATGAACCCAGTGCTTGGGATAATAATTAAGGAGAAGATAATATGAAGAACTCTAAGGCTATTGATTATCAGATTACTAAGAAGCAGTTTGATGGTATCCTTTCTACTCGTAAGGATGATGAAGCAAAAAAGAACCCTTATCAGTATGTAATGGGTATCATCAATGAGAGTTATGGTCTGCGTGGTACAGTAACTCATCTCGTTATTATTGAGTAATGTCTCGTTATTATGATAAAGACGAGCTAAAGGAGAAACTAGAACTAGAGCAGATTTATGACTTGGTAGAAGCTTGGGGAGGTGAGCCTGAGTACACAGATGGAGGACTTATCTCCCAGACCATTTGTCACAATCTACCTGGCGAGGGTTCCCGCAAGCTTTATTATTACACTAATACTCGATTGTTTAGATGCTATACTGGCTGTATTGATCCTACTTTTGATATCTTTGACCTATGTATCAAGGTAATGAAAAATCAAAAGCAACTGAAATGGGAAATGTACGATGCTATGGATTATATAGCATCGTACTTTGGTTTTGATGGTATCGAAAAACAAGAGGAACAATCGGAGTTAAAAGACTGGGACATATTTAAGAAACACAATTTGCGGCTTCCAGAAAAGAAACCTATGGTTCAGCTAAAAGAATATGATCCAGTTATTCTTACTCGCTTTGCTTATCCACGAATCTCCCGTTGGGAGCAAGAAGGAATTAGTGATGAAGTGAGTAAGAAGAATCTCATTGGCTACTATCCAGGCGGCGAGCAAATCACAATTCCGCATTTTGATATTGATAATCGTTTGATTGGTATTAGAGGTCGCTCTTTAGCGGCAGATGAAGCTGAGAGATATGGCAAATATAGACCTCTATTGATTGGTAAGCAATTATACAATCATCCATTAAGTATGAATCTGTATAACTTAAACAATAGCAAAGATAATATCGCTAAAATCCACGCGGCAATTATTTTTGAGAGCGAAAAGTCTTGTTTGATGTATCAATCATATTATGGACATGAGAATGATATTTCTGTCGCTATTTGCGGAAGTAGCTTATCGAGCTATCAGGTTGATTTGTTGAAACAAGTTGGCGCGAGAGAAATTGTGATTGCTCTTGATAGACAGTTCCAAGAAATTAGTGATGATGAGTTTAAGCGATTAAAAGCTAAGCTTATTCATTTTTATAATAAATATAATAACTCTATAAGAGTAACAGCTATATTCGACAAAGCTATGATTTCCCCTTATAAAGCTAGTCCTATTGATCAAGGGCCGCAAGTTTTTGAGAAATTATTAGCCGAACGAATTATTCCAAAAGGTTAAGGAGGTAAATCATGGATTATTAGCTGATTAAGCCTATTCATGACGGTTACTCCGCTATTGAACAGGTGTTGACAAATAGAGGAATTAAATTTGAAGATATTGACCATTATCTTAATGTATCAGAATCAGATAATTTATCACCCCTTTTACTCAAAAATATTGAGAGTGCAGCTAAGATGATTTTTAATCAACTTAGTAAAGATAGTTTTCATATTCATGTGCAAGTGGATAGCGACTGCGATGGATATACTTCAGCAGCTTTGTTATTGAATTATATCCATGCTGTATTCCCATCTGCTATATCGCATATTTCATATAGTTTTCACGATGGTAAGATTCATGGTATTAACCCTGAGTTGATTCCACCAGAGACAACATTAGTCATTGCTCCAGATTCAAGCTCTAATGACTATGATATTCACAAGGCTCTTCATGATAAGGGCATTGAAGTTCTTGTATTGGATCACCACTAGGCTGAGAGAATTTCAGAATATGCTTGTATCGTGAATAATCAACTTTGTGATTATCCTACTAAATCGCTTTCCGGTGTTGGTGTAGTTTATAAGCTATGTCAATTTATTGATTCTCTGCTTCCCGCAGATCAACAGAAAGCGGATCAATTCTTGGATATAGTAGCTATTGGCTTGGTTGGAGATATGATGGATTTAAGAGATTTTGAAACACACTATCTAGTTCAGACTGGATTAAATCAAATTCAAAATCCATTTATCAAAGGTATGGCAGAAAAGAATCATTACCAGTTAGGCGATCACCCTACTCCTATCGGGGTTGCTTTCTACATTGTACCACTTATTAACTCAATTACAAGAGTTGGAACAATGGCTGAAAAGACTTTATTATTTGAGTCTATGCTTAACTGGAAAGCCTTTGATTTAGTTCCTTCAACTAAGAGAGGATGCTCTGGTCAGCAAGAGACAAGATTGGAACAAAGTTTGCGAACTTGCACTAATGTCAAGAATCGGCAAACAAGAAATCAGGACGCCGCAGTTGAACAGGTTAAAGCAATCATCGAGGATAATAAACTTCTCGATCATAAGATTTTGTTAATTAAATTAGAACATCCCTCTTTTGATAGAGGTATCACTGGTTTAATTGCTAACAAACTTATGGCAGAATATCAGCGGCCTGTGGCATTGTTAGTGGAAGTAGAAGAAGATGGGAAAATCGCTTGGAGCGGTTCGGCGCGTGGATATGAGAAATCTAAGCTAAATGATTTCAGAGGCTTTTGTCGAGATAGCGGTTTAGTTTATCTCGCTGAAGGTCATCCTAATGCATTTGGTTTCGGTATCTTAGACGAGAATTTTGATGCCTTTCTCGAATATGCCGATAATGCACTCAAGGATATAGAATTTTCACCAAGCTATAAAGTGGATTTTATTCATTCTGTAAACAACTTTAATCCTAAAGAAATTCTTGAACTAGGTAACATGAAAAATCTTTGGGGTCAAAATGTTGATGAACCACTTATCGCGGTGGAAAATGTTGCAGTAACAAAAGACATGATTACACTCATGGCAAGAGATAGGAACCCCACGTTGAAGATCCAATTACCCAACGGAGTTACTTGCATCAAGTTTAAATCAAGCGAAGAGGAGCTGGATAGTTTGTTCAGCGAAAACGGTTGCGTGACTATTAATCTTGTGGGTAAGGCCGAAGTAAATAAATACTTCAATAGTGTAACACCACAACTTATTATCTAGAATTATGAGATTATAAATCGTCAGGAATATTATTTTTAATGATTGCGCGACCTCTTACTAAAGGAGGAACAATCAAATGAGTCGTTTTATTAAAGTTATCACAAGTTTAATCATTATATTGTCTTTATGCGGATGTGGCTATGGCCTAGTGGTCACTACTCAAGCCTATTCCGTACCGTATAACGAAACTGTTAGTTATACTCTTGATGATATGGATACATTGGTTGAGCTTATTGCGGAACAAATCTCGAATATGAACGCCGCACATCAAATGGCTGAAGCTGCTAGATAGCTAGGCTATAGTGAAGACCATGACGTCATTGTATTAGCAAAACAAGAACACGCTGATGCAAATGCTTTGAGAATGAAATATCAAAGCGTATATGACCAACTCATGGAACATTGGCATCAAAAGGAAGAAGAGTACCCAACAGCTACTTATATATGGACCTACTTCAAAGATCTGGGCTACAGTAACCAAGTTTGTGCTGGCATTCTTGGTAATATAATGGCTGAAACTGGAGGTAACACATTAGACATTCAAGCCACGATTTCTGGTAACGGATATTATGGTATATGTCAATGGAATAAAGCCTACTCAAATGTATGGGGAGCCTCGTTAGAAGAGCAATGCGACTATCTGCGAGATACTATTGAGTACGAGTTCGATACATTCGGTTATGTTTATAAGAGAAACTTTGATTACAATAGTTTCTTAGATTTAACCGACATTAAAAGCGCCGCTCTGGCATTTGCTAAATGCTATGAGAGATGCGGTTCTGGGAGCTATTATACGCGACAGCAAAATGCTATTGCTGCATATAATTACTTCATAAGTTAAAATAAGGAATTGACGAACTGGCCGGAACCTAGACGGCCGTTCGTCAAAACTAAAACAGGGTTTACTATTTTTGGAAAGGAAAAGTGGTATGAATATTTTATATGTAGATTTAACTAGCATGAATATTTCAGAAGCAGTCTCGCTATATGAGCAACTCTCCTATAAATTAGATGATGATTTAATTATGCTACCGATGAATACTAGACTACTTTATGATGTAAAGCTAGAAGATTTATATGACTTGAAAGCTAAAGTAGATGCAGTAATTAAGGAGAAGGAAAATGGAACTAACACGTAAGCAAGAGGAAGGATTGAGAATCGCAGTAGAGCGATATCACCAGAATGAACCTTATACCGTGATTTCAGGCTACGCTGGAACAGGTAAATCAACTCTTATTAAGTTCATTATTTCTGCTCTAGATGTCAACCCCGAACGAGTAGCCTATATTGCTTATACTGGCAAAGCCGCACAAGTATTAAGAAATAAAGGTTGTCCGACTGCGATGACTGCACATCGACTACTCTACAAATCCTTACAGCGAGCTGATGGCACTTTCATTCATATTCCGAGAGAATCGCTTAACTCTGATTGTGACATTGTCGTCGTAGATGAGGTATCTATGCTACCAAAACAGATGTGGGAGCTATTACTATCGCATAATGTTTATGTAATTGCTTGCGGCGACCCAGGCCAGTTGCCTCCTATTGGCGAGGAGAATGGCATCCTCGACCATCCGCATATCTTCCTTGACGAAATTATGCGCCAGGCCGCAGAAAGCGAAATTATCCGCCTGTCCGCAGATATTCGTGCTGGTAAGATTATTAAACCTTACAAGGGTTCAGAAATCAACGTCGTTCGACAGAGAGACCTTTGCGATGGTATGTTCACATGGGCTGATCAAATTCTTTGTGGTAAGAATATCACTCGTCATACTATGAATAATTATTATCGTAATATGCGATATGGCGAAGATATTCCTGCTCCTATTGTTGGAGATAAAGTTATTTGTCTTAAGAATAACTGGGATAAGATTACTGCCACAGGTGATGCTCTTGTTAATGGAACCATCGGCACAATCGAAGAGATTGCTACTTACCCTAACCCATGGCTTAATCCCATGTGTATCATTGATTTTGCGCCAGAAACTATTGACGAAACAGATCCTCGTGATCAAGTATTCCATGAACTCTTGATGGACTATAAGCTTATTACTACAAAAGAAGCGACTGTCAATAAAGAAAACTTCCGAATGTTTCCTAAGCAGTTACGGCCAGAGCAATTTGATTATGGCTATTGTATTACAGTGCATAAGAGTCAGGGTAGCGAGTATGATAAAGTTCTGGTACTTGAAGAAGTCCTTAAAAGAGCAGATCATGCAAGATGGCTATACACAGCTGTAACAAGGGCTTCGCAGAAATTAACCTTGGTATTAAAAGATTGATAACTTGCTTTTTGTATTTAATTATGCTATAATATTTATATAAAAGGTAAAGGAGATAGTTTATGAGTTATTTCAACAATCATGCTCATACAGAATATAGCAATCTCCGTCTTCTCGACTGTATAAATCACCCGGAAGAGTTGATTGATAAAGCTATCGAGCTTGGATTGACAGGAATCGCAATTACAGACCACGAATCGTTGAGTGCTCATATGAGAGTCAACAAATATGCTAAAAAACTACAGAACACTCATCCTGAGTTTACTATTGCATTGGGTAACGAAATCTATCTGACCGATACGCGAGAAATGGGTCAGAAGTATTATCACTTTATTCTTCTCGCAAAGAATGAACATGGCTATAGAGGTCTAAAAGAGTTGTCCTCTATTGCATGGACAAACGGTTATTATGACCGTCGAATGGAAAGAGTGCCGCTCCTTAAATCTGAACTCAAAGAGATCATGCAAAGATTTAAGGGAGATATTATTGGCACAACTGCTTGTATCGGTGGAGAATTGGGACAGTCTATTCTAAACCTTGATGCTTGCGAAAAAGCTAACGATGAAAATAATGCACGTCGTTACCACGAGCAGATTATCGACTTTATGGAGTTCGGTATTGATGTCTTTGGTAAAGATGATTTTTATATAGAGTGTGCGCCAGCGAATAACGAGGAGCAGATCATTGCAAATAAGAGAATGCTTAGTATCGCTAAAGCATTTGATGTAAAAGTATGCGTTGGTACTGACGCTCACTATCTCACCAAAGAAGACAGATATGTGCATAAATCTTATCTTAATTCCAAAGGTGGAGAAAGAGAAGTTGATTCATTTTATGAGTTTACTTATCTTATGTCTGAGCAAGAGGCAACAGATTTACTTTTGTCTAGCTACGACTTAAATACAATTTATTGGATCTACGACAATTCTAATGAAATCAAGGATAAGATTGAGTTTTATTCTCTTGAGAAGCATCAGTCTATTCCAGAAGTAGAAGTAACTCATTATAATAAATATGATTGGTCACGAGTTCCAGAAAATATGATGGATACTTTCCGTGACGATTATAAAGTGCTAACTTCCTTGATTGAATCTGATAATGAGCAAGAGAAATATTGGATTCAGGAATGCATCATTGCAATGCAGGAGAAGGGTCTTATCCACAAGAAAGAGTATTGGGAAAGACTTGAAGAAGAAGCAAGAGTAAAGAGAGTTATTGGCGAGAAGTTGCAGACCTGTATGTTCGCATACCCTAATACATTGAAGCACTATGTAGATTTGTTCTGGAATTGCGGAAGTACAGTCGGTGCAGGTCGTGGTTCTGCGTGTGCAGCTTTAAACCATTATCTCCTTGGTATTACTCAGCTTGACCCCATCGAATGGGACTTACCTTTCTGGCGTTACATTAACGATGAACGCGTTGAGTTAGGCGATATCGATCTTGACTTGGCGCCGTCTAAAATTCAGAAGATTTTTGCCGAAATCCGCAAGGAAAGAGGAGAACTTGGTCTAGTCCAGGTTTGTACTTTCGGTACAGAAGGTACGAAGTCCGCAATCTTGACTGCGTGTAGAGGTTATCGTTCTGAGGAATATCCCGATGGTATTGATGTTGATGAAGCACAATATTTGAGTTCTTTGATTCCTCAAGAGCGTGGTTTCTTGTGGCCAATTGAAGATGTCGTCAATGGTAATCAAGAGAAAGGCAGAAAACCTGTTAAAGCATTTGTAACTGCGGTTTCGCAGTATGACGGACTATTAGACATTATTGTTCGTATTCAGGGCATGGTAAATAAGAGAAGTAGTCACGCATCTGGTGTTATTCTCTTTGATGAAAATATCTATGATTCCGCCGCAGTTATGCGTACTCCAAAGGGCGCATTGATTACTCAGTGGGATCTGCATGACCAGGAAGCCGCAGGCTCTGTGAAATATGACTTTCTGCTAACAAGTGTGCAGGATATTATTATTCAGACTATTGAACTTCTTCAAGCCGATGACGTTATTGAAAAAGATTTAACTCTTAGAGAGGCTTATGATAAGTATTTGCACCCATCTGTTCTTCCGCAGGATGATGAAGCAATGTGGACTGCTCTGGCAAATGGTGATGTAATCGGTTGTTTCCAGTTTGATAGCGCGGTTGGCGCACAGGCAGCCAAGAAAATCCGTCCGCATAATCCTCTCGAAATGGCGGACGCTAATGGTTTGATGCGTCTTATGGCTTCTGAACCGGGCGCAGAAACTCCGATGGAAAAATATGTCAGATATAAGAATAATATCTCTTTGTGGTATCAAGAGATGGATAATAATGGTCTGACAAAACAAGAGCAGAAAACTTTGGAGCCTTACTTCTTATCTTCTTATGGTGTACCTCCCTCTCAAGAACAGTTGATGAAGATGTTGCGGGATCCAGATATCTGCAACTTTAGTCTGGCTGAAGCCAACGCCGCAAGAAAGATTGTTGGTAAGAAACTGATGGATAAGATTCCAGAACTTCATCAGAAGGTTCTGGATACAGCAAAGTCAGAAATGTTAGGCAAGTATGTTTGGAAATTTGGACTCGGCCCGCAGATGGGCTACTCATTCTCTGTAATCCATGCTCTTGCTTATAGCTTCGTTGGTATGCAGACTCTTTATCTCGCTACACATTTCAATCCTGTGTATTGGAATACCGCGTACTTAATCGTTAATAGTGGTGCTATTGATGAAGATGAGGGCGAGCAATCTGACTATACAAAGTTAGCAAAGGCTATTGGTGAAATTCGTAACAAAGGCATTAAGGTATCTCTTGTTGATATTAACCATTCTGCTCTTGGATTTAAGCCCGACGCAGAGAACAATCAAATCCTGTTTGGTCTAAAGGGTTTAACTAATGTCAACAATGATTTGATTAAAGAGATTATCGCAAAACGTCCATATGTATCTATGGTTGATTTTTATTATAGAGTAACACCTAATAAGCAAGCTATGATTGCTCTTATTAAGGGTGGTGCTTTTGATCAATTCTGTAATCGTAAAGAAGCTATGGTACAATATTTATGGATGACCTGTGATAGAAAAAAGCGTTTAACTCTACAAAATATGCCAGGCCTTATCCGCTACGGTCTTCTGCCTGAAAATACAGAAGAGCAAGTTCTTGCGCGCAGGATCTATGAGTTCAATCGGTATCTAAAAGCAGAATGTAAGTATGATGGGACTTATTATAAGTTGGATGAACGAGCGGTTGACTTCATTTATGAGCTTAGTACGCAAGTCGGGGGCATCGAGGAGAATATCGTGAATGAGAATGATATGTTCCTCTTTAATGTAAAAGATTGGGATAACTTCTATCAAAAGGAAATGGATATATTCAGAGATTGGATTAAAGAAAATAAAGATAGTATTCTTGATGAACTGAATACTCGAATCTTCATGCAAGATTGGGAAAAGTATGCTAAAGGAAATATTTCCTCTTGGGAAATGGAAGTTCTGTGCTTCTATTACCATGACCACGAATTAAGTAATGTGAATACTCAAAAGTATGGTTTAGTAGATTTCTTCTCTCTGCCTGAAGAGCCAATTATTGAAAAAACTTTTAAGAAAGGCGCATCTATTATTCCAATCTATAAACTCAATAGAATCTGCGGAACTTGCATTGCAAAAAATAAGACTAAGAGTGTTGTGTATCTACTTACAACAACAGGTGTAGTATCTGTTAAATTTAGACAGGAGTATTTCGCCTTGTTTGATAGGCAGACCTTCCGCAAGAATAGTGATGGAACTAAAACCGTCATTGAGAAGTCTTGGTTCAATCGTGGAAACATGATTATGGTGCAAGGTATCCGTAGAGGCGATGAATTTGTAACTAAGAAGTATGCAAGTTCTAATGGTCACCAGTTATATCATATTGATGAAGTGACTGCTGATGGTTCTCTTGTTTTAAGAAGCGAGAGAGCGACTGGGGAGGAAGAAGAAGATGAATAAAGTCAAAGTCATCGCTTTGTTTGGCAAAGCCGGGAGCGGGAAGGATACAATCCTTCGCGCTCTCGTTAAAGTAGACCCTGATAAATTTAATGAGATTGTGAGTTGTACTACTCGTCCTCCTCGCGAAGGAGAACAAGAGGGAGTAAATTATCACTTCTTAACAATTGACCAATTCACAGAGAAAGTCCTTAATGGCGATATGCTAGAAGCAACTGAATTTAATGACTGGCATTATGGGACTACTTTATCTAGTTTATCAAAAGATAAAATCAATATAGGCGTCTTTAATCCTCAAGGTATTAGATGCCTAATGGAAGATAATTTCGTAGATTTAACTGTGTATTATGTGCAGACTAGTGATAAAGAACGTCTAATCAGACAGCTAAACAGAGAAGAGAATCCTGATATCCAAGAAATTATCAGACGCTTCTCAACTGACGAACAAGATTTTGAAGATTTAGAGGATATTGATTATCAAGTAATTAAAAATCAAGATGCAGGCGATTTACTTCATGCCGTCGATCTTATAGCTGGGCAATTTTGTTAAATTTGCTTATCAAAAACACCAGATATAGTATCCGTTCATAAAAATAATACAAGGGAGTGTTTTGATTGCTACAAGTGAAAAAGAGAAATGGTATCCTTGTACCATTTGATAAGCAAAGAATCGTTAACGCCATCAATAAGGCTTTTATCGAAGTTGATGGCACTTTATATGAAGAAGATACAGCAAATGATATTGCTGATGAAATTAAGTATAGTGTAAAGACCACAGATAAAATTATCTCTGTTGAGGAAATTCAAGACATGGTTGAAGACTTCCTCATGCGGTCTGAACGCAAGGATGTAGCTAAAACCTATATTCGTTATCGCTATAAGCGAGAAGTTGCGCGCTCCGGTAGAGACGATTTTATTAAGGCTTTCTCTGAGAAGATTAACGGTACAGCCATTGAGAATTAGAACGCTAATGTCGATGAAATGTCATTCGGCGGTCGAGTTGGCGCAGGGTCTGACTTGCAAATGAAGAGATACGCTCTAGATTACTGCGTTTCTGATATGGCTCGCCGCAATCACGAGAACAATGAAATTTATATCCATGACCTATCTGCTTATGCAGTTGGTATGCACAACTGTCTTTCTATTCCTTTTGATGATCTACTCGCAAAAGGTTTCAATACTAGACAGACTGACGTGCGGCCCGCAGGTTCTGTGAATACTGCTTTCCAGTTGGTTGCTGTTATTTTCCAGCTTCAATCCTTACAGCAATTTGGTGGAGTAAGTGCTACCCATCTTGACTGGACTATGGTTCCTTATGTAAGAAAAAGTTTTAGAAAACATTATATTGAAGGTTTAAAGTATATTGAGAATATCTCCGATAAAGAGCTTTTTGACCATATCCCAGATACTGCTGGAATTGAAGATAATGAATATATGATTTATGATAAAGCATATCAATATGCTCTTGATATGACTGTTAAAGAAGTGCATCAAGCTGTAGAAGGTATGTATCATAATCTTAATACTCTTCAATCTCGTTCTGGTAATCAATTACCATTCACTTCTATCAACTATGGTACTTGCACTCTACCAGAAGGTAGAATGGTTACAAAAGCATTGCTTGATGTTTCTATCGAGGGACTCGGTAGACTGCATAAAACTTCTATCTTCCCTTGCGGTATCTTCCAATGCATGAAAGGTATCAATCAAAAGCCAGGCGATCCAAACTATGATTTGTTCAGACTGGCCCTAAGATCTACTGCAACTAGACTCTATCCTAATTATGCTAATGTTGATTGGTCTGGTAATGCAGGATATGATCGAAACGATCCACGCACATACTTTAGTACGATGGGTTGTAGAACCGCGAATGGTTGGGATATAAATCATGATGATGGAGTTAACGGTCAAACAAAAGATGGACGCGGCAATATTTGTCCTGTAACTATTATCATGCCTACTCTTGCTATGGAGTGTAAGATTAACTTTGATGCAGATGTAAAAGGCCATCATTCTTTTGATGATAGACAAATTCTAATTGACAGATTCCTCTATAAACTTGACCAGAAGATCCATGAAGCAAAAGATATGCTAATTGAACGTTTTGATTATATCTGCTCCCAACCTGCGGCATCCGCCAAATTCATGTATGAGAACGGCTTAATGATAGGCTATGACGGTAAGAATACTCGTAGTGCTCTTAAGCATGGTACTCTTGCTCTTGGTCAATTGGGTCTAGCTGAAACTCTGCAAATCCTTATTGGTCAAGATCATACTACTCCAGAAGGTATGAAGCTAGCAAAGCAGATTGAGCAGCTTTTTAAAGATAGATGCGCAGAGTTTAAGGAGCAATACAGCTTAAACTTTGGTGTATATTATACTCCTGCTGAGAATCTTTGCTACACAGCTATGACAAAGTTCAAAGAGAAGTACGGAGAAATTCCTAATGTAAGTGATAGAGATTATTTCACTAACTCTATTCATGTCCCCGTATGGAAAGAAATGTCTCCATTTGATAAGATTGACATTGAGAGTCAATTAACTGGATATTCTTCCGCTGGGTGTATCACTTATGTCGAACTTGATAGTGGCGTCAAGAATAATATTGATGCTTTAGAAACTCTAGTACATTACGCCATGGAACATGATATTCCCTACTTTGCTATCAATGTTCCTAATGATACTTGTCTTGACTGTGGTTTCATGGACGAGTTTAACGACCATTGTCCTGTTTGCGGGAGTCATCATATCCAACAGCTTAGACGAGTAACTGGCTATCTAACTGGTAACTATACAACCGCATTCAACGCAGGTAAAATTGCAGAAACAAATGATAGAGTAAAACACGCTGGTCGATTGGAGGAATGACCTATTCGTTACGCAGGAATTATTTATAATGACTTTTCTTCAGCGCCGGGCGTATGCCTATCATTCTTTACTCAGGGATGCCCCTTCCATTGTGAGGGGTGTCACAACCCTGAGACTTGGGATTTTGATGGTGGAAGAGAGTTTACACAAGATACTTTGCAATCAATCATTACTGGATTGAAAGCTAATGGGATACATAGAAATCTATGTGTCATGGGTGGAGAACCTTTATGCCAGAATAACTCATTCCTTACTCGCTTGATTGTAACAACAGTAAAGAAAGAGCTACCGGATACTAAAATCTACATTTGGACAGGTAATAAATATGAAGACCTTCTTCATTCTTCTGATACCAATATGCGGGAAATCCTTAAGACTGCGGATGTCTTGATTGATGGCCCTTATATTCAAGCTGAGCGAGATATTACCTTGCCTATGCGCGGTAGCCGCAATCAGCGCATCATTACCTTACATGATGCTAATTAATTCCATTTTTGGTGGCATGATGATTGCCATAGCTAGTTATATTTATCTTCAAGTCGGCGGAATAGTAGGAGCCTTTCTCTTTTCTATAGGACTTCTAACCATTCTTAATATGAACTTTAAGTTATATACTGGCGTAATAGGGTTTATACATATGAATCCCGCAGATATGCAAAACATTACTACAATTCTCGTTGGTAATCTAATTGGAGTATGCTTACTCTTGTTCTTCCCGCACTCTGCGGCCATTTCTTTGGTCGCTACCAAACTAGCTCTTCCACTTGGATTAGTAATGATAAAAGCAATAGTATGTGGTATGTTTATGTATACGGCTGTCTCTTGTTTCCGCAATTCTGCTCCATATATGGTTCCATTATGTGTTGCGGGTTTTATCCTCTTTGGCGGTGAACACTGTATTGCAGACCTATGTTATTTTATAGCTTCTGGTTCTTTCTGTTATGAAATGTTTCCTTTCTTTATAGTGGCACTTATTGGCAACTCTTTAGGAGCCATTCTAATTGACAGAACTAAAGTTTTATGATATTATAATAAAAGAAAAGGAGAATTGCTATGACCTTATATGAAATGAACTAGATTGCTTATAACAAGCTTCCTAAGATGCCGAAGGCTGAAATCCGCAGGGCAACTGAAAAGCTTGAACAGTTTCTAACTGAGCATGACTCTAAATACTACATGATGTTAAATGTAGATGGTAGATACTACACTGTATATACCTATAATCAAGAGCATGATGTAAAGAAGATGGCTTTTGAAATGATTGATGTTGCTAAAACATTGGGCGTTTTAAAAGGCATCGAAGTGCAAAATGACATGGTCGAATTCTGGATTCAGCAAGATAAAACTTGCTCAATGTATGCCATGTTTGACTATACACAAGGGGTGATTGAAGTATGAACGATGTATTAGTAGTTCATTACGATCCATTTTCTGCGGAATCCCGTGTTTATATCTGCCGAGATGATTCTCAGTAGCAGACAGTAATCGACTCCAATATCTCTGAATTTGCAAAGAATATTGGTTTACTTGCGGATGCAACTAATATCTTTTCTGTAAAGATTGATGCTCCATCCCATGTAGTAGAAGAAATTAGACAACAGTTAATTACAAGTAATTACACAAAGCAAAAAATTGAAGTGGAAGGTATTTAATGATGTATACTTTGAAAACAACGAATGTGTATCGCGTACCTACTGTCGAAGATGCTCTTCGTCTGCGGAAGTGGCTTGACAAGAATTGTATTGGCGAGTTAACTTCCTTTAAGTACGCTACTAAATATATTAAGGCAAAAGGCGAGATCATTGAAGAGTATCAGCTTGTGACTGCTACTATTACTATCGACAATGAGAAAGACCCTGAAGGGGTTATGCCTATCAGTATGGAGGAAGAGTAATGAGCTGTTATTTCGAAAAAGTTTCCCGTTTTGCGGATGTTGATCTACCCCTGCCGACTCGTGCAACCGCCAATTCCGCAGGTTATGATTTTGTAGTAGCGGAGGATATTGTGATTCCTCCCTATGATTTTCTAAGAACCAAGATTCAGGATGATTTATTTGAGAAGGAACGCCACGAAGACTTCTATGGCTTTATTGACCCGCTTTCTCTTGATGAAATGGCGGCTCTTACTAAGGAACTAAAAGCAAAAATTCCTCTTGTATCTACCGGTATGAAGTGTCATCTTGAGCCTGGTCAGTACCTCGAACTGAGTGCCCGCAGTTCTACCCCTCTTAAGCATTGGTTGATTATTGGTAATAGTATCGGTATCATTGACGCCGATTATTGCGATAACCCTGATAATGAGGGTGAAATCTTCTTCCAGATTATCAATCTTTCTCCTTTTGCTATTCAGCTTAAACGTGGAGATAAGATCGGGCAAGGAATTATTCATACTTATGGAGTAACCGATGATGATGCTGCGACAGGCGAGCGCGTAGGCGGATTCGGTTCTACAAGTAAGTAATGAGTCGCTTGTTAGCCCTCGACCAAGCCTCAAAGGTTACTGGGTGGGCTATCTTTGAAGATGGTGAATTGAAGTCCTACGGCAAGATTTCTTTAGATGATCCAAATACTGATATTAGACTAGTTTAGTTGCGATAGGGTATTTAGACTTTAGTTGCAGATTATAATATCGACGAAGTAATCTTTGAAGATATTTAGCAATAGAACAATGTGGCTAATAATGTTTAGACCTTTAAGGTCTTGGCAGAGGTTTATGGAGTTGTATCAGAGTTACTACAAGAAATCCAGATTCCTCATTCAACAGTTCTCGCCGCATCTTGGAAATCTACTTTAGGCATTAAGGGTCGAACAAGAGCAGAATAGAAAAAGAATGCTCAACTATATGTAGAATAGAATTATGGTATCCATGTTATCTAGGATATCGCGGATGCTGTATGTATCGGGACACATCATATCAAGAAGAATAAATGCGCTTGGTAAGGATGCGGTCTAAATAAAATAATCCTCCTTTCTTAACTCTTAAATTTCTTGAGAGGTTTAAGGAAGGAGGATTTTATGTTTACTTTTATTGCTGAACATTTAGTTGAAATTTTTTTCGGCTTAGTATCAGCGGGAGCCTTAGCTTTTTGTAAATACTTACATAGCTAGTTAAAGAATTACAAAAAATTACTTGAAGAGAGTAAAGACACTGAGTTAGAAAAAACTATAGATTCTCGTATTGAACCGATTCAGAAAGAAATCGAAGAACTTCGAAAATATATCATGGAAACTAAAGATATTGAGAAAAGTCATATGCAGCTAATTATTTCGTCTTATAAATTCCGTTTGGTTTAGCTTTGTAAAGCTTATATTAAATAGAGTTATATGACGCAAGAGCAATATGACCAATTAAGCGAGTTTTATCGAATATATTCTGGATTAGGCGGAAATGGTCAAGCTAAAGAATATTACGAATTAGCATTGGAACTACCAATTAAACCCGAATAACAAAATAAAGGGGACTTGTCTTTAACTTGACAAGTCCCCTTTATTTGCTTTTAATCGTTGAAATATATCATTGGTTTTAGAAATTATTTCCTGTCCATAAGTAGCTATTAAATCTGCTAATAGCTCCTCTTGTTCAACGGTTAAATCAGTTTCATAGCTGAACATAGCAGCATGAGTTATTTCGTGACATAACACTCTCTTCATTAAAGAAGAATTAAGATTCTCATTGATATAGATACATTTAGTATCATTATCACAAGCACCAGAAGCTAATGACCCATCGCTCCTAGCAAGAGTAGAGGAAGTTGGAGGTACTAGCAATATCCTCCAACTTACCCCGTTAATATTAAGCATTGAGGTTTAACTGCGCGATCTTATTGGTCAAGCTAGTCATTTTCTTCTCTAGAACTTGACGCTCTTCTGGAGAAGCTCCATCAATCATTTCTACGATGTCCTCAGAGAGTTCCTGCATATACTTCTCTAATTCTTTAACCTTTTCTGTCTTATCTTTATGGAGTTGTTTAGATTCCATATACATACGACGAGTTATTGGACTGCGGCCTTCGCGAGAATCGCGAATATCAATCTCGCGTCCACGTTCAGGATAATAAGGATAACTCTCCCAATCTTCATCGCGATCGCGCTTTTTCCATGGATAACGGCCGTCTGGACCCTCATAATACATTCTTCCATATACTCTATCCATATCTCTATGGTGATGGCTCTTTTCTTTAGTTTCGTCCTCTTCGGCTTCTTCCATTGCCTTGACAATAGAGCAGTAATACTTAGCCTGCTCAAGGTCTTTAATCATATTAATAGCCTGACCTAATTCCTCAGTATCTACTGTATCAAGATGACTTAACTGTGCCTGAACACAGCCCATCAAGACTTCTTCCATATGCTTTAGTCGTTCCATAAATTAAGCCACCCTTTCAACAATTAGATTAGCATTTTGAACACTTACTGGAATAGTAGAGATATTTCTTACGCTTACTTTTCCACAGCATCCACGTGGAATATCAATAAAGATAGCACCAAAAATATTACCATAAGTGCTAACTGCGGTTGGCGTATAAATCATGGTAGTGGTATTGATAGGTTCACCATCAATAGCAATAGCTAATGAAATTGGCCCAGCAGTACCATCCGCGGGAACCGCAATATTACCTCCAAAGGACACGCGAAAACGCGCACGACACTGGCAATTAGTCAAACCTCTTAAAGTTACTTGACCACTACCGCTACGATGAACGGTAGAAGAGTTGCCTGCGATAGCAACATTTGTGAATAAAACATCTTGATTAGCCGCGACTGTTTGCACAGCATTAGCGGTAATTTCCATAATACAAATCCTCCTTGTTTTTAATATAAGGGGAGATTACTCTCCCCTTATAGGTTAATTTAGGCAGTTAAGCCGCAACCATAAGTTGCGGTCCCGCAGTTGCAGTATGGGTTTGCAACCACATAGGCGGGAACAGGTGCTTTAGTGCCGAGCTGGCTGACCAGATAGTTGTTCTGAGCTTGCTGAGATGCAGCAAGGCGGAGAGCCTGGTTCTCACTCTGGAGATCAGAGATTTTCTCCTGGCAGAGATAATCAAGGATAGCACGAGTGCCAGCATTCTGACTGTCGATAATGTCACGGGTGTGATTTGCCATAGAGGTCTGGATAGCGCAAGTATTAGTAGCCATGTTATAGTTAACATCAGCAAAACCACGCTCTAGAGCTCTACCATTCTCGCAGCAACAATCAGAAATCTCACGAGCAATACTATTCTGACCAATAGTATTATCATAACGAGCCTGATTGATAGCATTTTCAACCTGGCATACACCCTGTTGTGCAGCAAAACGATTAGCTACAATATCAGAGGTTAAACCGTTAGCAAGTTGAGCAGTCTGATAACCGAGAGAGCATACTGCATTATTAACACCTGCAAAATTATTTAACATTCCAGTATTCATTGCATAGAAACCATCGCAAAGGCCTTGCTGTACGCCACGAATACTATTTTGTAAACCATTCATATCAAAACCATAAGCGATTTCTTCACGAGTGGTAGTTCCTTGATATGCAGGAGATCCAGCGCCCATGCCGCGACCGAAACCATTACCCCACATACCACCGTTGAAACAGAAGAGGAAGAGGATAATAATCCACCACGCACCGTTGTCCCACATACCGTCATTGCGGTTGTTACCACCAGTAGCAGCCGCAATATCAGCTAGACTATAGCCATTAGAATTATTGAACATAAAAATGTTCCTCCTTTAATAAGATGATTAAAGGCCAAGCATCTCTTTAAAGGCGGCAAATTCTTTGTCGAAATCTATTCCCTATTGTTTAGCTAAGTTACGAGCAATTTGCTCAATATCTGCGGATCGACCATTCTTGGCTAGATTTAAAAGGTTTTGACCCATTGGGGTCTCACCCATCTAGCTTTCTAGCAGATTCATAGCGAGTTGCTAAGGATTCTGTCCACTCCTAAGCATTTGGATAAGTTGCATTGGGTTCATAATTCATGTCTCCTTAAAACTTAAATTTCTCAGTCTACTGCGGCTATACCGATGCGGGCTGAGATTCTGGCTCCTTTCCTAACATAGCTTGTTTTAATTGCGCTAATGTAGTCTCAAACTCTTCTCTAGTAACATACTGAGGAGAGCTGACGACTGGCTCATTCTTTAGCTCATAAACATTAAGACTGGCTGTGCCATCCATGTTTATTTGTTTAGTATAAATACGTCTATTTGCTAAATCAGGAAAATAAAATACAGAGCCATCGAAATCAATGCTAATGGCACGGGCCTCTTCAATAGAAGATACAGGCCGGCCTTTAATACCCATTTGCGGCTAGGTCTGATCCACATATTGAATACCTGGTCTTGGATACATAGGTTGCTGTGGATAGTATGGATAATTAGTTGCCAAAATTTTTTACCTCCTAAAAATATTTCCTTTGACCTTTCATTAGTATATGAAAATCGTCTATGGACGATTTTACATTTTTGCCAAAAATTTTGCCAATTTTTTTGAAAAAAAAATATAGGGAGCCTATTAGGCTCCCTTTTTCTTGTTATTTACGCTTATTAACCTCGGCCTCGATTAACTGAGTGAGATAAGTATTTAAGTCACCTGTAGCTTCGGTAATATATTCCTTAGCATCGTCACTTAGAATAGTCATAATAGCGTTCATTGTGCGGTTAAATGCTTCCTTCTGAGCTGCTTCATCGAAGCTTCCAGATTTCTTCAAGCTATCTACATAGGTCTGATTGGTTGCAATAACGCAATCAACGACAGTCTGATAAATCATATTGGTATATTTCTGAGCAATCTCATTGTCGGTCTTAGAGTTAATTTCATCTCGTTTTGCGGATAAATAATCCACGAGGAATTTAGTCAAGATACCGAGTAAAGGAATAACACACACCTGGATAATTTGAATCACAATTTCTGGCATAATAATTCCTCCTTATTGTATATAATATATCAAACAAAAGGAAGATTGATTATCTTTTTCTGTCCAAATCAAATCTTTCCTATAAGCGGAGCCGTAATGTAGATTCTGAGATTTCTGGACATTCTTTCGCGAGTCTAGTAATTGGTTCATTCTTGCGGAAACGCTGGTATAATTCCTCGAAATTCGAGGGAAGAGGTTTCCTTGGTCTACCAAACTAGACGCCATTAGACTTGGCGGCCGCAATTCCTTCAGCCTATCGTTGCTTAATATAGGTTCTCTCTTGTTCAGCCTAGAAGGATAATACCTATAAGACAAGATCAGAGATAAATGTACCCATAACGTCTTTACAATATGACGTGTCTAATAATGGCATATCTAATACTTTAATATCTACTTTCTTGGTCTTAGTAATTAAACCCCATTGTTCTAGAATCTCTGAGTAATTACGACCTAATCTATCAATGCTTTTAATAATAATCATATCATTTGGCTGAATCGTACTCACTAAATCCTAGTATGCTGGACGATTGAAATCCTTACCTGATTGTTTATCGACGAAGATATTATCTTTATCTACGCCTGCATCGGTTAATGCAATAATCTATCGGTCTAGATTTTGATCTCTTGATGAAACCCTTGCATATCCATATAACACCTTTATCACCTCATTATATAATGAAAATTTGGCAAAGTTGATTTAACAACTTTGCCAAATTTTTTGGTAAAATTATTCAGTAATCATGTTGTTAAAGTAATTTCTTTAATAACTAATGTATTGGCTGTATTTGTTTTACAAATCACACCAATACCATTTTCAATTTTACACATGGCAAGAGGAGCCATGGCACCCAATGAATATGTTTTACCATTTTCCCAATCTTCATTAACGTAAATTTTCGCATTTCCTGCGGCATCAGCAAAGACTACAATTGCATAGTTATCAATTGCCCCAACACCTAAGATGGTGCTGTCACCTGACGCAATTGCGGGGTAACTGTTCTTGCCCGGACTATTTGGGTTCTGAGAATATAAATAAAAATTATTATTCGATTCTTTGTGGACGATGGCACAGCGATACATCTCCGTGTTATCTGGTAACATTCCAATTTTTACCATAGTGTGGGCCTGAGTAATAAAAGACCCGTTTAGTTCCCCGCTGGCACCCAAATCTTTATACAGAATTTTGTTATTTTCTGTTAACGCCGCCAAGTGACTTGCACCAGTAGAATCCTTGCAGGACGCAATGTCAATGATTTCGCCATACGATCCGAAGTTCCGTACTGCCAGGTTTGTAGTTACCGCCGCTGATTTGGACACATAGGCGATGCAGGATTCCTCATTTGCGCCTTTACCACCCGTATAAATATAGCCATTGTCGCCCTCGGTGACGCAATTCATGCGAATATTGGCACCAGTAGTGACCTGAAATCCTTGCTTTTTTGCTAAGAAGTCAGCTACTGTAAGAGCAATCTTATACCGATTTTTATAGAGCGTACCGCCATACTTGTTTGTTATAGGGATATCAATGCGTGTGTCAGTTACAAGCATACCCGCAGCAGGATATGTTCCTGATACATTCATTTTAAAGTTGTTGACCTGCCCGCTCACAGGAGCAATCGTCCCATATATGTTCCAGCTTGCGTCGTTGCCGACCATCAGATATTGATTATTATACTTGCCGCAGCCCTTTAGATTGTAAGTGTATGGTAGCTGTCTTACGTCCGTGATAACAACGGGAGACCCCACGCTGATCGACTGCTCTGCACTCCTGGTAATACCATTTTCTGCGTAAACTACAGTGATTTTTTCATCTGTAAATTTCAGCGCTCTACTGGGTAAACACGTAAAGTCAGTAACCATCCTTGTAGCGCCATTACTGTATGTTGCCCGCACAGTCATTCCCGCAGAAGAAAATTGTTCTCCATGTTTATAATTTATTTTTTCTGGTGGTGAAATAATTTCAATTTTTGATAGACGAATATTACTTCCTCCACCGCTCATATAAAAAACTAAACTCATAATGTTATTACCTCCGTTTTTAAAACATTCATTATTAAATCTGTTGAAGGAGGTTCAATACAATGAAATGTTATTTTACCAGTTTCAACTACATTGTCTATATAAACAATTGCATTGTTACAAGCGAGAAAACTATCTCCTGTTGGACTAATTATATATGCATATTTATTTACAATAAAATTATTATTTTCAATAATTTGTTTATTATCAATCCAATTATTAGCAAAAAGTGTTACAGTAAATGTTATTGGTTTAATCTATTGATCTTGCAGAATACATTTTAAGCTCACTTTAATTCTCCTTTCATCTTCAAAAAAGTACACTTAACTGGGCTTTGGTCAATCATAAATAATTTTCTTAGCTTGTTTTTTATGTATATCTGAAAAGGTAAGATACCTACTTGAAGGGAAAAGGGTTTCTATACCTTTTTCCCAATTTTTTATTATCTAGTTTCTGGAAGTATTTTTCCCATAAAAAAGTGTACTTTTTCTCGGAAAATCTTTTGGCATTTTTAAAAGAGCTAGATACGAAGGAGGTTATAATCTTGCCTAAGTGTATTTTAGCTGAGCAAGGCGGAAAAGGTGGAGGAAGCGGCATCGTTCTTATGAAGATCGAAGTCACCACTAAGCCTACTAAGACCAGCTATCTTGCGGGCGACAGCTTCAATAGCGCCGGTATGGTCGTTACCGCATCTTACGGTACTGGGCAAGCGGTTCTAGCAACCGCAGAAGTTAGTGGATATTCTGTATCCCCTAGCGTCTTAACTGATGGTACTACTTCCGTAACCATCACTTACTCTGAAGGCGGAGAAACTTGCACTACGACTCTAGCAGTCACAGTCACGCATAGGCTCTCCGCGATTACTATAACTACTAAACCTAATAAGTTAACCTATGAGTATGGAGATACTTTAGTTACTACTGGTATGGTTGTTACTGCTAGTTATTCCGATTCTCAGACTAAACCGGTAACTAGTTATTCTTGCTCTCCAAAAACTTTTTCAACTATTGGAAATCAAGTAGTTACAGTTAGCTACACAGAAAATGGAGTTACTCAAACTGCGACTTTTAATGTTACAGTCAATCGTAAATCTATAGCTAAACCTACGTGGAAGAATAATCTTACCTATAACGGGAATCCGCAATCCATCAATAGCACCAGTTATTGGAATAACTATAACACTAGTTACATGACTATTGGTGGTACTACATCTGCTACTAATGCGGGGACTTATGCAGCTAGTTTTACGCCCGGTAGTAACTATCGCTGGACGGACGGAACCACTACCGCAATCAATGTTAATTGGACAATCAACAAGGCGGCAGGTAGTTTGAGTGTAAGTCCAACGATAGTAGCCATTAATGGTAATAACTATAGCTCCGGCGTAGCTGTTACTATTACTCGCGCGGGCAATGGTGCTATTAGCTATAGTCCTACTAGTATTTCTGGTTTGACCTTATCTCTTAATGGCAATACTCTTACTATTAAAGGTAATGGTTCTACTGCGGTTTCCGCAAAAACTATTACCATTAGCGTCGCTGCAGGCACTAACCATACTGCGCCTTCTAGTAAGACTATTACTGTTAGCGCAGAATATTGGTCTTGGGGCGCTGATGGTGGTACTGTTGATGCGGCATGGTTTGCTGGTTTAAAGAACTATCTTGCTTCTCATACTGGCACCTCTATTAAAACTAGTAATGGCGGTGCTATTCTTGGCACAACTAAATCTGTAACGCTTTCGAGCCCAGTTTTAGGTACTACTACTCACTTAATTAGAGTTATCGGCGTAGATCAAGATGCTAATAATACAGTTACGTTCCAGACTAAGAACTGCTTATCCCAGTATACCTCTTTCGGTAGTAACGCAGTTTGGATTGGTTCTACTGCTAGAAGTCTATGTCAAAACTATTATAACGCTTTTCCCGGTAAAGCCTCTATTAAGACTATTAAAAAAGGCACTTGTCCATCTACTAATAGTTCTCGTAATGGCGATGTAACTTATAATGATGAAACAGTATTCTTGCTTTCAGAAAGAGAATTTGGTCTTGATTCTTATTCTCCATTATCTGTTGCTAATAGCTCTATTAGTAAAGCAGAATGTACCCAAGGTAAGAATTTTGCGTATAGTTATTATACTAGTAATGCTACGCGTATCATGTATTTAGGTGATACATCCACGAGTAGTTACGGTTATCCATGGGAACGCTCGCGCTACTACGACACCTCGACCGCCGTGTGCCGTGTCGGCAGCAGCGGGGGCGCGAGCGGCAACGACTACAGCAGCAGCTATGGCCTCGCGCCGGCTTTCGTCATTGGTAATTAAAAACTTTCAAAAGTGGGACAGTATAGATTAAAATGTTAGCCAGTTTTCTCATATAAATAATGAGAAAGGAAGGCGTTAATTTTGTCTGTAAAAACAAAAGATCGACATAAATCCAAGCGTGAGTGTCTCTAGAAATCACGTAAACTGGTAAATTACATTTTAGTCTTAACTCGTCCTAGAGAGTTTGACGAATCTGGAAAACAAATTAAAAAGCCTGGATTGCTTGGAGAGGGACAACCTTTCCAAGCGTTCGGGTTAGATATTATTAAATGCGGAAAAGGCATACATGCCGCCTGCTATCAAGCTAGTGAGATCTACTTGAATAGTTAGGAAACTTTAATTGCACGAAAGAAATATTGGAATTAGGCTATCGCTTATTGCGACAGTATCTTTCGTCAAATCGATCTCTGTATCTTCGAATACGCATAGGCTAATCAGAAGAAACGGCGCTCTTTTGAGCATCTTGCTCGTTTAACAAAGGCTATGAAAGAAACTTTATAGGATAGAGTTAATCGAGATTATTTAATCTACGAGCATTCCTACTAGAAGCCAAAGAGTTATAGAAGAGGTCGGTAATGATTTTACAAGATGTCAAGTTCTGTATTTTTCGCTCGCGCAACTACAACAACTCGAACAACGTGTGCAATGTCAACAACAACGGGAACGCGAACAACAACAACTACAACAACAGCAATGGCCTCGCGCCGGATTAGATGGAGCTATCACGTTGCAAGTCAAGCTGCGAAGCAGCGCAGACGAGCAACACCTAGAATAGTACCCCAGAATATATTATTGTCCATCTAATTATGGTTTATTCTGGATGCATTGGTTCACTCTTGTGGACTAAGAAGGAGAAGGAATAGAACATATTATTAAATAGTATATTATAGGTAGATGCCTTTTCATCTAAGGAGAACTTGACTATTTCGTCTCTGCGACGGATAAATGAATACGATTACAGATGCGGAGCTCGCGAAGTAACCGCTATTACTGTATGATAAGGAGAAAGAAGTTGAGTTAGTAGTAGACATCTTTCGAGCGTTTTTGTAGTTTTGACGCATTATATGATTCCTCTTATCGAGTTTGTCGAAATGTTCGATGGAAAGATAGTACAATCAATTTTGAAGAGAATAGAATTGAAACAATCTTACAAACAGAAGCTGATTTGCGAGCTTGTGAATACAAGTAGCTTGTGTTTAGTTGTTTCTCAATCATTGAACGAGGCAAGCCACGAGATATAAGAGCGTGTCATATCAACGACAGACTGGTACAAAATGCTCTATGTGAATAGAGCTTATTGCCAGAATTAACTCCTAAGTTTATTTATGATAACTGTGCAACACTTAAAAATAGAGGTATAGATTTTGCTTTAACAAGAGCAAAGAAACATTTATAGATGGCTCATAGAGAATACGGGTTAGGAAATGATTTCTTTGCTTTACGAATTGATATTCGTAAATACTTTGATTCTATCGACCATGAGGCTCTTAAAGAAATTGCTAAGCGCGTTATTAAAGACCCTCAAATCTATGAATTATGCTCATACTTAATTGATACATTTTCTTTTAAACTAACAAAAGATAAGCATCCAATTCCTGGCAAATAGTATTATATTGCTAAAGGTAAAAAATATATACCTGCGGATATCCAGTCTTTCCGGCCACATCACCAATATTATGAGTGTGAAGCTAAAAGTCTCGGATTAGGAAGTCAGACATCACAGTTGTTTGCATTGCTAGCTTTGAACGAAGTTGACCATTTCATTAAAGAAGAATTACATATTAAGTATTATGGACGCTACATGGATGATTCTTATCTTCTATATAACGATAGCAAATACTTAGCAGAATGTAAAGCTAAGATAGAGAAGAAATTAAAAGATATAGGTCTTACTCTTAACTAGAAGAAAACCACTATCTCGCGCATTACCCCTATCGCACCTAAAGATAAGGTTCATGGCACTCCATTTAAGTATCTTAAATGGAATTTCTATCTAACTACTACAAATCATGTAATCTAGATACCTTTTAAGAAAAAGATTGTCCATTAGCGCAGAAAACTTCGCAAAATGGCATCTTTATGGAAATAGGGTAAAATTCCAACAGAAGAGATTCAAAAATCTTATCAAGGCTGGAGAGCGCATATCGCTAAAGGTTCTAGCTTCTATATTATCCAAGATATGGATAACTATTTTCGTTCACTTTTCAAAGGAGTTGAAATAAAGTAATGTATGTATTATTAAATCGTGAGAATATTGTAGTTGATATTCTCGACAATCTTCGTTACATTAAACTGCAATCTTCTAATGGTATTGTCGTTGCCTGTTCAGAAGAAGAAGGCACTGGGGTTATCGGCTCTGATTGTGACACTCATTATGTCTTAATCCAAGCTGATACAATTAACTCTCCTAACGCAGTTCGCGTTATCGAGGTTGAAGAAATTCCATCCAATATTACACCTAACCTATATAAGTTCGATAATGAAACTCAAAGTTTTATTTATCGCTATAGTTTAGATGAAGCCAAAGAGCTTAAGCAAGAGAAGAACAAGCTACTTTTCGCAGAATATCTTGCTTCTCATCCATTAACATGGACCGATGGAAAAGAATATGGAATTACAATGGAGGATTAGTCTGAGATTAGTCTTAACTTAAGTCAATATCAGATCGCTATTCAAGCTGGCATTGAATCCCCATCTCTAGAATGGCACGCTCGACACGAAGAGTGTTCGCCTTGGACATTAGAAAATCTTGTTGCATTGTCTATGTCCATTTCTGCGGCTGTATATCCAATGTATCGTAAAATGCAGTAGTATAAAATTTCTATCTATGGAGCATCTTCTCTAGAAGAATTAGAATAGGTAAAGTTAGATTATGCAGGCTAGGCTGAATAAGTTCCTTACCTTATTCACTGTTGGAGGTTCTCTCTATTTTATTATAGAGTTCTTGTTTAAGACTTTCATCAGTGGTGGTATGATACATTGGTCAATGTTTCTCTTGGGCGGACTTTGTTTCGTTCTTATTGGAGAAATAAATGAGGTTATACCTTGGGAAATGTCTATCATTAAACAAGGAGCTATTGGAGCCGCAATAGTTACCTCACTTGAATTTGTATTCGGCGTAATTTTGAATCTAGTCCTAAAACTAGGAATTTGGGACTATTCAAATTTACCTTTCAATATATTAGGGCAGATTTGTCTTCCTTTCTCATTCGCGTGGTTCGGATTAGCTCTTATAGCTATCTTCCTCGACGACTATCTTCGTTGGAAGTGGTTTAATGAAGAAATTCCGCACTACCATCTTAAAGACAAAGTTTGCCATTAAAACAAAAATAGGGGAGAACCTTAATTAAAAGGTTCTCCCCTATTTTTTTTTATTTATTTTACGTCGATAATGACGATTTCAATATCTCCCTCAATGGCCTTGCTAGCCATGAAGGTAATACCAGATCCAACAGTTGCTTGTGCACTATCAATCTTGTTATAATCATCATGGTTACTAACCCAGGAAATGATTGGAGGTACATTACCATTCTTGCCACACTTCAAATTAGTATTGCTATAAGAATAGGTATAAGTATCTCCAGAATGTACCCAGTTGGCTTGAGCAAGAGTAACTGTATAAGAGACGGTAGTTACTTCATCCATCTTATTGTCTGTCTCACTCTTACTATACACATCTAAGTTAGTTCTTGCAGCCGCCGCAGTCGTAGCACCGGTACCACCAGCTTTAATAGGTAGAGTACCGAACTTTGGAACACCAGAAACCTCTGCGAATAATGCTCCAGTACCTAACAGACCAGAGACACCATCAGTAGAATTTCCAGTTACAATAGCGCCTTCCTTGATAGACACCATCTTAACTGCATCAGCACCATTACCAAGCAGTAAAGCATTAACTGTCAAAGTTTTCTGTCCAGTACCACCCTGTGCAACAGTAGCAGTCATATTAGTAAGAAAGATATCATCAATGTCAATCTCTTTGGTGTCTTTCTTCAAAATAGAAGCCGCATATGCATTAACTTGAATACGTCCACCAGCAGTATTAGAAATATCAATAAACAGATTGCCTGTATTCTCGCAGAAATAGGCGTATCCCTCATGCATGGGGATTTGAGTGAGAAGCTCTTCCTCGCCTCTATAAATCTTAAATAAAGCCATTATTAAATCCTCCCTTTAATCAAGGCTTTTCTATAAGGTCTTGGAAAGATCCCCATGAAACAAGGCTCTATACCTAATCTTTAGAATAAGCCGTTTTTGATGTATCTCCATTGCCGCCAATCAGCGAGTTAATATAATTGATTGAGTAAGTCTTATTGTCAACATTTTCCTTATAAGACTGCTCGATTAAACTAGAAATGCCACCAGTTAACTACGCTCTATCCCACTCACCAGTATTAGTTTTATAATACCAATAAGATACATCTCCACCATTATCAAGCAAGGCCCAAGTAATAGCAAAGATTTTATGAGAATCAATAGTGCCAGAATAGTGTTCTTGAATATAAGTGACACCATTGGCTAAACTAGCCGCGAACTCCGCAGTTTCAGTTAAATGATATTCAGCTTCAATATTAAGAGCATCACCAACAGGACCTTTAATACTTTTCTCGCTAGCTTTCCATCCATTAACGGTTAAAGTATACAAAACACCAGTCTCGCTATTGAGATAAATATCTCCGATTCTCGCGCCATCAATAGCAGTAGTTGCTCCATCAGCAATAATCTCAAGACCTGCGAATAGCTTACTGCCAGTTGGAATCTTGAAAGTAAAGGTTACTGTGTCTTCACTAGTAATAGCAGAAGTGACAGATCCCTGTTCTGTCGAACCAACAAAAGTAGAAGAAACTGCGGGCTTCGGAGCCTATGGGAGCTTAAATTCAAGCTGCCATTCGGTACCTTCCGCGTTTGTTAGTGTCCTTTCAACTAGCGGGACCGCAGGTTTAAATCCCTCATCGCCTTCGATATAAGGAGCGATAACACTAGCTTTGATTACTGGTAGTGGTTGCTAAATACTTGCTTGATATTCAAAGACACAAGTAGTATCATCCGTCTTACTAGTTACTTTATAAATAAAACCAGTAGCTTCATTGATATAGTAATCTCCAACTCCATAATTGGCGAAAAGCGGATCGGTAAGAGTGTATGTTTTACCGGTTTTTTGTCCTAATAAACTACCATAATAGAATTTAACCGCACGAGGCAAGTCAAAATGTAGTTTAGGTGCATTAACTGTTCCAACATTAGTTACTTTGGGTTCAAAGTCTGGCGCTCTAGTAACTGTCTCTGGCGCAGCCATTACTTGGCTACGGGGCAGAGAAAATGTCAAAATAGGATGCTCGTGGAGAGTATCTTCTTCACTATAACCGAAACTCACGGTTGGCTCAGCATCAGCATTTAATACTTCGTGAAGAATATTACTATCTAAAAATTCCTGAGCTACAGGTAGTTGGAATTTAAGTACAGGTCGGTTAATGTTAGTTAAGTCAAGTCTGACCTTTGGTTCTTCCCCAACACCAATCACATCAACTGTAACCTAATCAATTACTTGAGACTGCGGAATATTAAAATGCACGGTTGGGTGGTCAATATCATCATCATTATACACAACACTTGGCTTTTCATCCGCATTTAGAATAGTTGCTTCTTGCGGCATTGACAATACCTACGCTCTTGGCAACTTAAATTGAATAACTGGCATATCTTGATTAGATAAATCAGTTTCAACATCTGGTTGCTCATTCGCATGGAGTACGATCGCAGGTGTCGTAATACTAATCTTTGGAGTATTACCAGTACAAGAAGAAATGAGCTTATAACTAAGACCACTACCCTCTCCCGCAGATTCATCATATACTTTCTACCATAAAGTAGAATTTAAGTTTTGTTTATTTCCCGCTTTTAAGTCATAATTCATGCGGGTCATATATGTAGCATCAGATGGCAAGCCATAAGATACCATAACAAATTCGCCCACAGAGATAGGAGATGCCCATCCTTTATCTAAGTCAACTTGCGCTCCATCAGGACCGTAATAAGACTCAAATATCTTTTTAATCTCGAAGCTCTGTCCAGCAGGACCTCCGTAGAAAGATTGCATGTCTATACCTCCTTATCCCTAGAGTGGATCGTAAATAAAGTCTACAATTACGTTATCTAACTCGCCAATAACAGTTTTATCTTCCTTGTAAACTCCGTTTAGACCTTGATTTAAAATTGCACTACCTTTTTGAAATGCAGTAATGTAAGTCTCATTGGCCTCATTATATCCATTCCAATAGGTTTTATAAGCATCAGAAGTTGGATCAGTAGGCTCTTCTCCTAATGCAGCGATAGCAGCTTCAAGAGCCGCCTTAGCCTCTTTGATAATCTTCTCGCCTTCTTGTTTTTTACTTTCTGATTCTTTCTCGTCTTTGATATAAACTGTAGGACGAACAAACTTCATACTTGTAATAACAATATCTTCATCAAGCTCATAAATACCAGTGCGGCCAATCATAATGGTCTTGCTAGCATTCATGACAACTTGCGCTCCGGGTGGAGCCTGAATACCAACTTTGGTAAACTATTTGGCACTAGAAGCACTTACAATGTCATTGTAAATATCAATTCCAGAGGAAATATAATGTTTTCCATCGCCAGTGCTACTTGTATCTACTACACGATAGTAGATTTGTCCAATAGCAGACATCGCCCTCTCCTCCTTATACTCGTGTTAAAACTTCTGTCGCAGTAATACTCATAGTGCCATTATAAGTGAGAGGTAAAGAATATTGAGTAATCTAATAGTTACCATAGATATTGCTATCTTTATCTTCAACCCTAATTATATTATTAGGCTCTATATAATATTTCGGCAAACAGGTTAAAGAAATAGTAGTATTATAACATAAGTTCTAATACATCATTTCTCGAATTTGGTCAAAGCAACTAGTTCCAGTAGTGCTTATTGAGAACATATCATAGTATTCATTAGTTAGAATAAAGAATCTCTAACCAATTCCTTGATATTTAACAATCAAGTCCTAATCTAATCCTTCAATAAATACAACATCGGGAACTTCGCTATTATATACGGTTTTTATGTCATTATTATTAACGACTTTAGTCCTACGGCCAATATTCTTAATAGAATACTTACCAAGGGCAGAACTAGTATCTATAAAATCTAGCCAGAAGTTAATAGAACTTGGATCATTAAACACATCAGGATTCCAATGATTTGTAGCATCCCAGTTCTTGTTCATCGGGTTATATAGATTACGCCATTCCGCAATTAACTCTGAATCATAATAATTGTCATAAACACTATTAGACACCTAAGCATTAAGAGCACGACGATATAGCTCTTCTCTCCATTCATCGCATGGAGTACCTACTAAGGTAACTGTATAGTCATCTACACTATAATCATCAAGAGTATTAAAATCATAGCGAACAATAAGATTAGATTTTTTATCCTTTACTTCCCACATATTCTACATAGCTAGATCAATGTCTGGTTTATCATCAATAGCAAGATGATAACGGATAGATACCTCTACGCCGGTTGAAGTCTTACGCTTGCCCCAAACATAAAAGTCATTCTTCACATTATCATACTTAGGATTGCGGGTAATCGCGGTTGTCGTGTCAAGATCGGTAAGCGAATATAAAAACTTTGCATTATTATACGAGCGCACATAATCTTCTGGGCTTAACTCTAATAACGGACTACCGGTATTGAGATAGTTCTTAATCTCTTGGAATACAAATTTACCATCTATATTATAGAAATATTCATAATTACCGAGAGTGCTAACAATCTTATCTAATAAAGTTACTACCGTGTCTCCCGCATTTAATACCAACTCTCCTGGATAGGTAAAATCAGTATACTTATATCCAGCATCTTGTCCATAACTAAACATATGCGGATAATCTTCTTGCGCTTCAAAGCTCAAACTCTAGTAGTCATTGGAGAAATATACTGGCTTATCTCCCATATATCTTACTAACATCTTAATCTCTTCATCAATATCAGTAATGATAATATTCTCAATAGCTTCTCCACCCCAGTGATTTACCGCTTCATAGATAATTTGGAAGATAGTAGGATATTGAATCTCTACATCTCCATTATCAAGCTAAACAAGACTTTCATGGAAGGTTATTGATGCCGGCAAAGTGCCACCTGCGGTTCCGTCTAATAAACACATCTTATCTTTACCAGTGATAGAAATATTCCAACCACTAGTAGAGCGACTAATATTAGCAGAAGATAAAACAAATAAGCCGCAAGGAAACCAAATAATATCTCCATAGTTCTTATAAGACTTTAATGGATTATCATAACCGATTAAAACTTTAATCTTCTTGTTAATAGAAATCTCATTATCAATATCCTCAAGATTACTATTATCAATAGAGGCAAGCATAGTAAGGTTAATGGTTCTTCTAATTGCGGAAGAACCATTAACGCTCAAGTTACCACTAGTGATAGAACCCTAAATCTCTTTAATGGGTTCTTCATCTTTAAAAGAAAGGAGGATAATCTTTGCATACTATACTCGCATATGCAGTTTATCTAACTAGGTTAGAAAATCCATGTCATTAAGATACTCAAACATGAATATTAACTCCTTTCTTTGCTATACTTCATTGTTGTTTGCGCAGTTAAACATTTGTAGTTAATAACCGCGAATTGAGGTTTCTATAAAGCAATATACTTAATCATACCATCCATCGGGCTAAGGGTATATCGGCCCGTTGGACCAAGCATGACTGGATGTTTATCGCTACCATCTCTCTTTTGACCAATATATAAGATAGTCTGTGGGTCTGCTTCAATATCGAAGGAAGTAATATCAGAGAAAGAATAATAAATAATTCCATTCGTCCATTTACCATCTTCATCTTGCTCAAATCCACCTTGAATATTATAAATAAACTCTACTTGCTTGCGAGTTTCTTCTTCTATAATATCGTATAGGTTGACAGTCTTATAGACATTATAATTCGTATTATCTACTAAGATACGACCTAGCTTATCTTCCTCTGCAGTTGAATCGCTATAGATGCGATATGGAGTCTCGCCAGGCCCGTAGTAATACTTATAATTCTTCAAGACTTTATCAGTTCCGCTAAAGATACCAGAAATCTGACCCCAAATACGAGAAGTATCAATAGATTCTACTTCGCCAACTTCATCGTTTCTTTCTCTTGTTAAAGAGCAGACATAATTCACAATAATAGGATATTTAACAGATCTCATACTTAAAGAGCTAACACCTTCTCGGACGCTATATAACCTATTTGGCGCAACTATAATATCTGTTCCATTAACAGCAAGTTTAATCGCAGAAGATGGAGCATTACCTGCGGCTTCTTTTAAAGCCGCCCAACGAGTGAGTTCAGTCTCTGTCTCTTTAGTATCTTCTCCAGCTTGCTCTTGTTCAGCTTTCTTTGCTTCTAATTCATAAATCTTGCCATCAAAGTCTGTGGTTGGATATCTCTCAATCCAAAAAGAATCAACACTAACAAGAGATAGTTTATATCGACCATCACCGACTGCAATTTCTTCCTATTGCTTAATTAAAGCGTAGATATCATTCCCATCAGGACATTCTGAATAAATACCACTAATTTGACCAAATGTAGATTGCTTTTCAGTAGATACTTCATTAGTGAAAACTCCAATATCGGTAATGCCAATCTCATCAAGATTTTCGAGCGTGTTCTCTAGAACCTCATACGCGGTAGCAGAGAACTCAAAAATCATGCGTCCTAGAGATGCATTAGGCGTCATTGATACATTCATTAAACCAATAATAATATTTCCTTCAGTAGGAGATTTATAGAGTTTATAAGTAAAGTCATTAAGGAACTATTCCGCTTTCTCTCTAAACTTGCGCTCTACAAAGATATTATCATCAGTAATATTAGTATCAATAGCAAGATAAGAAGGAATAGCAGTCTCTCCTCTTGTCGCTGTAGATACACTAAACTTATCTTTAGGGATTACTAATTCATTATTATAATAATACCCATCTGCTCCCAAAGTAAAGAAAGTCTAGTCTTCATCCATCTAAAAGCTAATTAAACCACTAATTGGAAACTCGGCATAATAAGCATAACCGTTCTTCGCTAAATGCGGGAACTGGTCTCCGAGGGTATCTTGCTTGCTTGCTAGTACCGTATGCTTAAAACTACTGAGCTTTTGGTTATATTTTAAGCGCAACTACACTCCATCTCTATAGAGATAAGAGTATTCAAAATCAACACTTCTCGCTGGGATAGGAGAGCCACTTTCTTGCAAAGGCGCGCTCCGCAATCCTTGAGAGTTTTGATACTAGAAAGCATACTTATATTTGACGCCACTCTCGATAATAAAATCTGTATAAATTAGGCTATCGTTAAGAGTTTCTTCAAAGTAGTTAAAATATTTTAAATCCTCATATACTTGATAATTACTTTCTTCAGATGCGCGAGTAAGTACATAGCATCCGGTTAATGGATTCTCTGCAGTTAGATAAACTCGTATACAACCATTTTCACGACAATAGACATCTGTGTCATTTACCTGCATTGTCACGCCTTCTAATGCCTCCAAATATACTTTAACAACTTGGAAGTCATAGGATACTCTTGCTTCATATCCATTGCGTGTTACAATAGAGAAATAAACTTTATAAGACTCATTATTTATTAACATAGTCTTAAATCGGTAAGAATTATTCTTACCACTAACTGCTTGAATCCAATCTGATGATTCGATTAACTCTGTTCCAGTTTCATCATATAAATCAAACTTATATTTCTCTAATGGTTCATCAGAAGCATTATCAACATAATCTCCCACGAACAACGGGGTTAAACTAGCTTCTGTCTACTTACTAGCAATAACGTCTGTTCTTAAAGCACCGGCATTCTCGATATAAATTTCTGGTTGCGCGATAGCTTTAATAACCATGACTGTAGACCACTCAGAAAAAGTTTGATTGTTAATCTATTCTTTCTTCCATGCAGCAAAAGAACTTAAATCAGCAGGAAAATTAGTAGACCCAAAGCGTAGCTGAATCTTATAACATACGCCCGGTGACCAAGATTTCCGCAAGTCCGCGGCCAAGATTTTAATTCCATAAGGGCTGGACTCTTTAGTCAAATCCACATTTTTATAGATAATATTATCTGGATATTTCGAAGTATTTACAATGCTAGAATTTGAGCGCTATTCAACTACTCGAATTTGAATATGTTTAATAGTCTCGGCACTTGTTACCTTCTATAGAGTATATTTGATTTCATAGTCTGGCGTAGTGGCTAAAAATGCAGGCTATGTACTCTATAAAGTAGGCGGATAAATACTAATTGGCATATTCCGCGCCTCCTTTTTCTCTAACTCTATATATTATAAAAATTGCTTTGGTTAAGATAATTAAATCCGTCCAAGCAAAAAGAAAAGAGGAAGAGACTTAAACCTCTTCCTCTATCATAAACTCAAGAGCTTCTGCGATACCAACAGAGATATTCAAGTTCTCAATATCTGACATTTTAATTTTAACAATAGGAACATCAACTTCTGTTTCCGCAATCGCAGTTAACTCCTAATTAACTGTATCTATTTGCTATTCAGGAATACTGTATCCGCCCTCGACTTTTACTCCATAAGTTGCTGCAACTGATTGACGAGCAAAATCAATATCTTCAACAATAGGAGTTAAAAGCTTAATATTCCTAACAATAGCAAATGATACTTTCGCGGGAAGCTTGGTTTCTAGATCGGAAGCCAAGCTTGTTAACCCACGGTACATCGTGACAATATCTTTATTTAACATGGTTATCTCCTTTAACTCATGCATTAACCGCAGTCTATAATGCAATAAATACGCTAGCAGTAATAAGTGTGCCAGTAGTTCTATCTGTATGCGCTGTCACTTGGCTTACGCCAAGTGCTCTAGCTAAAATATTATATTTAGCGGCTGTTACTAATTCACCAGAGCTAACCTCCGCGTCACTATAATTGGCTCCGCCAGATTGATTCTCCCAATTTTTTCGCTATTTCACTCTAGCAACTAAGGTATTCCACTTATTAGCTGAAAGCCCGCCAGACACCTAAATAATTTTATCAGTAGCTACGCCACTACCCCATGAAAACTCAGCTGGCTTTGTATAAAATACTAAAGTATCAGATGCAGAGCCTAAATTTTTGCTGCTTGCAGAGCTATATGTTGTTCTTGGACCCGATTCACTCCAATCGCTCCACTCTCCATACTTAGTAGTAGTATTTCCTTTATCATCTTTTTCTGTCGTTTTAGTACGAGTTCGGGTGCGTGTATAAACTTCTTTTTTTTGTTTTGCACTTCTTGTTGCTGAGAGCCTTCCTGTGACGCTACCTCTCGATCCTGCTGTCATTCCACCAATGGTAATGGTTCCAGTCTTAACAGAACTAGAACCACCATTGCCACCACTAAAACTCCAATGCCAAGTAGTAGTACAACCAGCAACATCATAAACTACCTGAGTGACAGTTTTCTACTGAACTTGTCTAGTATCAGTACTTGTTATAGTAGACCATCCAGAACTATGTTCAGATTCATTGGCAGGGATATACCACCCACTTCCATCATAACTAATTCGCACACTAGAACGACTTGCACTGACAAAAGTAAGAGAAGCACTCGGCATTATTTATCCCTCCTTAAGCAAATCTTGCATAAATACCAGACTGATTAGCTGCTGGCACTGTGCAAGTAAGTCTATTACCATTTAAGATAATATAATTCGCGGCACGTAGAGCTACGTTACCATTGCCATATGTCGCTTGAATAATAACGCTTCCACTACCACCAGTTGCCTACAATCCAAAGTTATAAGTAGTACCTTGGCTATCTTCTCCCTCGACCAGACCAACTCTACCTAATCTAGTATAAATGTTACCATCACTTTGCAAAATAGTACCACTGGCAGAGATTGAATCTTCTCCAATTGTCCAACCACCAATACTACCACCATCACAATTGAGGTCATCACAAACGATTCGACCACTAGAATATAGATAAGTGCTTCCGCCTCGTAGAGAACTACTACTAATAGTCCATCCGCCAATCTCACCATTATCACATTCAAGTCTATCTGCTGTAATGTTACCACGTACTTCTGCGTTCTTACAAGAGAGTTTTCCGCCATTAGTAACATAGAAGTAGGTACCACTATTGCTAAAATCTGGAGTATCACCTGGATTACCGGTATTTGCACCAGACCAAAATACATAAGAACCAGAGCTAGCCATACCAATTTTATTGTTATTGCTAGAGAGAGATCTACTCTTAAGGGTCCATCCGCCAATATTACCCTCCTTAGCGTAGAGAGAACCTTTTTTAGAAACTGCAAAATAGCTATCTTTTGCAGAAGTTGAACTTGTAGCACCAGCCCAAATAGCAAACTCTTCATCCTTATCACTATTTAGTTCTACTCTTGTTGCTCCACTTCCACTATATAATTTATTTTTCTCGATAGTCCAACCATCATTGCTATTTCTACTAGTACAACCAATCTTACCGGACTGAGCAAAAATCTAACCTTCAATAGTCGCAGAGGTTGCTTTTAAAGTACCATTATATGTAACTTCAAAAACTCCTCCACCTATTTTGATCGCGGTAGTATTATTGCCAGGATTAAGATCGGCAAAATTGATAGTCATACCAGTGGAATTATTTCCTCCACCGCCGCCTTTAATAGAACCAGATTTACCGTTAATCTCAATGCGGCCGCCTCCACTAGAAGCTCCGAAGAACGCGGTACCATCTTCCATTAAACCGAAAGTATTAACGCCCTCCTGATAGCCATATAAACCCACTTTGTCTTGGCCGCTATCTTTACCCATGACTACACCAGTAAATCTATTTTGGCTATCTTTTGTTCCTGCACCAACCTATGGGGCGAATACATATTCTCCATCGCCAGTATCAAGAGCTGTTCCATCCCAACCGTTGATAGCTTCATTACCATAAGTATCAAGATACATGATAATTGGATGAATTAATCTATCACTACTATTTGGAATAGCAAGATTTAATACACCGATATTGCTCTAATCATTATCCTTAATATTCTCAAAGATAAAACTAGAAGCTGGCTCTAAATATTTCTTACCATTATCTGTTTTAATAGTAAGAATATTCTCGTTTAATGAAGTAATGTTATCATTATAAGCTACATCATTATAGTAGAAGTTAATATCATTACTATAGAAAGATGGCGTTAAACCAGAAGAATTATATTTAATATAAGATGGAATAGTGTCAATATCAATAGCACTTGCCAAGGTAGAACCAACGATAACATCAAGAGGATAAGAAGCGTAGATATCAACCGAGCCATTATCATCTTTAATAGTAACTTGGACTCTCACATAGAAAGCTAACTCTGCATTAGGGGTATCTGCGGAAATCGCAGGTATACCACGCACTAAAACTCGATCAACGGAATCAGTAACCACTTCTTTGTTCTCTACTGTAACGTTTGTTCCCTACCACTTATAGGTAATAGACTACTTACTATTGCCGTTAATCAATTCTCCATCTTTATAGACATAACAACGAACTCTAATATCATTAGTCCATCCATTATTATATCTTAAAGGTTGCAGTCCACTTAACTTTACACCGTCTGAATTGCATGGACGAATTGCGGTAATATAAGTAGTACCATTGGTTCCCTAGTCTCCATCTTTTAAACAAAGAATCTCTTTATTAAATAGATAAATAGATTCTGTAATCGTTCTTATTTTTACAATAACTGTATTATTACTGAAATTAACTCTATACTTCTATTTAATATTGTAGTGTAAAATATTATATTTGTCAACCCAAATATTCTCAAGCATGGAATTATCCGGACTATAAGCAAGCTCTTTAGAGGTAGGAATCTCATACTCTTTATTATTCGCATCTTTCATTAACCAAGACACGAAGTAAGAGGTTCCGAATCCTTCCTTCCATGCTAAATTAACCTATAGAATTCTTTCTTTCTCTGCATCTTCAATAGAAATATCGCCATTAGCATCATATCTAAAGGAATCTTCACCGATATAGCTAATAGTTACATCATCTTCGCTTTCGCTATTCACAATAGTATGTTCTAAAGTTCCGATAAACTATCCTGCAGAATTATACACCATGCAATAGAAAGTCACAGAACTGTATTGCAAATAAGAACTTACGACAATCTCGGACTTCTTTTCTCCTTCCGGCACAGAGCTGTAACTATCATCTGGATAAGACAAATACCAATCTCCCACCAAAGATTCACTATTAGCATTATTTCTAATCTGTAGTTTAATATCAGCTCCGTCAGTAACTTGCTCAATAGAATAATCATAACTTGCATTACGATTCCATATAGCGATTTCCGCAGTTAGAGTAATACTATCATTATAAACTACTACTAACTTATACTTCTATTGATATAGAATATCAGTTGCATCAAGAGTAAGAGAACTGGATGTCTATCCGGCAATCTTTCTCCATCCGAAGCCCGCAGACTTGCTATATTCATCGCTACCAACAACCACGCTTAAATCTCTCTCATACCATTGGCAAACGCACTTCTTACTATCCATAATGTCTTCACCATTATAAATTAAGCGTCCAACTAAATTTAAGCTAGATACTTTATCCGTAAAAGCGATACCTTTAGGAGCAGAGATCGTAAGATAATAAGTCGTATCACTTAAATCTTGCATATCAACATATTGAAGAGAAATATCTTTCACAAAAATATTAGCAACAGTTCTATTCTCTTCATCTGTAACTATGCCATTCTTAACAATTTTATCATAGACAAAGTCTTCTTCAAACAGTCTAATAGATTTAAGTCCCATTAAATAGTTCTTCTGCGCCTTAAGGATAATCTACTGTGGAGAGTAGACTGAGAATCCATAAGGATTACCATTAAAGTTCTAGAGATCTAGTCTATACTTTACGCTACTATTATCCTTGGTATAAAACTCAACTTCAATACCATAATTACCTTGATTATGGATATTATGAAACTAAGTTAAGAAAGAAGCTTTCAAGCGAATATATTCATAATTATTAGAGTATTGTTGAAATAGGCCATGATATCCATTCTACTCATATTCTTCGCTATTTTGAAAAATATAAGTAGAACTTCCGATCTCTCCAACTGGCGTTCCCGCAATTACTCCGTAACTTTGTGAAGCATCATAGGCTCCATCGTACAATGCATCAAAAGTAGGAGATACTTCAAATACAGAATTGGTTAAATCAGATAGCTAAGCGTCAGATAAAGACTTCGCAGTTACTAAAGAAGTAATCAACTTCTTATTAGAAAAATTACCTTCTGGTACCTTGACATAAACCACGTCTTTAATAGAATAGCTTTTGCTAGTATCCTCACTAAATGCGGAAAAGATATTGCCGTTATATCTAACTTTGTATTCTCCAGCATCTACATCTACAATAGAATAAACGGTGGCTTGGATAGTTTTGTCATATTTTAACTATCTTAGCCTTTCTTCCGTAATAATATCCATAGCTTGCAATAGCTGTTCAGATATATTATTCATGTTTATCTCCTTTCACTCCTTTAATAAGGAGAGCTAAAAAGCTCTCCTTATTAAGTCTTTCTTCTAGCCCACTGTGCCGCATCATTAGTAAGACTAATAAAAGCTTCCTCAATTTCAGTGCGGCTAGTCACGTTCGGGAACTCTACTTTATCAATATGAACAGTTTGCTCAATAGAATCTTGAATTGGTGTAGTAGCTACTGGATTGAGCTTCTGACCCATAAGAGCCATTGCCGCAATCGCATTGCCATCAAGAGATTTCTCAATAGACTTAAACAAATCAGTACCAATAGTTCTTACAGCTTGAACTGCTGCAAGAATATTCTCGGTATCACTTTGATTTAACACCAATTCCTTTTGATGAAGGAAAGCAAGTTTCGCATCATCAAATATACCAGTATATCCACCAGTAGCAAACCCAGGAACGCCCAATGCTTGCATTTTTTTCTTCCATTCTTCTTCACTTTCATATTGACCAACAGAAGTAGAATCTTTATAACGGTTATCTGCCGCATCGCCACGAGTTCCAAAATATTCTTTTGTTAATCCCATATCATCAATTTTATTTTCACGTTGGCTTGTTAATTCTTTATATTCTTTACTTCCATATTCTAACCATCCATTAGCAATACCATCCATAATAACACCAGAATAATCGGTATTTGGATCATAACCCTTACTAGAATTGCCTTTAGAAGAAGAAGATGCTGCAAATTGAGCTTGTTGAGAAGCAAGAGCACGCAATGCTTCAACGGTATCCCAGATGGATTGCGCTAATTCTAAATAACCATCAGAAGCATTTTGAGCCGCATCAATCATATTCCACAAAGTATCCTTAGCTTCATCGCCGCGCTCTCTTAATTGATCTGTAGCTTCGGAAACCTTATCAGTTTCTTGCGCCAAGTTATCAAGAGTAGTACCAGTTTCAGAAGCGACATTTTGGACTTTATCCTTATAGTTATCAAAATCTCGTTGCGCTTGATCTAATAGCTTGCGGAGTTCGTCCTCAAAATTCGTGGTATTTTGAGTCATGTCGTCAAGATCTTTGGCATAAGTATTATTGAACTTGTCGATAAGATCGGTATTGTTACCCGCAATCTCTTTTAGTTGTTCGCTATTCTTCATCAAAATATCAGCAATGCTTTCACCGGAATTGGCTACTAATTGCTTCAATTCTTCTGATGTAATACCAGTTAAGTCGGTAATAGTATCGCCTGTGATAATTGCATTATCAATTAAGTTCTTATTACCTGCTTCTGTCATATCAGCGATTGCGTTTTGTTTTTCCTCTTCGAGGTACTTAATCTTCTCGCTATAATACTTATAGATTTCTTGAGCCTATGCTGAACGCTCTTCGTCGGTGAGTGTCATATCAGAATAGATGTCTTTAATCTTATCCTAGCACTCTTTCCAAGTAGAAACAATCTCGCCAGTTACATCAGTTACCTATTGTTTAGCGATATTATACCAATCATTCTCTGCGTCAAGAAGATTTTGCTGAGCATTAGCAATCTAATCTTGATCCGCGGTATATTGATAGTTCCAGTTACCTTGGCTATCTCTTACTAACTGAATTTGGTTCTTAGCATTTTGAGCATCTTCAAGAGCCATCTGAGCCTATAATACTTGATATTTAGCATTGAGAATATCAAGGTCATACTGAGATAGCTTATTACCTTCTCTGCGTTGATTAATTTCCTCTTGGAGAGCTTTTAATCTTTCCTTGTGCGCAGAATTGGTAGTGTTGTCGATGTCTTGCTGAAGCTTGTTATACCAAGCGGATACTTGATATGCTTCATTTACTTTATCAAAGTAACGTTCATTTTGCTCAATATAATGATCGTACTTATTTTGTAGCAAGTCAAGACCAACACCATTAGATACCGCTTGGCCAAACTCATAGACAGCTTTCTCGATTTGTTGGAGATACATATCTTGTGCTGTTTCCATAGCTTCCTTAGCAGAAGATAAATAAGCTTCTTGAGCTTTATTAAATTCTTCTAGATATGCGTCTCTTGCTTTCTTGTAAGCATCGTAACGCAAATCAGTTTCATCTCCGCTAAGAGAATCGAGTTTTGCTTGCGCTTCCTCTAATCTCTAAGCAGCCTGTTCATACCAACCTCTTTGCAGTTTAGCAGATGCTAACTGAGCGTTTAGTTTTTCTTGGCTATTTTTCTGGAGACGATTAAATCCTTCCGCAGTCTTATAAGTTACACCTTGTAAAGTATAAAGTTCTTTAATAGTATCTAATACAGACGTATTATGCTCTAACTGATCAGTAAATGCTGCAAATCTCTCAGAAGCGGCATCAACAGCATCTGGGACAATATCCTCAATAGAGTTTGCCCATTCTGCAATGGCTTTCGCAGAATCCACAATATTACCTTGCAGACTCTGGATTTCATCCATGATAGCTCGTCTATCCGCATCATCTGTAGTGCTTTCATAAAGCTTTTTAAGAGAGTTCCATTCCTCTTGATAGCTAGGCAGTAATGCCGCCTCAGCTTGCGCGCCTCCCGCAGATAATTTAGCACTTTCAAGACCATGGGTTAATGCATCACCAAACATTTCGGAAATTTCTTTAGATAAGTCTCTGACGGCATCTTTCATAGACTTTACGTCTAGAACAATCTCCATCTTGAACTTGATTTCTTCAAGCTTCTTGTCAGCAATAGAACGAGCATTTTCTTGAATATTATCTGTGGTATCACGAACTACATCTAGAGTACTTTCATATTGCTCAAGTGCTTTCTGGCGCTGTTCAAAGAGTTTCTTCTCTGCATCAAGTTGATTCTTAAGAGCGGTATGCTCTTCTTCGCTTAAAGTCTTACCAGCAACAGCAAGATTATAACGCTCAACAGCGGCATTATAGAGATTAAGATTCTCTCTTAATAGATCCTCGTAGTTAGTGATTTCGCCATCTGCGCCAATTTGCGCGTCTGCAAAATACTTCTTAACTAGGACAGAGTCTTGAACAAGATAATCTTGTGCCTCTTTCAGCTTTTGATTATAGAGTTCTTGTTGCTTTTCAAGAGCCTTGATTTCATTCTCGTAACCGTCAATAGCATCGGTTCCCCAAGCTCTATCCGTAGTGTTACTTAAATCATCAAGCAAGTCATCCTGTCTCTAGATTTCTCGATTGATCTCATGATAACGATCTTCGACTTCTTGAAGAGTCTTTAAATCCTCTTTGTCATAAGTCTTACCTTTACTGCCGCCTTTAGAACCTCTAATATTATTAGAACCAACTCTATTAGGGTCGAGAACTCCATTTGGATCAAAATTTGCAGGTTCTTGACCATAATCGTAAATACCATTTTGCCCTGAACCAGTACCCTATGAAGATAGATAACTACCGGCCTCAGAAAGGGCGCTTACAAAGTTTGAAATTGAACCTCCGCTATCTTGGCCAGACACTGTTAGACCCAAGGTTGGTAATTCAAAAGGTAGGGTTGCTTTACCCTTTAACCAATCTTCAATCTATAACTTACCCCAAGATTTTACAAAAGGAGTGAAATTTAATTCATAATCAAAATTAGAAATTAAATCTCCTAATGCAGAGATAACACTACCAGCCGCCTAAGATACTGATGTAATTGTACCTGCACTTTCATGCATAGTAGAATTGATAACTGCACTAGCAATGCTGGCGTCAGTTGACATTGCTTGCATCAAATTAGCAGAGCTAGTATTTAATCCATTTGCTAAAGTTATTCCCTAATCTAATACACCTTGTAAAATGCGCTTATAAGATTCGATATTAGTTTGTTCAAGATTAGTCAATTCTGCTCCAATACTAGAGCACATATCCTAGAATTGTTGCGTTGTAGTATCAAAATTATTATCAATAGTAAAATCAATAGCACCAAAACTATCGGCATATTGCACTAAATAATCATAATTATCTACTAAACTATTAACAACTCCGGTCATATCTTCCGCTTGAGCGACTTGCTTCTCCCAAGCATTTAGATTAGCTATGTCAGAAATGGCTCGTTCATAATCTTCTGCGGAAACGGTAGTTCTATCGACTCCCTCTTTGAGTTCCCAAGTACCATCAGCATTCTTCGTAATATTTTTATCAAGTTTGCTTTGCGCACTAATTAAGGTTTTTGTCGCTGCAATAGTACCTTTGTAATACGCATCCATGTTAATAGATCCAGACTTAAATTGCTTATTTAAATCTACCAATCCATCAGCCACAGATCCGGTCGCTGCAACAAGAGTAGCTTCATACAAATCAGTTTGATCGACATTATCATCAATCTCTTTATTTAACTCTTGGAAGCCAGCGTTAATATTACTAATTCTAGTATTAATAGCAGAGAAATACTCTTCAGCAGAAATCTTTCCGTCACGATAAGCCTATGCGTTCTCACTTAAAGCCTACGTTCTTTCCTTGAATCTATCAACATCATTTTGGTCCGCGAAGTTATAATTATCTACCGCATCAGCCTCACTAGCACGTTCAACTAGTTCATCCCACATACTAACATAATTCTAAACATAGTCAGTATTAACGGCATATTTATCCTTCATAGATTCAATAGTCGCATCAAGAATTTGTTCCTCTTGACGCTCGGAATCTAGAAGTGCTTGTAAAGACTAATTAGTTAACTTATAAGCGTCTCCAACCTTAACGATATATTGTGCGTAACTTTCATCGGCATTAATCAACTCTTGGACTTGATCCATAGTTAAATAGCCTTCTTGATCTTTATAGGCTTTTAATGCAGTTTCAAGTGCGCTTTGACTTGCATTTAAAGTATCCAGCAAATCTTTAAGTTCATCAATACCGCTAACATCAACATTGATATTATTGATTTTATAATTATCTAAAAAGTCTTTTAATTCTTCAACAGTATCAAAATTATTAAGATTGACAGTAGCTAAGATATTCCAATCTTCGCCAGTTAATTCATCGAAATTAAAATCAGAGAACTTTTCTTCAACCGCGGCTTTAGTCTTATCTACTCTATTATCAAGATAAGTCAAAAACTCGTCTACGCTAATGCCTGCGAGTATTAACTCATTTTTAATAGAATTGGAAATTAAACTTGTTGCATCTTCAATATCGCCATTAGCCAATATGTTATAAAGCTAAGTAGATACTTGCTTTACTGCTTGATTGTCAAGGACAGGTTCAAGAACAACTTGTTCATATTCACCATCAGAAGAGTAAAGATTCTTGCGGATTGCAGATAATTGCTCTTGCATTGCAGCAATTGTATCTGGATTATAATCAATGACCCCGTTAACAATTGCATCGGTGTATGCCTTATAGTTGTCTTCTGCGCTTTGAATAGCTTCCGCATTTTTTGTTACCCATTCAGCAGTAATCTACTCATTATCATCTTTCCACTGTCTATATTCAACTAAATAATCCTAATAAGCGTCAGAAGTTTTATCTAAGCCTTGAGTAATACTATTGAACCAAGTATCTGCATCTACCCATTCATCTCGATAAGCAGTATATTCAACGCCATTATCATTTCTATTTTCATTCCAAGAACGATATTGTGTCAAATCTGGTCCAGTAGCAATATCACTGGTAGATTTCTTATAATTTTTTGCAATTTCTGTCGCTTGTGCTTTTTGAGCATCTTGAGCAAGCTTTTCTTGCAATTTAATTTGTCTTTCGAGAGAAGCTTCTTGCTGTTGGAGCTTTTCAAGCTCTTCTTGTTCAACAATGGTTAAGCTATCTTGACTATTTAATTCATCAATTCTATCTTTAGTAGTCTTTAACTCAGAATTAAGAGATTCTAGAGCAGAAGTTTGTTCTTCATAAGCTTCTGTCGCTTTTTGAATCTTTTCACGAGCTTCATCAGCACTAACGTATAAAGCTTGAATAACTTTAACAACAGCATAGATACCAACTACAACTAAACCAATAATTGGTAGTAGAGTATATAATGCAGCGCTAAAAGTTGCTATTCCCGCCGCACCAGTTCCCGCGGCCGCGCCAGTTGCCAAGAATTGAATAGCATTTTTTACATTTTCAGTTCTAACTGTCTTAGCCAAATTAGCGACAAGAGGTAATACCATTGATAAAGAAGTTAAAATCTTAGTAAAAGCATCTACTGCATCCACATCACCAGATAAGATTTCATCAAACGTCTGGAATAGAGAATTAATTCCATTTATTCCAATAGAAATCTAAGAAAGTGTAGTTCCAACTTGTACTAATGTTGCCGCCCAGTCTCTTTGTGCTGGAATGCCTCGTTGTAAAAGCGCAATAAACTCTTGTACCTTTTGATTATACTGATCTTGCACATCTTCTCCTGCTATTACAGCAGATTGCAATTGAGACAACTGAGCAATATATTGAGTAACTGTGCGTCTATCCGCGCCCATTCCAATCAGTAAATTACCTAATTCTCGAATTTCGGCACCGGTATTCAAAGCCTATGTGCCTAAACCTCTAAGATAATTTTCTAATTGCTGAGTAGTCATTTGAGCAGTATTTACATTACTATCATAAACAGCAATTAGCTCACGCAGACTTTGAGCATAATTAGTGCTAGAAGAATCAAGTCTTATAAACTGCTCGTTTACTTGCTGTAATTGAGCGCGTCTTTGAGTGAGTTGATCTAACTGTTGCATAATCTCCTGATAGACTCTATCAAGATTAGAATTTGCTCTTACGTTAATATTGATCTAATAACCAGCAGTATGATTTTGATTCCATGCTCTAATTTCATCTCTTAGTCTAGTTTGCCAATCATCTGTGCCTATACTTACAGAAATAGCATCCTACAATTCGTGAGAAGAACTCTATAATTGACTAATACGATCAATTGTAGCTTGAGTTTCTTGCTTTAAGATATCTAATTTGTATTCTTCATTGCTAATAACTTGTTTCTAATGATCGTCTAATTGATCATATTGTGCGTTAATTTCACCTTGTAAAGAGACTTCTTGTCTTAGCAAATTCAAACGCATAGTTTCCGCAGTATTAGCAGCATAAGTGCTAGACAGATTATTGATAATACTAACTGCTTCGTTCTACAAAGTTCTTGCTCGTTCAGCTTCTTTGCCAGTAATAATTCCCAGGTTTACTGCCATATCTCTCATACCTTGAGCGATTTTATCTCCATAAACCTTATTCATACCAAGAGCAACAACAGCTAAAACACCTTGTAATCCACCTAATGCGTCAATTACATCCGCAGTTCTAGATAGTAATGGAGTCACCATATCATCAACACCGATATAAAAATCTGGATTGATTAAGCTATCGTAGATATCCTCTGCGGCAGCCTTAGTTCTATCTCTAGCAGCTTCCCAAGATTCTGCATAAATCTCAGCCTGCTGCTCTAAAGCGCCATCTGCATTTTGTGCCATAGCTAGGTTTTCTTTGAAGAAATCCCAGTTATCCATCAAAGCAATTAGCTGCGTCCATTGACGTACGCCTGCAACTGTTTCAGCTAATGCAATCTTTTGATCTTGAGCAAGAGTACTCCATCTGCTACCAAGATCATCAAGAATTTCATCCATACCTTTAAGCTCTCCATTAGTATCCTTAATTTGGACACCAACAGTCGCTAGAGCCTAAGAATATTTATTTAAAGTGGTTCCATCATCAAGAGTCTCACCTTGTGTCAGACCTTGAATACGAGAGAATAAGGTTCTAAATGCAGTACCAACAACACTAGCACTTTCACGGGTTTGGGCAGTAACAGTAGCAAGAGCAGATGCCGCATATTCGTAGCTTAATCCTACTGTATTAGCTACAGCCGCGAACTTCTCAATACCCTCAGAGATTTCATCAGAACTAGATGCAGTAGCAGCGCCTAATTTAACCATAACGTCTGCATAATGGTCAAGACTCTAACTTCCATCATAGAAGTTATTCCAAATTGCAGTTAATTGCTGGGACGCGGTTTCCGCGGTTGTACCAGCTACATTAGCCATCTTAATCGTGGTTTCTGTACGATCAAGCACCTCTTGATCAGTTAAACCTTGCTGATAATAAATTAGAGAAGCATCAGTATAGTCAGTAGTAGTTGTACTTAATGCTTTAGCCGCTTTATTTGCCTATTCAGCAAATTTACTCATATCATCTGCGGATTTTTCGCTCACAATACGAATTTCATTTAACGATCTATTTAGATCTTTAGAGTAACCGTAGGCTTGCTCTAATGCACCTACAAACCCATGTAACACACTAGAAGTAAGTTGCCAACGCATTGTATTCTTCATAGTTACCCATAATTGATCAAATAATTTATTTGTACGTCTTAGCGGTAACTCTGCTTGCGTAATTGCTGTAGCAACTTTCAAGAATGCTTGCTCGCCTGTTGGACCAATACTAATTAAATCATTGGCATAACTTTCAAGAGTGCGGCCACTTTCAGACAAACTTTGGTTAAACGTAACTAAGTCAAATTTCCCAGTCTATTGATTAAATGCTTTATTTAAATGGCTGGAAAGTTCTAATGCAGCTTGTGAAGCGTTTCTTAGATCCGTAGTAAGATTTACCTATGAACCAATTCTATTTAATCTACTAAAGGCGTCGTTTAGTGATGTCTCTAATTTACTAGTATCAGCATCTACGCCAATCGTATAATTTAGACGCTTTGCCATAGTCCTTTTCCTCCTTTAACACCTATATAAACAAAATAAAGGCTCTTGAGAATTAGTATCCTCAAGAGCCTTTTAATTCTCTACTTAATCTGAGAATTTAATTAGATTACTTAATCTTTTCCAACCACATCTTTGATTACGGCTAGAGTCTCTAGATTCTCACCATTCTTAATCTTGTCTAAAATTTCAGTAATCTGTGAATCTAATCCACCTGCATTTGCTGTCATAGCCTGAATAATGCCAGCCGCAGAAGAATTATATCTAGCAATATCGCTAACTGTATCATTTACGAGTTCTTTCATAAACTCGATTTCATCCTCTGGAATAGTAGAAATAATCTGGTCAATCACGCCATTCTCTTCCAAAAGGTCGTAAGTCTTAGAAACTTCTGTAATTTGTTTCTCTGTAAAGGTAATATTTGCATACCACTTACATACAGCAATAGAGAAATAAACCTCAATTCTTACCGGACTAAAACAACCTGTCATGTCATCAAGAGCATGATTAACAATAAACTGAATAAATTCCGCTTTTTCATCAACAGGAAGATAATTGCGGATTTCAAGCGTAATATCGTCATTAAGCTGGCAGTTAGTAGTAATTTTCTTAGCCTTTAGTCCCAGCTTAGTAAAAGTCATTTTCATAGGTATTAACTCCTTTAACTCATTTATATTTTAATTATACTAGATAATTAATCTTTTGTCAAGTTTATTAAAATAAGGATTTTAATATATTTGAGTTTAAACTAGCAGAAATAGTCAATGTATTAATTACATCTCTAACCATCTGGCTACGTACATTAGCCGCCTCAATATCGGGCGCCCATTCTGGCTTACCTTTTGCAGCGACAAAGCTATTATCTATTTTAGAATCAGAGGTAGAGAAACCACGAATCTCAGTTGATAATCCTTTTAAAGTATTCGCGCAAATTCTATTTACAATACTTACAATAGAATAAATCTTGCCATTATACATTAAAAATTGCGCTCTATCTAAGCTGCCAATAGGAGAGCCTCCTGATACTAACTACTCTCCAGAGCCGCTAATCCACTCATTGAAAAAAGACGCGGCAATAGTAGATCGGATAGCATTATATGCTTGATAAAATCCGCCTTTACGACCTCCGCCACTTAATCTATGGGCAATAATATTATACGCATATTGCTATCTATCTGGCGGCTCATCCTCTAAAAAAGTTCTTAGCGGAGTTCTGCTAACAATATGAATATTTTTAGACTTAGCAGATTGCCATTTAATTGAAGCATTAGTAGCAATTTCAATAGTAGCTGTAGTACCATTCTATAAAGTGACCCCAAGATTGAACAAGCCATTAGAAATAATATCTACTTTAGCTGTACGACCAGATTGAGCACCAGCGGCTGTTCCAGACTGCTTAGTTGTAGGGATAGTGCCCCTATCCCAAGTTAATTTTCCACCAGACTATGCAATTAAAGAATCAAATGCCTAATCTGCATTATTTGAAATTTCAAATAATACATTTTTCATCATTCGTTCAGCTAAAGGTTCGCCAATAGCTCTAGAAAAGATATTGGCAATTGTAGAGGCAAAACTTTGAGTAGACACAGAGCCATTAGCAGATAGATTTTTTGCCGCTGTACTTAAATATCCTATAACCTATGATGCAATACCAATCGTGTTTAATGACACTAAAGATACAACATCATTATAAGTAGTTTTGCCCTCAAACACTTTCTATAAAGCTGCAAAAGCTCTCAATTCGCTCTTGTTTGGCGTAGCATTTACAAGATCTAATGCTTGCTTAATATAGTCAAAAAATTTAGAAGCATCATCTACTGGGCCGTTAAGTAGCATAGAATTATACTGATTAGATATATTCGTGACAGCTTCTTCATACGACCCACCATCTATAACGCTACTATATTTCTCCATGAGTAGATTGTTCATAGCTGCCGCAATACTATCAAGAGTTTCCTCCATAAGAGGACCTTCGCTTAAAGCTTTAATAATCTATACACTAGATCTCGCAGCCGTGGTATCTTGATTCATCTGCGCTATTAAAGCTTGAGCCTACGCAGCAGATGCGGCTCCACTGGCTTTCATATCATCAAGAATAAGCTAGGTCTTATATTTATACCAAGCAGCGGCAGGTGCGGCCAGGTGCTATGCTGACTATTGTTTATAGTGGATATAAAAGTGATCGACGTATGCATCAACATCGATTGGCATACTCATGTCACCAAGGTTATGTTTCTTTTGATGCATAGATGCGGATTTTGGTATTCTAGCCATATCTCCTTTACCTCCAAATAAAAAGAAAAAGGGAGGACATTAAGTCCTCCCTTAAACTCAGATTAAGTCCTCGTCTTCATCCTCTACCAAGCTCAGTCGCTTAGCAGCAGATTGGGTTCGGACTGGTTCTGTATTTTTTAACTCCGCGTCATGTCCCTCCGGAGTGTTTATTCCCCCGCTGTGCAGGCTGCTCTCTTCTCCTCTGCGGCAGTTACGTCGTCCATAACAACCTGGATAGCAGCAAGAACTTTCTTGGTAAGATCGAACTTGGTATAGCCAGGGAATGCGTCAACCACGAAGCTGAAAGTAGAAGGATCACCGCTAGATGCCATAGAGAAGGTGAAGTTAGACTGGACCTTACCATTAGGAATTACAAATTCCGCAGGCATATCAAGACCAGTATTTTCATCACGGAACAGAGTAGAAGCCTCAATATAGAAGTTCTGACCCTTAATCTCTGGGGTGATTTCGATTAGCATTGTGTTAGAAACCTTTTTGATGTAGTAGTCAACAAGAACAACCTTGCCAACTTCAAGATCCTTATGTCCAGCTGCGCCATCAGCATAGCAGGTAATAGTGGTCTTACCATCGCCATAAACAACAGCGGCAGGTACGCAAGGTTCAACATCAACGGTACCAGAATCGCTTAACACCATGCAGAAGATATCAGCATTAGCATGCTTATAATCAGCTGCGGTACCAGTACCAGGAGTACCAGTAGCAACACCATTCCAGCAAGCGATTTCTGGAATTACGATAGTGTTCTTAGTGTCTACCTGAACCTGAGAAGTCATGTGAACATAAACAGGCTTGCTTTCAGTAGCTTTTGCTAGACCAGCACCAGAAAGAATAGCCAAGCTCTCTGGACTAATAAGAGCATCTTCCATATTGAAGGTGAGAGTACGCTCGCCTTCCCATGCGATCAAACGAGTGTTACCACGTCCACCAGTTGCATAAACTGTGGTAGAAGCGCCCTCAAGGCTAGAAGTCTTTAGAGAGTCGAAATAAATGACAGGCTCATTCTTATAGAAAGTGCGGCCGCCGAGAGTCATCTTAGACTTAGCACGGAATGCTACGTCGCAAATTTCGCGTACGCCAAATCTCATAGTATATTTCCTCCTTATTTATTGGGATGTAATTCTTTCATCCAAGATTCAACTTGTTTATCGGGCTTCCCGCCCGCAAGTCTAACTTTAAGGTCGGTATCCCATTCAACATAACCCGTATATCTCTCCATTAAATCAAATAATTGAAACATATTTAATGCTCCACATTCACTTAATGAAATAACTTTAGCTACTGTTAAAATAGAAATATAACGAGTTAGAACGCTTTCATTACTTGCTCCTTTCTATTCAGCAACCTTGCGGCGATTCCGCATGATTTTATCCGCGATTTCTTTAGCTCGATCATTGGCAGGATTATAAATAACATTTTCGCCCTAAAACAAACTGTTTACGCATAAAACCTCGCGTATTACGCTCTAGAAAACAGTAAAGTTACTATCATCTATCATTACTGTTTTAGCGGTCTCACCAACGATAGTAAGAATAATGCTATTCTTAGTAATCATTGCTGTATACTCAGGAAAAAGTAACTTAAGCAAAGTAATCAAAGCAATCTTTTTTTCTTTATCCTACGATTGCTCTAATACTTTCATCAATACTTGAAAATTAGTCAAAGACGCTAAAAGAGTTTCGTCCTATACTAATGACTCTTTCTCTAAACAGATATATTGAACAGCCATAAAAAATTGCTACTCACCCATGTAAGCTATATCTTTAATGGTCGGGACATGGACAGTTAATTGTAATTCAGGAATAGGAATATCAATCCCGGCCATTAAAGCTAGTCTATAATCAGCCATTTACAGGATTTTTCTAGTCCTCATGACCTCTAACAGCTAGATAGGTCAAGGACACTCCTGCAAACTCTTCATTATATACATAGGGGGTAGCAGATACAAATTCAAGCTCACCGATACCAGTCAAATGAGTTTTATCGAGCATAGCATCTATCTCTCCCGCGACTCTATAGGGTCGCAGTTCAAAGTCTCCTAAATCCCAGTTATCATAATGGCAGATAATATCAATACCAAATGTATTATCTCGATACTCTGGGTTTGAAGAATTTCTAATGACAGTGCCATAAGTCAATCTAATATAGGTTTTTTCTTTACTATCAATCTTGATTTTAGGAACAGAAGAAATCTAGTGACTAGTAAATAGTTCCTTAATCTAATCTCCGTTTGGTAAAGGTTGAGATTGCCAGTCTCTTGTTTCATAAACTAATAATCTCAGGAGATTAGGATTTGATAGAATACGGTCAATAATAATCGCCGCATCTTTAGGCATACCCAATAAGCTAGACTTGGGATATTCATATGAATTATGTTTCATGCGCGATCACCTCAATACAATGATTCAACTACAATAACTTTTTCTCTTACATCATTATCCTTTACCCATTGTAATGTAAATTGACCACTTGTAGTTTTATTCCAAATCACTGTAGCTGTCTAATTTCCAGTCACTTGTAAACAAGCAGGAACATTTTCAAGTATTTTCCATTCTCCGTCCGCAATATCGACGGAGTAGGTCGCCGCAATTTTCGGCTTTATAAAAGTCTCACCAACAATCTTACTATCAGGAGTCGGATTAGTAGGTTCAAAGACCAAACCATCTTTCATCTCTCTTTCAAGATCGTCAGTGGTATCATTCCAATAATTCTCTTCCGCATTGACTTCGATAATATTCTTCATACTAATCGAATCTGGAGCCTCAACTCTCCAGCACTTCCCCGCAAAGATAAATTCTGAATATCTATCAAAAGCATGAAGTGTTTTTTCATTACGCGGCATAAGAATATTTAAACTTAGATTAGGGGTATCAATTCTCTATTGATTTTTTTGAATAGAGTTGATTTGCGTCTCTACTGGGCCTCGAATGGCTGCATAAGTAGAACACCAATTACCATCCTAATCCTTAAAACGAATCTTATATCTACAGCGTCTTATTTCTCCTCTAAAGTAGGCATCTTCAGTAATCTCTTGAGTATAGATTAACCAGTATGTATTTGTTTTCTTCCATTCAAATACATCGCCAGGTTCATAACCATGCTCATAATCAATAGAAACGATCTTGTCGTCGTAATCTTGCTTTACCTTATCTGGATTGATAAGAGCGCGAATCTCTCCATAAACCCCCATGTCCGCATCTATACCAGAGGGGTCAATCTTAAGCACTTCTGTGTTTCTCTAAACCATCTCAATCGAAGCGGCTTGATAAGAATATAACAAAGCTCTATGCAAAGTGCGCTGTTTATCTTTAATCATGCGGTCCTCTTGATGAATACCACCCTGCCACTCGAATCTCTTCCGCATCATTTCTAAATTAATCATTACGAACCACCTGAGTTAATAGGTCAATACATCTAAATACAGTCTTTCTATAAATCATAAAATCATTACAAACATCTGAGGTCAAGCCCTCTAACTTTGATAATAAAATTAACCCCTCTACTTTATCCTTGTAAATACGTACCAAGCCAGAGATTTCTTCCAGCATAGTCTTTAGATGTGTCTCCCAATCTTCTCCATTTTCACGCATAGGAATTAACTTCCATAGTTGATTGATAAGTCTCTTCAGATCTTGATCAACGGTATCCATTGGAAAGTTGATATTATACTTATCCATCGAAAGTACTCGTTTCTCTAAGAGTAGACCAGTTAGATTTAATAGATCCGTTATTATCAATCAATTTTCTGCGCTTGTAGAGACGTTGCATATGATGCGCCTACCGCTCAGCCTCTCTTTTAAGTTCCATTAATTTAGCTAGATGGTTTGCTTGAGAAGTCATTTTAAAGTCACTACCAGAGTATTTCATTCTCGTTTGTTCAACAGAGGCAACTTGACGCTAAAGCCAAGTATTATACATTAGTAGTGCAAGAATGTTAATCTCTTCGGAAGTTAAATGGCAATTAAAAGTTTCGCCATTTACATCATAATCATAGAGTGGAAAACGTGGAAACTCAAATCCAGGGATGGCATCAAGCAAGATATTCAACAAATCTTTCTTGGTATCTTCCTCAGTCCACTCCATATACATATCATCGGTAATCTTACCGAAAAAACGATTATATATATCTTCAAAGGGTGTAGGATCCCCTTGAATTGGATACTTTTCATTCATGGGGATTACCTCCCTTATTCTTTAATCTCCACAGGCTTTTTAATTGTAGTAGTAGAAGAACGACGTCCAGTTGCAGCAGGAGTGCTAATAACTTTTTCAGCTTTCTTCTCATCCTCGTTGGGCTTCATATTTTCAATAGCTTTGCTAACATCAAATCCAAGTTGGACTTTAATAGCCTCTCTCTTATCATAGTCATTTAATGGCTTACTAACAGCATATTGCTTGATAAGATCTTTCGTGCCATTAGGAGCAAAGTCAAGAGCATCCTTAAATTCATCAATAGAACAAGATTCCATCCAGCTAGGGATCTGGGCTTCGGTTAAGTAATATTCTGGTTCTACGTCCTTATTAAGTAAATGATGAAGAACTTCATCGTCGTTAATAAAAAGGTAGTTATAAATAAGTTCTTTTCCGCCGCCCATCATAGATAGAGAATCTAACTCGTCAACTTTAATATGCTTAGTTTCATGTGGTGCAAATTCTCTGCGGACACCTAATTCGGGGATATTATAAATAACAAAGCCTGCGCTTTTGTTAGTAACGTTACACTGATCTTTCATAATTAAAAACTCCTTTTTCTCAAATAATGAATTAAAGGGGATAGGGATATATCCCTATCCCCTCGAATAGCTTATTGAATTACGTCAAGCTTGCCCTGAAGCTGAGTATCAACGTAAGAGAAGATGTTATTAGTCATCATAACACCAACGCCAACCTTACGGTAAACCTGAATATCACGAGACCAATCATCATTATCATTACGCTCACGAACGTGAGTAGTACCTTCGAAAGCAACCTTAACAGGCTTTTCGCCAGCACCAGAAGGAATAACCCAGGCATAGCCAGGATCAATCACCTTACGGCTATTAGTTTCATCCTCAAGAGTCTGAGGTAGAATAACAACGCGAATGCCCTTGTAATTAGCGAGATAGCCGGTGTTCCAACGCTCATCACGCATAGTATCAGAAATCCAACCATCTTGCGGTACAATCTTTACTGCAAACTCGCGAGTGCAATAAATAGTAGGAGTACCATAAGCGCTTGCAGTAGTTACAAGACGGTCAAGACCAGTTTCATCAAAGCCAGCCGCGCTTACGCGGTTAGCGGCAGGAAGCTGATTGACAGCGCCCATAAGAGCCTGAGCAATCTCACGATAAATGAGTTCATCCATACCATCCATGATAATCTGAGTGAGTTCAGCGAAGTTCACACGACCATCAAGGAACTCTTCGAAGCCGATCTGAGCAGCTCCGCCGATAGCACTGGTACCAACTTCGAAGCTCTCAGAACCGAGCTTGAAGGTCTCGTATACGCCGGCAAGACCGACACGAGTGATGAACTGCTTAGCGCGAGTCTTACCAGTTCTACGCTTAAATACGGGGCGATCACCCTGAGCAAATGTCTGAATCTCAGCGAACTGACCATAAGCGTTGATCAAACGGTTAGGAACGATATCGTCCATGGTCTGCTCCATGAGAGAGAATACTAGACGCTTATTCTGCTCATAAAGCTCTTCAGTGCCAACAAGAGCGTTGAGTTCACTACGAAGAGTCTCGTTCATAGCGCTGTAAGAGAGATTCTCGTTATTATAAGAGAAGTTAGTAGAAGGAGTAGCGTTAGCTACATTCTTCATTAACTGTAGTAAATTAGCCTTATCCATTATTTTAACCCTCCTTTATCAACCAATGCGCTGAACTTTAACGCCAGGCTGTAAGTCAGGCATGGTGTAAACCTTTACAACCACGAACTTAGGATCTTCGTCTCCGCCTGTTGCGGTTTTACCTTCATCCTTAGTCAGATAACCGTCAGTATCAATTTTGAGCTGATCGCCAACACTTAGAGAGCCAGCTTCAGCCTTAATTGTATTAGTAGTCCAAATGTCGCCGTTAGGGACAGCGATAACACGAGGAACCATCTTAGTGCCATCTGGCATTAGCTGAGGATAGTTAAAAGTCTCAACTTCCTTCTTGAAAGCAGCGTTGCTACCCTCGCGAACAGCCTCACCAGTATAATCAAGAACGGTCTTAAGATCGGACTTAGTCTGACCGATTGGGCTATAGACACGAGCATTGTAGCGGTCCTTAATCATAGCGAAATCAGCATCAGTCTCGCGATCCTCATAAATCTTTACTTCATTGTAAACCATGCGCCATGGACCTGCACCATCAAAGTCACAGACACCCTTGGCATAATCGTATTTTACGAACTGGCCATTCTCAAGTAGCTCGATGCTTGCCGCTGCGGGAAGCTGAGCGTACACCTGGCCATTGCGCTTAGCAGACATATGGTTAGGCTCAACCTGGCCATATCCGTAAGTTACAAAAGTAGCGTTACCTAAACGCTTTGCACTCTTAGCCATATTATTTAATCCTCCTTATAGCTTTTTCGCGGTCTCGCGAACTGCCTTAATCCACTCTGGGACATTATCATCAGCGGGATTTTCAAGATTAAACAATCCCTTGGGCTGGTTATCGTCCTGTTCATTGTTGTTATTAAGGTTAAAGTTGACCTTGTTGCGAACACAAATAATAGACAACTTCGCTTCAATGTCATCTAAAGAATAAGTATCAATATGCTCAACGACATCCTTCTTATCGTCATCGCTTAGCATATAGAAACCATCAATCATGCTCTGCTTCTCCTTACGATCCGCAGTTAGCTTAAACTCTCTAAGAGAAGTTACCTCTGTCTCAAGATCGCTTTTCTCTTGCTTAAGAGTTTCAAATTTGCCCTGAAGAGTCTCATACTTACCAAGTAACTCAGTATATTCAGTTACTTCATCAAGATTGTACTTCTTCTTAGGCTCTTCTTTGCCAGTATCGGCAGGCTTATTGTCGCCATCCTTTGGCTTGTTATCTTCTGGAGCAGGATTGCCTTCTGGATTCTTCTTGTTCTCGTCCTCAGGCTGCTTCTTTGCTTCGAAGTTAGGATCCTCGGGATTGCCGAGAGTCTTTTTATTCTCGTCCATAGTCTCGTGAGAGCCTCCTTTATTCAAAGTTTTCTGTAATTCAGTTAGCATAGAGAACATCGTAGTTCTAAGCTCTTCCATGTTCTCTAGGGAGAATTCAGTCTTGAATTGTGCGCCCTCAAAACATGGCTCAACTGATTCTCCGAGAATACAAAGTTTTTCAATCAATGCTTCATTGTAAATGAAAAATCTACTACCCGAATTATTATCTTTTGCCCAAAAACCTTTTTGAGTTTCTTTATTCAGTTCCATAGACTAATTGTTGCCATGCTCGAATAGTCGCTGAGACTCAGGGTAAGCGCTCGTCCAAATGTAACATTCAGTTACAAGATACTCACGCTCAACGCCTTCATCATCAAATTTCTGGAACCAAACTTTTGCGTCCGTAGGGACGAAACCGTACGGTTTAGTGGTATCAAGTATCTCGATATTTCCGCCACCCCGCAGAGAAATCTCTTTGTTGTGTCCTTCAAAATCGTTTGTTGCTTGATTAAAATAGCCAACAACAGGAGAACCTGGCAACTTTCTGCCCATCTCTGTTGCGACCTTTTTAGTGATAACAGTTCCGTTTCGGTTGGGATTTTGTCCTACATAGCAGACCTTCACCTAACACTTACTGATTAAAGGAGATATTTCAGTCGCATTGATGAATTCCAATGTGTTAGCAATAGGAATACTAATATGCAAGTTCTATCCCTCCTTATGACATGCTTTCACGGTTAGCAATCGTCTTATCACTCTTTGTTTCATCAGATTTCTCTGGGCGACCAGACTATTTCTGTTCCGTTACTTTAGTTGTGCTTGAACTTGTCTACTTATTCTAAGAGTTATTCTAATCATTCTAATCTTTTTTGACCAAGCTTCCACTCATTGTACTACTCATCATGGGCGGAATCATAATCTCAGATAGATGTAGAACTTCATTTTCAAATGTTAAAGTAGCTAAAATACTAGATTGAGAATGACCAAGAGCAATTTGAGGCAACATCTTAGGATAGCCCATTTGCGCGTGTTCTTTATACAACTTAGCCAATTCCTTATAATTAAATTGCGTTGTCTCTAGCATTGATACTCTAAATTCATAATGACCTTTGCGATTAAACTTTTCTACTATCTTATTCAGCAAATTAGCAAACTGTAGAGGCAGTTCTCTAATACTAGCTTCATCTGTTAAAATAGCATTAGTTACAGCTAAGTTGCCGTCCGCATTGAATAAGTTGCGAGAAATACCAGCGTTATTAAACACGGTACGCTCGACTTTTTCAAGGTCATCTGTCGTAGTATTAGAATTACTATCCTTGGTATCAATCTTCTCAATATCAGCAAAAGTAGTAAGCACATCCACGCCGACCGCGCGCTTAAGCATCGCGACCGCATTATTATGAATATCTCTTGCTTCATCTACATCGAAGATTAAGTCACCATTCTTATCAAGTGGTAACTTCTGAATAATAATTTTTAATAGCTATTGCATTGTCTTCTATCTATCTAACTCTTGAGCTTGATCAAGATCGATAATGGAAGGAATAACTCCAACAAGAGGTGGAAAACAACTATCGTTTAATCCCAGCTTTACCGAAACTGCGGGGTCGAGAGGATACCAGCAACTTAAATCTCCTGGATAATCCCCCTTAAGCTTGCCTTGTTTATATAAGACATAGCCTTGCTAAACATCCTTGGGGAATGTTTTTAGAATTGCCATTCTCTATTGAATATTAGAAAAATAGGCATCAAAGAACTAAAGGTTTAGTTCTACGATTGGATCAACTCCAGAATAATAGCGATTACGACAATATGAAGCGGGAAGTTTTTGGATACCAAATCTATCCCCAAAATCTACAAAGATGCCATAATAGACACCATCTTTCATAATATCGAGAGCAATATTTCCGCATAGTCGCTTAACGTTAGATCTATCGAGGTACAATAGTACCTTTGAAAAGTCACCAAGAATCTTATTTTCTTTTTCTTTAGATACATCTGTAAAGTAAGGAGTTACATACCAGTCATATCTATAAAGAGTAGCTAAGTATTTACATAATCTGTAATAAATACCGCTAGACTCAAAGAAATATTCAGAAATCTCTCTTAGTGTCTTATAATCATGTCGGTAAATAGCATTAAGAACAAAGCTCTTATCGCCGTAGTTTGGGTTGACCTTCTTGTAAGTGCCAAGATTTACGAGTGCATTATCCACGGTACGAATACCCACCCGCATTTTAGCATAATCACGTGGAGCCATATCTTCTTCGCCCATTAGATTAAAGCCTTTATCTCGTATATCTTGTTGTCTGCGCTTAAGCAAGGTTTGTCACCTCCTTAATACCCGGCCTTCTGCATTATATAGTCATACGTTAATATATTTTCATCCGTATATGGAATCTCTATTAAAGTAAGACCTTTCAATGCGCAGAATCTCCTCTTTTGATTATCATTATATTTCTATTGATACAATCCTCTATTGCCGCCAAATTTACTGACTGCTTGATAATGCTATTTTCCTTGATACTCAATCAAGAAATCTAGATTGCCATCGTCATCAAAAACGGCAAAGTCAAAACGTAGAGGACGTCCACTAGGGGCTTTCAATCCCGCGAATTCATACTCTTCTTTAAAGTTAATATCATTCGCTTCTAGGATCTCATGTATCTTAATTTCTCCTCTTGATGCTCGCATAGATTAAATCACATCCTCTATCTATTATTAAAAAATCTAATAGGGCTATTATTTAACTATGCCCACTTAACTAATAAACATAAAATCAGCGAAGCGACCTTTCTTTCTCTTGCGCTTACTATCCTCTTCTTGCTTGATATAATATAAACCATACTCGAACGCTGAAAACTTATCCTTCGTAATAGATTTATTTGCCTGCTTTAAAATAATATTAACGCCTTCATTTTCCTCACGCAAATTCAACATTTCATCTCGTAAAATAGAGGTATAAGTGAAAGGTTGCAAATACGCCGCTCTCTCTTCTGGTTTCATTGTTTGACCCTTTTTAGTTCCTAACAACTTATTCTTCGCAATTCTTTCATCAATTAAGAATTTCACTTTACCTGCTCGCATCTGCGTCTGTGCATTACTATGAGCCTCTGTGTTAATTGGCGCATTAGCTTTAATCTCATAAATAGCATCATATTCCGTTCTATCTGTCCTATATTTCTTATACTCTCCATCATCATCATTCTATACGCCAAAATCAGGGAAGAAATCATCTGTCTCAGGGTCAACTTGAGACTTAACCATATAATCCATTAGACCAGCGCCCAAGCCATTACCGTCGATAACAACAGTTTTAGCTTTGAACTAATAATATAATTTTTTAATCTTAATTGCCTAATCTTCAAAGTGCTCGTCGTCCATTGTAAACATATTAACCAATGATTTAATTGCAGGTCCCTAAGACTGTGGTGTAACTTTGAAAACGCAAATTACACTTTGACATTTTTTACGTCCAACATCCACAGACAAGACATAATAAGCTCTATCAGAAGAGCGACCAGAAGCTTCATACTCTGGTTGTTGTAATTTACGATTACGATCAAATACTTCGCCATTAAAGAACGCATCCTCAACCGTACCACTCCAGCGAGATTCATACTCTCGATCAAAAGAAGCCTCATTGAAGGTGCCGTCCTATTTTAGCTCTTGAACAAAGTTTTTACTTTGCAGGCCAACCAATACAGGGATACGCCAAGTACCACCCATAACAATCGCTTTCTCTGGATCAAGAACCATACGAATCAAAAGCTGAATCAATTTATTATACGGGAAGGTGTTCTTCCAGCCCGCGGTGGTGACATAGATTTGACTCTTATTCAAGGTTTCTGCCTCTTGAACAGTGCCATCCATGCACTCACGGTCAATGTTCATTAAAGGAATAAGAACTTCGTTCAAAATAGTGCCATCGACACCAACACATTCCTCAATTAAACCCCCATGACGACGCTTACCACGAGAACTTTCTCTAGCGGCAACGTTATCAAAGTAAGAACCATTCTTGAAGATATACTTACAATAGTCTTTACCTTCTTGAGTCTTACCTCTTCGCCAGTCAATCTCTCTTTCAAATGCAGGAATCTTCTAACAAATTTCCTAAACCTTTTCTTTAGCAATGCCAGCGGCCTGCTCTTTACCTCCAGAAGTAACAAATAGTTTACTTCTTGGATACAAAATACATCTACACATTAGTACCATGATAGATAAGAAAGACTTAGAATAAGCACGCGGGAATACCATGTATACATATTTATAACGCATAGCTGCTCGCAAGAATACTCTTTGGTAGAAGAAGAAATTCAATTCCTTCTTACGAGTAAGATCTCCGCCAGTCTAGAGAAAATCTACGAAAATATCAGGATATTCTCTCCAAAAAGCAATGTATTGGCGCGCCGCAGGAATGATTGCCCGCACGCGTTCCTCAGATAGACCAATCTTCTTATTTTTATTGGAGAGGTTCAATAAATCAGCTAATGCCATTTATTTCACCTCCCGTAGATATTCTTTATCCTTCTCAGCTTCCTATTGTTTCATTTCTTCAAACTCTTCATAGTCAGCATCAGTTAATACTTTATCTTCTGGATAATCATAAATCTCATTATCTTCTTCATCGCCACCATCAACATCAATCTTAGCTTCTCTTTCTTTATCTTGAGCAATAGCTCTGACAGATGCGTCAATCATGTTACCAAGATTCATTTCTTCTGTAACAAGAGAGTAAGTGTAGTGTTGAAGGTCTTGTAAAACTTTGTCTACCTTATCCATTGGTCCATCAGTATAATAACGAGGAATAAATCCTTCACGCTCGCAAATTGTAACTAATTCACCAATAGAATCTACAAATTCGCCAGATTCAGCTTTATTCTGCGCGGCTGTGAGTTTAGCGCTCTTCATCAAGCTATCATACATCTTGATCATCTTCTACGCACCATCGACATCGCCGCAGTCTAGAAGCTAATTAGATTTCAATGAAGTCTTACAAATCATGATAAGAGTATCTTTCATGCCCGCTCCTTGAATATCATATGAAGCCATCATATCATTATATAATTGCTCCAACCGCACCCACTCCTCTGGGCGATATCCTCGACCCCACTTAAGTCTTAACATTACTTTATCTTCTTCGGTAAGTTCATCTGAGAAGTCATCGTCAGCTTCTGAAGGGTCATAATATTCAGGAGTACCTACAGCCTCTTGTGGCTCAGTTAAAATTTTTGGCTTAGGCGGAGTTCTATCCGTCGCAAGCTCAGTTTCAATTTCTTCGCCAGTCATACCTTGCGCTTTCATCTGATTAATCTTACGCATACGCTACTCTTCTTCAAGCGCTTCGGTATCTGCCCAAGAATACTAACTCCACTATTTAAGTTTCATTTTAGATAAGTAACGGCCAATAATAGTTAAGCCAGTTACTTTTTTAGGATCTTTGCCATATTTCTCTAATAAAGCATCCCATTCTTCTTTAATATAAGGCACATCAATTTCTTGTAAAATCCATTTATATGTTTCTGGGTCCCAGTTATCGACGTGCATGGTTAAACATTTCTTGCAAATATCCATCTTTCCATCTGGTGGATATTTCTCTACGTTCTTAGAAGTGTAGAATTCACTATCATTCATAGTTTTTCCGCACTTCTTGCAAAAATGCTGTCCAGCCATACGGATCAACCTCTTTTCTTATTACGGCATTTCTTACAAATAGAATACCAATTATCTTTACTTGTCTTATTCTTTGAAAAGAAAAGATTGTTCGCTGGCTTAATCTGTCCACATTTAGAACATTTTTTCATTGGGTAACCGCGTTTAGTGTATTCCCAAATTAAGAAATCTTCTTTGGCCTATTCCGCAATTACTTTTGGAATCTTATTGCGCCACAGACTAGAAATATATTCTACACTATAGGTTTGATGAAATTCTTCATCAAGTAACTTTTGAATCTCACTATTCGGTTTACCATCAATCTTCCACTCAACAATTCTATCATAGATAGGATAATCAGCAAGAGCCTTAGTACATAAATTATCAAAGTCTTGCATTAAATACCAAGTATCTCCCTCAAACTAATCCCAACTATCTTCCTTGAGTTTAGAATAATTACATAAAATAGCAGATACTACTTTAGTATCCATTAATGAAATGCCATCTACAACGATTTCAGAACCATCTAAATAACTCTTATCATCAAGAGGTAGTGATGTTCTAGCAGATCTCGTTAATCGACACGGAATAATTGGCTTCTAATAAGCCTATTTAATAATATATTGATCTTTCCGCATCTCAATTAACGCTTTCTTCATCATAAAAGCCGTCTTACCAGAGGCGTGCTTCGCTGCTGCTTCCCAAGCGTTTATAGTATCTCGCAGTTGTTTCAAACAGGGAATTGTCTCTAAATCTTTATCTGTAATCGAAATCTTTGGTTGAAAAATTACATTTTTATTTTCATTAACTAAATTATAAATACCATCTTCGCCGTTCTCTAACTAACTAACAAGACCTTCAAAAGAACATTCTCTCTTGTTTACCGTAGTCATACGGTTATCTGTCAGTATATTGCGTTCTTTTCGCTCTTGCTTTTCCATGCAGAGAACAAGATAATTACCTAAAATTTCAAGATACGCGGGACTAATATCCGGCGTTTCCGCAATTATCTTTTCAACTAGCGCTTTACGCTCTTCTGGAGACTCTAGAGTATAATCTAATTTAATCACACTTGTCAAGATCGGAAGAGCGTCGTGTAGG